TATATGCCTTGGTGCGTATTGGGCTGATCAATATTATTTTGATATCCTTAAGCCAGATAATAGGGTCGTTCAATATATCAGACGCCCTAACACGGACACAAAACGTCCCCACGCAAAGGGTGTGTTAGTTAATTGGCAAGGACAACAGGAAAGGATGTATTTCTATGACGGCTGTGCTATTACTGGTGATAATATGGATATTGTGGCTACCTATACTAACGGCGATCCTATGGCTGTTATACAAGGAAAAATTGGGCTAATAGGTTGTCATCCCGAAAGTACTAAAGTTTGGTACGATTATCATTCCTGGATGCCTAAACACTGGCATCACGGACGGCATCATAAACTGCTGTTAGAATTTGTAGATGAGTTAATGTGTCGTTAGTATTTGCCCACAGGCAATGTTGAACTAGCAGGCATATCCCAAATACTTTTACGTTCTATGCGTTTTCTCTGAGCAAATCTTTTAGCATCGCAGTTAGTACAGCAGTGAAAATAGTTGTTGCTTAATCTGCGATGATCTATGTTTTTTAAATCTCTTTCAAACTCTTGATCGCAGTTATCACAGCGAAACACTGCCACAGTTTTATCTCTGACATATATATGCTCCTTGCCTAATTTACTTAGACGAACATATTCTGAAATCCTTGTTTCTCTGCGTAAGAACATAACATATTTACATTCGGCTTATAAAATTTTGGGCTAAATATTCAATAGTAAGGTTTATATTGGAGCTTTAATAATGGCAAGAAAAGAGATTAATATTGGTATCGAAGGTAATGACGGTACAGGCGACCCGATACGCGAAGCGTTTAGTAAAGTAAATGAAAATTTTAGAGAACTATACAGCTCTCTAGGTTTAGGCGATGCTCTATCATTTGTTGGGTTATCCGACACTCCGGGTACCATTTTAGAAGCAGATGACAACAAAGTATTAGTTGTCGATGGTATCAATGAAACGATTATTTTTAAAGAACTAATCGGAAGTGCTACAATTATTATTGACCAAGTTACTGTTGATGGTCAGCCTAAAATTCGTATTAATTCATTAGCTTCTGCGCTTATCAACGACGCGGCTCCAACACTATCAAGATTCTTAGATGCTAATGGCAAAAAGATTCAAAACTTAGAAAATCCTGAACAGGAAAGAGACGCTGTTACTAAAGTATATGCTGACACTAAGTTAAGCATTGCTGGTATCAATGCCATTGACCCAGAAACAAATCAGCAGAACGTTAATTGGGGAACAATGACTGGGCCGTTGATTCTATCCAGAAATCCTATCGATTCTGATGACATCAACTTTGAAGGTAAAATTGCTGCCACAAAAGCCTATGTAGATAGTAAAAGTTATTCAAGTGCTTATACATTATATGTTGCCACAAACGGTGACGATATAAGAGCAGGAGTTCCAGAAAGCCAGATTGGAAGATCGCCGGCTGCATCTTACAAAACAATTCAAAAAGCCTTAGAAGTTGCCGAACAATTAATTAACGATGCTCCTTTAGAATTAGGACCATATCAAAAGACATTAACATACAGTAACGGCACTGAAGATTGTACATTATTCAGCATTGTTGAATCTCCATTATCTGGACGAGGAGCAAAAGCTGTAGCTAGATTAGGATTAAATTCATATACTATAGTTGCCACAGGTTCTGGATATATCCCTGGGCAATCATTAACATTAGCAGGCGGAACGTTTAGTGTGCCCGCTAGACTGGAAGTTATCAGTACTAACTTTGCAGGAGCAATTACTTCTTTAAACATTACCGATCCGGGCATTTATAGCACATTACCTGATCCAATAACTAATATGGGATTAGTAGGCGGTGCCAACACTGGCGCTGCGGTATCTGGTTTGTTCGAAGTGGTAAGAGTTGTTGTTACTGACGAGGGAGGCAGCAAGCCTTCTACCATGTCCGCAGCAACAAAAACACAACCGGTAGTTATTACTACATCAACTGATCATAATTACGAAACAGGAGATTATATAGAAGTTTCCGACGTTAATGGCATGATTCAGTTGAATGGCAACGAATACTACATTAGTGTAGTTGATTCAACAAGTTTTGAAATTTACTTCGATGAAGCTCGTAATAATCCAGTTAACGGTACAGGGTATGGTACCTATACCAGCGGCGGAACTGTTATCGAAGGTAGAGACTTTGGTTCCGCATCTGTTATCTTTACAGGCGGCGGTGGTAGCGGAGCAGAAGCTAGAACAACTGAAGTCGGTGGTTTAATTAGAGAAATTACTGTAGTTCAGGGAGGTAGTGGTTTTACAACATTTCCAACTTTAGAAATTTATCTACCTAGATTATTGATTGAAACCAATAATAAAGGAACAGACTTCTTTGACGACCTTAGAGAAGGCCAATTGCTCAGAGGTATTGATTCAAGAGCGATCTGTAGAATTATCAGTCACGATGGCACACGTATTGGTGGTAGAGAAGTTTTTGATGTCGAATTCGTATCAGGAGTTTTTGATCTTAACGAAAAATTACAATACGGTGATCCTGCTGTTGATAGACAAGTTATGGTTATCATAGAAGCCGGCATATATTACGAAAATTATCCATTAAGACTAGCACCTAACGTTACAATCGGCGGACAAGATTTTAGAAGAACTATTGTAAGACCAAAGCCGGGTGTTAGTGAAAGTCCGTGGGCACGTTTATTCTTTAGAAGAGATACAGTTATTGACGGCATCCGAGTTGCTCCAGTTGAGTACGGATATCATTATTTGACCGATCCATTGGATTTTTCAAGTACTCCAAAGAACAATGATGAGATGGATGTATTATTGTGTAATGACGCGACTCGTGCGCAAGATATGTCATTCCAAGGCCATGGCGGATTTAACATGGTGCTTGACCCTGAAGGTCAAATTTTAAGTAAATCACCTTACTATCAAACTGGTTCTAGCTTTTCGAAGAGTATTAACCAAAAAACATTTGCTGGTGGTCAGTTCGTTGATGGATTCGTTGGTAACTTACAAGGTATATTATTAACTGACCTCGAGGGAAGAAATGATAGAGTGTTAATTGGAGGTTTAGATCGCGAACCACAACTACCAACATCATTTATTATTGACGGTGAAATTTTCCGTATTAGCTTAGTTAATAAATTAGAAACTGACTTTTTTAGTGCTAAACTATTATTAGAAGCCAATAGAAGATTTATTCAAGAAGAAGTTATTTCTTATGTAAATCTAACATACCCCGACCTTGTTTACGATCAAGCTAAATGTTTTAGAGATGTTGGATTAATTGTTGATTCAGTGGTAGAAGATGTATTGTTTGGTGGATTTGCTAACAGCGCACAAGCAGGTAGATTATATTTCTCTAACGGTGCTACTGTAGTAGGTGGTCAAGTTTTAGAAACTGTTGCAGCAATTGCCGAAGCAAAAAGATTAGCTGTAGCTGTTGTAGAACAAGATGTACAGACACCTAGAAACGCCAACGGTGTATCTCAAGTTACAATCAATACAATCGATGATGGCGGCGATGCGACAGCAACTGTAGAGGATTGTTTTGATATTATTGGTAACATTGTAAGACGCGGTGAAGATATATACGCTGCTAAAAATCTGTTACAACAAAATAAAGAATATATTCAGCAGGAAACAATTAGATACATCGACGAAACATATGTGTTTGATTACAGCGAAACTGATTACCGCAAAGATTTTGATTACATCATAGATGCTTTAAAATATGATCTAATGTTTGACTCTAACTTCTTGACCGTGCAATCAGCACTGGCTTATTATAGAGCTTATAATTTAGATAAAATTACCGGAATAGAAAAAATAGCACTGCTCGATACTCTTAGTGATCTTCGATCACAGATATCATCGTTATTAGCAGTTCCAAATCCTACAGCAAGAACTAGATCACTAGCAAATATAGATGTTATCATTGACGTGATAGAAAACGGAACTACTGCGGCTCCGTCATACAGTTTTCCAGCTGCTACTGATTATAACACTTCTTATCTAACAGGATATGGTGATGCTAAAGCACAATTAGTGTCTAACAAAGAATTTATCAAAGCAGAAATTACTGCTTGGATTGCTGTGCAGGTTGCTGCAGGGACCGTTCCTTTCAGCACAAATTTTGTTTATGACTCTGTTAAATGTGCTCGCGATGTAGGTTATATCATCGATGGATTATTATATGATTTAAGCTACGGCGGAAACTTAGCTACTCAGATAGCCGGAAGAGCCTATTATGACGGCACAGTTTCACAGTTAGGGTTTGGACAAAAAGAAGAAACATTAGCAGCATACGCAAGACTAAAAACTGTTATTGGTCAAGTTATTCTCGAAACTACAGTAACCAAATCAACTGGTAACGCATTAAATCAAAACATAGCAGGCACTGCAGGTTCAGCAGGATCTGCAACTTTTGCCCAAGATAGAATACAAGAAATTTATGATGTAATTGTGGTTAACGGAAACGAAACTGCTGTGTTAGGTGCGCCAACAGGTATTGGTACTACAGTCTGGACTGCTACATATCCAGCAGAAATATTGCCTGATACAGCATGGGTCTCGGCACTAGGTACTGGTTTAGTTACTGCTGCTGCTCTAATTACTACAAACCAATCTGCAATCATCAACAATCTTATTGATTTTATTGATACAGAATATCTAGACAATACACTTACCTACAATTCTGCTACATGTAAGAGAGACGTGGGATTTGTTATTGACGGCTTGTCTATTGATATTTTTGGAGACTTTAACAACAGTATTAGAGCAGGATATTCATACTTCAGTAAAGGCAATCGCTATATACCAGCGGACCAATTGCCTGCTACATTAGATTCTTTCGATTATGTTAAAACATTAGCTCTCAATATTGTTAAAAGTGAAACTCCTTCAACTATACGGTCAGTTCAAAGATTTGTTCCTGCTATTGCTATCAATCAAGCTACTAACGTATTCACTATTCCTAATCACGGATTTACCAGCGGTAGTCGAGTAGTTTATTCTAATGGTGGCGGCACAACAATTCCTACACAAGATAACAAATTAGTCGATGGAGAAATTTATTACCTGCTTGTCATTGACGGAGCATCTTTCCGAGTTTATGAAAGCTTTGAGTTATTAGTATCCGCCGAAAGAACAGGTACTGGAAATTTAGAAATTGATATTTCTAATACAGCAGGTGCATTAGACTATGTTGGCAATAATCACAGTTTTGCTTTCCATCAAATCACAGATCCGGCTTTAACACTAACTGACCTAAACGAAGCCGGAGTAATTACTGCAATTAACACAGGCATGGGATATATTAACACTATCCTTTCAGGTGGTGACAGTACTACAGTACCTAGCATATATCCGCAGTTTGAATGTATTTTAGATACTCCATACAATTATCCATATCCAACAAAAGTTATATTAGGCACAGCTGGTAACAAATCAATGTTGGCCAACGACTTTACACAAATTAACGATATGGGATTTGGTATTTTTGCTACCAATAACGGATTGAGTGAGCAAGTTTCAACATTTACCTACTACTGTTATACTGCGTTCTATGCGCTTAACGGTGCTCAGATTCGTTCATTAAATGGTTCGTCATCACACGGTGTGTATGCTCTTAGATCCGACGGTGCTGATCCAGTTGAGATTCCAGATAGAGTTACATTGAAATTTCCTGTAGTACAAACAGCCAATGTTTATGAAAATATTGGATTAGATATTAGAAACTTAGGTGAAGCATTAGAGCTGTATGTGTATAACTATCAGTATTTGCCGCTAGCTGGCAGTTTAGTTGATATTAATCATACCGGCGACCCGGGTGCTCCTACTCGATTAGGTGTTGAAACATATACTGTTAGCTCTGTGACAGTGGAGAATTTACCGCCTGGAGTAGCACAGTTAGGTCTAGCCGCCACAGGTACTCCACCCGGTCTTAAATTAGCTTGCCCAGCAGGCAAAACAGTTATTATTAGATGTAACGATGAAGTTGTACTTGCAGGTAAAGAAAATATTGTAGCTACAAGACCATCAACTGCGTTAATATGGGACGAAAACAGAAACAACGTTACTCGAGTATTGAGCTTTGCTTCGTTCGTTGGACAGGATGCTCAAATAGCAGATGTTGTAACAACTAGTCGAGACGGATTTGATTATGTTTCTATGGTTATTCCGCGAGATGCTGGCGTATCTATTCAACCGCCCACTCACGGAGAAGTTGGTGATACACGTATTGCTATAGATGCGCTTAACTTTGATGACGCTAATAGATTATTATTTCCTACCACGGGTGAAATGATCTATGATGGTTCTACAATCGGTACTGGTGGTATGATCTTTGGTTGGGGTGACAGCGTATATGAAATCACAAATTATGAAGTAATCAACGCAGGTGATCCAGAAAACGAATACGGTCGAGTTACATTTAGAAACGTAACGACTACATCGATTGAAAATCCAAGCGGAGGTTTAACTCAATCTGTTATAGGTATTCCTGGAAACTTTGAATTGTATGCAGGATTAAGATCTGGAGCAACCGGTGATGTTACTGTTAATATTTCAACCATGCGAGCAACAGGACATGACTTCTTAGATATTGGTACAGGTTCGTATGCCGACACTAACTATCCTAGCAACATCTACGGACCACCGAGAAACTCAGTTAATAGAGATAACGAGGCGGCTGAGGAAGGTAAGGGACGAGTGTTCTACGTTTCAACTGACCAATCAGGTAACTTCCGTGTAGGTGATCTGTTTGGTATTGACCAAGGTACTGGTGTTGTTGATCTTGGTGCTAGAATTTCTTTAACTAACGTGCAGGCGTTGCGATTAAAGGCGGGCGCACAGATTGTTGAATTCTCAACAGATATTACATTAGGTGGTACTGGTCCAGCGGGCAACGATCAGGTACCTACAGAAAACGCAATTAGAACATATATTGATAAACGATTGGGATTAAGACATTCAGGTGGCTCAACAGGAACTGGTTTAATTGGTCCAGGATTCTTGCCACTAGACGGTACTTTAGGAATGAAGGCACCGATCGACATGGACGATTACACTGTAAAAAATCTTCCATTACCGGACGATGATCGCGATGCTGTTCCTAAAGACTGGATGCGTTTGGCAAATCTTCGAGATTCTCCCGCAGACTGGTTAGATACTACTCCAGCATTTAATACTGCGGATGCTCAAATTTTAGCATTTACTGGGGTTGATGCTAACTTTATCAACGTAACTGTTGGTGGCGCTATTACTTTTACAAGATCTAGTAGAACACTAACTGCTACAATAAATGATAATGTAATCGTTAATGCTGATGTTAATAGTAACGCTGCCATTCAACAAAGCAAATTGAATCTTGTATTAGCATCAGCAAGAGCAGGAGCTCCTACTGGAACTGCGGCTGTTAAACAAGCGGCCAGTGGATTGGCCAGTTTTGATAATACTTTCTTTAATGCTACTGACGGTTATATCTCCATTCCTAAATCCACAGCACTAGGAACGCCAACTGCTGTAACATCAATTGTTGTAGGAACACGATACGTTGTTGACGGAGTCGGAACTACAACTACTCAACTAAATTGGAATACCATAGCAGGTACAACCGGAGTAACTTACGGTCCGGGCGATATACTAACTGCTCAAGCAGTAGGATCAGGCAACGGAACTGTAAGAACTATTGACGGAATTGATTTGTCAAGATTCAGCAATATTGATCCAACAGTTATTCATGTAACTGATAATAATGCTATTTCTACAAGCGGTAAGGTATTAGGAAGACGAAGAGGTGACTCTGCTGGTCCAATAGTTCCTATTGATTTTAGAACTGTAATTGAAGACGGTGACGGCCTAGCTAGAAATGAAGTTCCTAGTTTAGGTCTTGTTGCTAGAACAATCTTAGGTACTGGATCTGGCAAGTTTTCAACTATTAATTATAGTAATTCTAATAACAACGGATTCATAATACAAAGAGACAATATCGACGGGGGCTTCTCTGCTGGTACTATTAATGCTAGTGCTCTTGGGCTTACTGGTGATGTAACAGCCGCAACATTACGATTAACCAGTGCCACTACCACACAAAAAGTAATTGAACGATTGCCCGATGTAGCATTGTCGGGCGATTTCTACACCATGTTGTATGACGGCAACGGTGGTATCGGAATTAGATTAAATTCATCAGTGGGCGGCTCTGGAAATACATTAAAGAACTATACAGAATATTATGCCACAGAACATAGATTCAAAGACAATGTAGGCAGTGCTGCTGGTGGTGTAGTAAATCTGGGTAGCGGTGGTACTCTAAGTACAGGCGACTCAGCTAACGCTGGAAATATTGTAGGACAGTGGAGTTTAGGTGCTGGTTCTAGAATGCAGGCTACATGGGCTGACTTGGCTGAGTACTATACATCAGATCACGATTATCAACCCGGAACTGTGGTAGTGTTTGGTGGCGATGCTGATGTAACTACTACTAATGTCAAGGGCGATACTCGAGTAGCAGGTGTTGTATCTGAAAATCCAGCCTACTTAATGAATTCAGAGTGCCCTGGAACAAGAATCGCTCTTGCTTTACAAGGTCGTGTGCCTTGTCAAGTAATGGGTAAAATTAATAAAGGTGATTTAATGATTACCGGAACAATGCACGGAGTAGCTGTTGCTGCTAAAAACGGCAAGACTGGTGTAGGTTCTGTAATTGGAAAAGCTTTGGAAAACTATGATTCTGAAGAAATTGGAATTATTGAAGTTGCTGTAGGAAGATTATAATCCAAAACTTGGTAAATATAGCATATAGAGTAAAAAATGACAATACAAACGATTAATCTTGGAAATGTAGTAAATGATGGCCTAGGCGATGATCTACGCACGGCCTTTGAAAAAGTAAATGCTAATTTCGATACGTTGACCAGCGAGCTTTCAGTCACCGGTTCAAATATTGGTTCTTTAGGTGTTGGTATTTTTAAACAAAAAACCAACGAACTTTTAGAACTAAAGAAAATTGCACCAGGTGATGATACTATTGTTGTACTTGATGATACCGCTACTAACACTGTTAAAATTAGATCACCGTTAAGAAATGTTTTTACATCTGTAGGTACGCCTAACGGTCCTGTTGCTGCTATATCGCCAACTGGTTCATTTTCGCTAGCGGCTGGTTCTAACATTGAGATATCAAAGTCCGGACAGACTATTACAATCGGCGCTACTTTGATAAGTTCGGATTTAACCACTGACTTAGATTTAAACAATAATGATATTTTTGGTACTGGTGACATTGATATTAACGGTACTGTTACTGCTAACAATTTTATTGGAAATGTTTATGATATAGATGTTAGGCCCATCAACACAGCAGTTTTTGAATTTGAATTTGGCAAGATTGTTCAGGGAACATATGCCAACGTAATAGAATTTTTATTTACAGTCGGAGATTACGACTTTGGAACTATAACATCTCCGAGCGAGATTGAATTAGATCTAGGAACCATATAACGGAGAACTCGAATGGCATTAAAGATAAGAAAAGGTACCGATGCAGAAAGATTAACTATCACACCTGCCTCGGGCGAATTAATTTATACCACTGATACAAAACAGATTTTTGTAGGTGACGGAACCACAGCAGGCGGGGTATTTGTTGGACCAGCTAGCTCAGAGGCGCTGACTCTGGGGGGAAACTTAACTCTTAATGGCCATGATATCATTGGCACCGGTAATATCAACATCACTGGTACAGTAACCGCTACTGGAAATATCAACCTTGGTAATGATGACACAGACAACGTTGTATTTGGCGGTGAAGTAAATTCAAATATTATACCAAACACCACAGACACTTATAATCTTGGTTCTTCAACTAAAAAGTGGAACGGAGCATGGATTAATAATCTAACTGCTACTACAATTAATGCGACAGAATTATCTGGGCATCTAGACGGCTCCGTCGAAGGATCAGTATATGCCGACGATAGTACGATGTTAGTTGATGGTACTGATGGAGTATTAAGGGGTACACATATTGGCAGTTTAACTGGTGACGTAACCGGTAATGTGATTGCCACAGACTCAACTACACTAGTAAATGCCTCAACTAAAACATTTACAGGAAATTTAACTGGTAATGTATCTGGTGATTTATCAGGTGCGGTTGAAGGTACGTTTTCTGGACAGTTATTAAACGGTTCTGGACAAATATTTTTAGACACCACCAGCGGCGATGTTCCTACTTTACCTGCTAACATTGTTGGAGAGTTGAGAGGCGACGTGATTGCTGATAACTCAACATTGTTAGTAAGTGGTGAAACTGGTTCTATTAATTTAAATGGAACCATAAAAGATAACGTAGTTCCATTTACCAACGCCAACATAAATTTAGGATCGGGTGTTTATAAATTTAACAATGCCTATGTTAATGGGTCGGTGTTACTCGGATCGGCAAGCACACAGGCAATTTCTGCGTCTGGTTCAAACATTACATTAAAAGGTTCTATACAGACAAATTCATCGATCAGCGCAACATTAGACGGTGATATTATTGGGTCAAGTATTAGCTCATTCGTAGTAAATGATGCGTTAGGAATTAGAGCAGGAGCTACATTTAAGTTACCAGCCACCGCATTATTAACTGTCGATTCTATCAACTTAGGTACAAACACAGTAACAACCACAACTACATTTACAGCGTCCGAGGCATTAGACGGAACTACTGTGATTTTTTATAATCCCGAAACTGCTGTTCCGTCATATAGATTTGAAATTCCATCAACTCCGTCGGGCACTCCTGGAGATAAAAAAGGCATGGTGTTTGCCACTGCCACACACATTTATGTCTGCTTTGCTGATTACACTAATGGTCTTAGCAGCATCTGGACTAGATCCGACGCCTCTACAACATGGGTTTAATAGGAAATACCAATGTCTATAAATTGGACAACGTTATCAGGTAGCCTTGGGACTATTCAAGAAAGAACAAGACAAGAAATAAATCTTGTAGCAACATCGACGTCTGGAACTGTTACATACAGTCTCCAGGCAGGATCATTACCTGCCGGCTTACGATTAGAAAACGGAAAAATAAAAGGAACGGCGTTTGAAGTTAGAAATACCAAAACTTCAAGATTTGTTATCCGTGCTCAAGACAACGAAGATAAAAAAGATAGAACATTTTCAATTACGGTAGAAGGTGCCGATGCTCCAATATGGATCACTAGAGAAGGCATTTTACCAGTAGGTCCCAACTCAACATTTTTTGTGTTAGACAACGATAAGGTTGATTTTAGACTTGAAGCAATAGACCCAGATATTCCTGCAGGTGACGAATTAGAATATTATATTCCATTTAACGGTGGCGAGCTTCCTCCAGGATTGTCATTATCCAGTGACGGAAGAATTAGCGGATTTACCGATCCAATATTTGCTATCGAGTATGGAATTTTCAGCGGAAACTTTGACGAGCAACTTTTTGATTCTGCACCATACGACCTAGGCACACGACCAATCAATGGTTACGACAGTTTTACATTCGATGAGCAGTCTTTTGACTATTTTGATATCAGTAATTTCCCTAGAAGACAATCACGGTATTACCAGTTTGTCGTAGCGATCAGCGACGGGCTAAATGAAACTAGACGAAGCTTTCAAATATACATTGTCAATGAGGACTATTTAAAAGCAGATAATACAATCATGCAAGTGGGCACAGGTATTTTCCGTGCAGACAATACTAACATTCGAAACCCAATTTGGATCACAGAGGCTGACCTAGGATCTAAACGAGCTAATAACTACGTAACTTTATTCTTAGAAGTATATGATCCCCCAACACTGCCTGGAACTATTTCTTACAGATTAGAAACAGTAAATCCAGAAATGAATGGTGTTATCATTGATAGAGTTGTAGATCAAGATGAATACATCGATATTGAAATAACCCCTAATATTAAAGGCGAATATTCGATTCCACGAAGAACACAAAAGTTAGCCATTGCTGATCTGTTTAATTATATCGACAGTACCTTGGGAACATATACTATTACATTAGTTGAAAATATAGGAACTAACAGATATAGATTACATATTGATCCCATGGCAACACAACGATTTAGTATTGGAACTGAAATTATTATTGGTGGCCCAAGTGAAGTGCCGCCAGGTTTGGAAATCGATACCATTGTTGGAGAGATGGTGGGAAGTATTCCTTACCAACCAAGAATTACCAAAGAATATAAATTTACAGTAACCGCTATAGCAAACAATCTTGATAATCAAGCAAGAGCATCTACCCCAAGAACATTTAGTATAAAAATTCTTGGAGAGATTGAAAGTGGTATTGCTTGGATTTCCGATGCTAAACTTGGATCAATTACACCTAACAAAAACAGCCAACTATTTATTGAAGCTATCTCAAAATTGCGAGGCGGTACAGTATTATTTGGTTTAGAATCCGGCACATTGCCTCCAGGGCTTAGATTACTTCCTTCCGGAGAAATTATTGGCAAGGTTAATCAGTTTGGATCTAATTCAATCGCAGGCCTATCTAGATTTTATAACAAATATATAACCGTTGATAATGTAACAGGTACATTTGAAGAGGGAGATATAATTACCGGAACTGATTCTAGTTCAACAATTATTATTAAAGTTGATTCTAATAAAATATATTATAAATCGTTGCCCGGTCAATCAGCCCCTACATTTGTTGTTGGTGACGAAATTACTGATAATGTAGTTGGACCAGAAATATTAAAGACAGCATCTATCGCAACTATTGGTAAAGATTATAGTTATACTTACGATGCCGGCACTACTACCTTTGATAAGAAATACACATTTGTAATCCGAGCCAAAGACGTATTTAATTATGCAGAAAGTTCTAAAACATTCCAAATTGAAATTGCTTCTGAAGCCGACAGTATCTATGCTAATTTGTTTGTGAAAGCCTTCCAAAAGAAATCAAAGAGAAATACCTGGTATGGTTTTATTTCAGACGGTTCTGTTTTTGATCCTGTTAAAATATATCGATACGGCGATCCTGCGTTTGGAGTACAAAATGAAATCAAAATGCTCTTGTACGCAGGCATTGAGAGTTTAGAAGCTGAAAAATATGTACAAGCTATGAGTCGAAATCATTATCGAAAAAGATTACGATTTGGTAAAGTTCGATCAGCTGTTGCTAAAGATCCGATCACACAACAGGTAATATACGAAGTAGTGTATGTCGATATTATAGATAATTTACAAAAAAATGAAACTAGTATTTCAACTACCGTTAATTTACCAAATGTCATCAACAGTAAAGTACTAGTTAATAGTACTAGCATTACGATTGACAGCGATATTCCGTTTATCAGCGACAGTGATCATCAAAGAATATTTCCAAACAGCATTAAAAATATGAGAAAAAGGTTAAAAGATATAACCGTAGCTGAAGGTAATTCAAATATTCGATCAGCAGATCGAGATCGAACATATCTTCCGCTATGGATGAGAAGCATACAAGAAGCTAGCTTTGTAGAAACAGGATTTGTAAGTGCGTTACCCTTGTGTTATGTAAAACCAGGTTATGCTAATGATATTATTTTAAATATAAAAAACAGTGGTTTTGATTTTAAAATACTTGATTTTGAAGTCGATCGATATCTAATTGACGCTATAGACGGGGTTTTAGAGGATAAATACCTTGCATTTCCGCAACGTGGAGAAAAAGAATAATGGCAAGTCAAATAAGTTTTAGTTCAATAGACGAAAATTACCCAATAGCGGGTCAAGATAATGACACGCAGGGGTTTAGAGATAATTTTAATGTAATTAAACAGGCGCTACTAAAAGCATCTGAAGAAGTTACCATATTACAAAACAACACAGCAGGTCTAGAACTATCTGCGCTCGACGGTGATGTTCCAGGAACAAATTTTAACGGTACTCTTTTAACAGGTGCAGTGTTAAAATCAAATACAGAATCATTAATTAGTGGTGGTACTGTTACAGGGTCTGAAATAGAACTTAATCTAGGTAATGGAAACTATCAAGTATTCCGGATAGCATCTGGAAATGTAGAATTTAACATTACAGGGTTCCCTACACTCAATGAAAGTGCAAATAAAGTTATTTTAGAATTGACCGGCGACGATACTGCAAGAGAAGTAACGTTTGGATCAAATGATCCAGGAATTGTTAGCTTTAAAAGAAGTAACTTTCCAGCTGGTACTTTTACAGTAAATAGCTCAACGAACCCGGTATTGATTGAAATTTATACAAGAAAGAAAAATACTGAACCTGGATTATTAAGTAGAGTTATTTTTATCAATTATATTGGTCAATTTGCATGACGATGTTTCATCCTCTTGAAGGCGATCTTAGCCATTTAAAAGACACTGAGGTCGAATCCAAGCTTCAAGAATTAACCAAAAAATATTTCCAGGCTCAGCGTCTTGGACATTATCAGCTCTTGACACAGCTCTCAACTTTTGTTAATATATACAGAGACGAGATGACAATGAGGTATCATAAAGCCGCAAAAGCTTCCTCTAATCAACTCGATGGAGACCTGGATCAATTGATAAATGTGGATTAACTCAGAAAAAGACCTTATAACTGGACTATTAAATCATGGTCCAAAAGTACTAGAAAATGCTGTTGTAAAAGATATCGGCGATAATATTGTCAATTATCTTGAACGAATTTCAGCAGAGCATCTAGAATATCCTCAACCGATCACTATCGATCAAATTCCCACAACTAGAAACTGGTTTATTCCCAACGATTATTGCTCTAATCTTGTGGAAATTCTTTATAGTATGTGCGAAACTGATGAACAACGATCTCGAGTAAATCAAGAATTGGATCTGTTTATTAAAAATGGAATGCTTGACGTACTGTATGCGATGCAATATATAGTTGATACACTACGAGCCAAGGGTATTGTATGGGGAGTAGGTAGGGGTAGTTCAGTAGCAAGCTATGTACTCTATTTGATAGGGGTACATAAGATAGATAGTATTAAATACAATCTACCAATAGAAGAATTCTTCAAAGGAGAAAATAATGGGTAAAACGTATAAGACCATGCAAGGTAAAGAAATTGACATGGAAAAACTAGCACTTAGAAACGAATTAACTCCGGCTGTAGGAAATGCTAAAGTTAATGCCAGAGGTGATGAGTTAGGTGGTGGTGGTCAAGTTGTTCGTAAAAGAGAAGACATCCTAGCTGATTATTATAAAAATAATCCTAGATCAGTTAAAGACGAACCGCCTAGACAAAAGAAAGGACAGTAATAGTGAAAGTATCAGGAAATGTTAAACCGTTACATTCTAGAATAGCAGTAACGGATATGGAATTTGGTGAAAAAATTTCAAGTTCTGGGTTAATCATTCCTAGCACAAACGGAAAAAGTAGCGGAGTGCATCCCCGATGGGGCAGGGTACATGTCAAAGGCAACGAAAACACTGACGATTATAAAGTCGGTGATTGGGTGTTAATTGAACACGGTCGTTGGACTAGGACTATCAACGTGGATCAAGATGACGGGTCTGTGCTTAAAGTATGGATTGTTGATGAAACCGGAATCATTGGTTGGTCTGACGAAACTCCTGAAGAAATTTTGGTTGGAGATCTTTCGTCCGGTGTGGCTCCGCCTACTGACTTTACTCAAGGAAATAACTAAAATGACAAATCCATTTCGTGATCAAGAAAAATTCATGCGGGCTTGCGACCAGAATGTTAGCAAGTTTGACGAAGACCAGTATAATATGTACTTAGGGTTAATTGAAGAAGAAATGACGGAATTGCAGGTGGCGATCGATTCATCTGATAAAGTAGAACAATTAGATGCGTTGATTGATATTTTAGTTGTTACTATCGGTGCGATCCATAGTGCAGGGTTCGATGCAGAAGGCGCATGGAAGGAAGTTATGATGACTAACTTTGCCAAGATTGACAAAGAAACAGGTAAGGTTCGTAAGCGTGAAGATGGTAAAGTACTGAAACCGCAAGGTTGGACTCCTCCTAATTTAAAGCCTTTCGTTGAATGAAAAAATTAATACTGATAGCAATATCAGTATTAATGATTAATAGTGCTCATGGAAAGACCGAGCCCTCCCATTTAGTACTAGATATTTCTAAAAAAGAAATTATATCTTTTAATAATTCCGATACCATACGGCCTATTGCTTCATTAACTAAACTAATGACAGCGTTAATAATCGTTGAATCCGAAATTTATATGGATCAAGAAGTTGATTATCGCGGCAGTATATGGAAAAACAAAAAAGTTAAACGATCGCATCTGCTCGAATCACTACTAATCAAAAGTGATAATCTAGCAGCAGAATCTCTGGCTGAGTCATTTCCGGGAGGAAGGCAATCGTTTATTCAAGCTATGAATTCTAAAGCCAAATCATTAGGTATGAATCAAACCTCATTTGAAGATCCTAGTGGTTTGGGTAGAAATAATCTTAGTACTGCTAAAGACCTAACCATTCTAGTTACTGCTGCCTACGATCATCCAGAAATTAGTGCAACGTCATCATCTAAATTTTTCAAAGTAGAAATAAAAAATAAAAGAAAAATCACCTATATGAATGTAGGTAATACCAATAATCAACTCCTAAGTATTTTTGATAATATTAGTTTAAGTAAAACTGGTTATACTGACCCCGCAGGACGCTGTTTGGCATTAATAGTTGAGAAAAATAATAATAGGTATGCTATAATAATATTAGGAGAACGAACTTCTGGTGATCGATTTTATCGTGCTAGGAATTTAATTAATATAGTGGCACAATAAAATTGGATTTATATGTTCAACAACAGAATTACGGCAACGTGGTATTGCCGCTGAAATTAATAAAGGATTAAAAAATGAATGATTATGAAAAAAATATAGAAATTATGAAAGACTTAAGATCTAGATTAGATCATGTTATTAACAGAGACGAAGGCAATGATACAACCACAGATTATAGGCACCCAGACCCAATCAAACACAAATATATTAGTTTTGCTAAAAGCGGAATTCGAATCGTAGCGGGCGGCTTTTTGATTAGCGGTAATTTGCTAATGGCGGGCGTTTGTCTTATAATGGCAGAAGTACTTGGCATTGTAGAGGAGTTGGTGTGAGGAATCTCGCTCTAGTAGATGCTGTTATAGCATTACACGAAATTGCTCGCACAGTGGCTGAAGAAGTAGGTGTGGGCCAATTACATGACGATATTCGAAACTGTGCTGATCGGTTACATGAATTCTCGCTATCTGACAGTAAAAATAGTATAATAACACAAGACATCATTACAAAGGCAAAAGAATGAAAGAATTATGGGTAGAAAAATATCGTCCTAACAAACTAGAAGGTTATGTTTGGCGGGATGATAATCAAAGAAAACAAGTAGAAGCTTGGGTTAAAGATAAAAGTATTCCGCATCTGTTGCTTAGTGGTAGCCCGGGCATCGGCAAAACTACTATGGCAAAAATGTTGATACATGAGATCGGTATCGAAGATTATGATGTGTTAGAGATTAACGCATCAAGACAGCGAGGCATTGATGAAGTTAGAGATCGTATTACTAACTTTATTAGTATGATCCCATTTGGTCCGTTTAAGGTTGTACTGCTCGACGAGGCAGATATGCTTACTCCAGTAGCACAAGCGGCCATGCGTGGTGTTATGGAAGAATACTCAAACACAAGTCGATTTATTCTAACGTGTAATCACCCTAATCAAATCATTCCGGCTATTCATAGTCGTTGCCAACAGTTTCACTTTGAAAAAATTGATAAAACAGAATTCACTGCTCGTGTTGCTACAATTCTTGTAGAAGAAAATGTAGAATTTGATTTAGATCTACTTGATCTATTTGTATCGTCAGCTTATCCAGATTTAAGAAAATGTATTAATCTAGTGCAACAAAATGTCACAGATGGAAAACTGATTTCTATTAACAAGAGCGATGCTGGAACTTCCGATTGGAAGTTTGATATGGTTGAACTGTTCAAGGCAGGAAAAATCACAGAAGCTAGAAAAATGTTGTGTTCAAAGTTACGTGCAGAAGAAATGGTAGAAGTTTATCGTTGGCTGTATGATAACGTTAGTTTGTTTGGTGACACACAGATGCAGGAGTCTGTTACACTTGCGATCAAACAAGGGTTAGCTGACAATACATTAGTTGTTGATCCGGAAATTAATCTTTCAGCTACTTTAATTAAGATTGCTAGACTAGTAGAAAAATGACATATCTAGTTACCGAGAATTGTATTAAATGCAAACACACAGACTGCGTCACAGTATGTCCCGTAGATTGTTTCTACGAAGGTCCTAACTTTCTAGCAATCAATCCCAGCGAATGTATTGATTGCGGAGTATGTGTGCCAGAATGTCCAGTTGATGCCATTGTAGCAGACAATAATAAAGATATAGATGTTGTTTTTTGGACTGACCTAAATCGAAGACTTGCTAATTCTTGGCCTGTTATTACCAAGAAGAAAGACCCGTTACCTGATCACGAAATGTGGAACGGCAAAGCAGACAAATTAAAATTATTAGAGGAATAAATGGACGGAAGATATATGATCATCACTTATCTCCAGAAGCCGGACGGCAAGTGGGATGAGATTACTGAATTTAAAAAACACTACCGTACAAAGCACATACAAAGTGCCAAAGTAATTTTAGACCTCCAAGATAAAGCAGTGGTCAAAAATGGGTTGAACCCCAGCGCATCTTTTGAGGATATGCTGGAGTTTTACAAGCGTGTATTAGGTTCTAAGTTAGATCCTTACCTCCCCTCTGAATGATCTTTATAAATCGCTAGCACTTCCCGTACAGCAGGGTGTCTTTCGACATCCTCGGTAGTAAAGTGACACACATCTACATGTCTGTTTCCTTTAAAATCATTAAACAATCCCAAAAATTCTAATAACCCGTTGTTACTTGGGCGGTCAGCCTGTTGTAGGTCTCCGGTTACTACCATTCTTGAGCCATCTCCTATACGTGTTAGCAGCATCTTCATTTGGCTCGGAGTTGCGTTCTGCATCTCGTCTGCAATAATAAAGCTGTTTTTAAATGTTCTTCCTCTCATATATGCTAGCGGACTAATCTCTATCACCCCCTCTTTGATCATATCCTCAATTTCTTTAGCATAATAGTATTCCTCGAATACATCGAAAATCGGTCTAGTCCATGGCTCCATCTTCTGCTGAAGTGTGCCTGGCAAGAATCCGTGCTGTTCATCTACGCTTACAGCGGGACGAGTAACCACAATCTTATCAACTTCTCCGTCTTGGAACATCTTCACAGCCCATTGGCAAGCTAACATAGTTTTACCCGTGCCTGCTGGCCCGATAGCAAATACTATATTTTTTTGCTCTTCTTGGAGTTTGAGAAGATAATTCTCTTGATTGAGGTTCTTAGGATATACTAGAACTCGCGTTTTCTTTTTTGGAAGGAATTTATTTAGTTGAACTACGTTATCATATGGCTTTTCTGCCAGATTTTTTGCTGCTTTTCGTTGTTTCCTCAAAGGATAGCCTCCTGTTTTAAGTGTTAGGCACGGACCTTTAACCGTAGTGCCCGTACCGGACACAAACTTATTTAACTATCTAAATCCAAAATAATAACTTACTATATCGGTTTCAACGAAATAAATAAGTATAGGGAAATAAAACATGCGCGATATTAAAGACATACTAAAGAACATAGAAACCATATACGGTTCTAACAACGCTTTAAACACACTTAAGGACTTCGAGCGTGTTTTAGACGAATTAGATGTATATGTTTATGATAACTGGATTGACGGGGAACTATCAGAAGGCCCTATAGAATCTAGATACTGGGTTACCTGCACATTTATGTGGCCCCATAAGAATATGCCCGATCCACAGGGCGGAAAACGCTTACTTGACTTTGGTTGCAGTATTGCTTTCCAACAGGACGAAATTACCACAGTAAGAAAAATTAAAACTCCGGACGATATCCGTCCTGGAACTAAGAAAGGTAAGATAGATGCAGTAAAGGTATGGTTTGTAGAAATCAAAATTCCTAAAAAATTAATGTTTGATATTAATAAAGGCTACAAGGATTTGGCTAAAAACAAGATTCCTACAGACGAAATTAAATTAGATACATCAGATATGTTGGCGGAACCAGCTGATCAACAATTACAACAATCAATGGCGGGACAATAATGGCAGAAAGATTATTAAGAGAAGGACTTCGTCCTAACGATCTCGAAGATATGGTTTTTAATATTTTTGAAGTTGATGCGTTTCAATCAAAGATGGGTGAGGATCGTGATGTTTGTGTATTGTCTTTCAAAGTAAAGGACAGAAACCCAGCACGAGATATGATGGAGTTTATTGAGAAGGGTTATAACTTTGTTCTCGACTCTGATGTTTCAGCTGGTGAGGATCGTCAAGGTAATTATCATGTGTTTGTTGAATTACCAAGAGGTCAGCGTCTTCCGCAATACATTAAAGATATCACAGAAGGCATTAAACGTCTTACAGGAATTACAGAATGGAAATTTCGCCATTACAAGAGTTTTAAGAGTCACGAACTAAGCGAAGAAGCACTTGCTATTATTCCGCAGACACCTACAGCCTACGACATGATGTTAGAAAATATCAGAGTAGAAAGCATACAGAAATTTTTTGCTAAAACATACAAAGAAGAAATCATTGTTGAAGGCAATAAAGTAATAATTAACAAACCGTTTGGTGTTAGATTTTCATTTGATGTTGTGAATTTTGGAAAAATTGACGAGATACAAAAAAATATTACAGAAACTATGAAGCTAGATAATAAAAGCATGGCTGAAGTTATGTGGCTAACAAAAGTATTAGGCGATTTTAATATCAGCAAATACGGCAATGAATTTGTTCTTGAAGACGGAAAAAGAACAATGATTATATCCATAGGACAATAATATGGCTAGACTCGAATCATTAGAGAAACTGCAGTCGGAATATTTCAACGCCAGAGAAGAATTAGAGACCAGAGTTTCTATTTTTGAAACTTCATTACTTGCGCTTGCAGATTCGGTAGAAGGAGATGAAATTAATCAAACACGATTCGAATGGCAAACAATAGTAACAGCCTATCAACAACAGATAGCAAACTACACAATTTTATTAGCGTCTATAGATACACTTATAGAAGACCTACCTTAATACAACGGAGAATACATAATGAGTTTTACTTTTAATTTTACCAAAGATCAGTTAAAGGGAATTATCGGTGCTAATCCCTATCTAGATTATTGGTATAGCGCGGTTTCTGAAATCCTTCCTGTCTATGAGATCAATACTCCAGAAAGAGTGGCTGCGTTTTTAGCGCAATGTGCTCACGAAAGCGGAAACTTTAAATTCCTTAAAGAGAATTTAAATTACAAAGCAGAAAGTTTATGTAAGGTATTTCCAAAATATTTTCCAGATATCAATCTTGCAAAAGACTACGAAAAGAAACCAGAAAAAATTGCTAACAAAGTATATGGCAATAGAATGGGTAATGGTGACGAATCCACAGGCGACGGATTCCGATACATGGGTAGAGGATTAATTCAATTAACTGGTAAAAACAACTACACATTATTTGCCGCAGCTATTGATACTCCATTAGAAGAAATTCCAGAGTACTTACAAACATTTGAAGGTGCTGTACAATCAGCTTGCTGGTTCTGGGAACAGAACAATCTTAATCAATGGGCTGATAAGAAAGATATCATGACGCTAACTAAACGTATCAACGGTGGTACTATTGGTTTAGAAGATCGAATTAAACACTACAACCACGCTTTACATTTGTTTGCAGGTCATTAATATGTGGATGCTATCTTTCGTATCAGACAGTTTTTTAATTTACATTGTTAATGCAATTTTAATTGCTGGTGCGATTGGTACTTTTTTAACGTTCTTTATACTACATCGAGTAGTTCGATGGTTACCGGCGCTTGCACCATACCACCTGATATTACAAATTATTAGCATAGTGCTATTAATTGGTGGAGTTTATTTAAGAGGCGGGTACGGAGTAGAGATGTCGTGGCGTGAAAAGGTCGCTGAATTAGAATCAAAGATAAAAATAGCCGAAGAACAATCTAAACAGGTAAATGAAACTGTGGTAGTTAAGTATAGAGATCGAGTTAAAGTTGTAACTGATACTAAACTTGTGATACAAGAAAAAATTAAAGAAGTTGAAAAAATAGTTGATGCTCAATGTGTAGTAGCACCGGAAGCAATTAAAATACACAACGAAGCAACAGTGATGCCAGAGAGGACTAAAAAATGAAATACTTACTAATCCTAGCATCAGCAATACTACTCACAGGCTGTCTAGCAACTCCTGTTAAACGATCGTTTCCTGAAGCACCCAAAGAACTGATAGCATCTTGTCCTGATCTTTTAACTGCGGACGAAAAAACAACACAGTTAAGTGAAGTGTTAAAAGTAGTTACTGACAACTATAGTCAATATCACGAATGCCGAATTAAAAATGATCTATGGGTTGAATGGTATAACACACAAAAAGAAATTTTTAACAGCGTAAAATGACATCTAAAGTACATGAAGATTGGATGAACAGAAAATGGCGTCCGGCCATGGGTTGGACCTATATGTTTATCTGTATTTTGGACTTTGCTGTATTTCCTATACTATGGTCAATTGTTCAGGCAACATACTCAGGCACAGTTTCAACCCAATGGGATCCGATAACTCTTAAAGGTGCGGGCTTGTTTCATATGGCCATGGGTGCTATACTAGGCATCGCAGCTTGGAGTCGAGGACAGGAAAAAATGATGAATGCTACATCGGTATCAGCTCAGACTGTAGCAACACCACCCAGGCTAACTAAGCCTATTCAACCGCCTGAGCCGGAACTATAAAAGGAGATTGCAATGTTAGAAACATTATTTTGGTTAGCACTAGGAGCATTTATTGGTTGGAATTTCCCTCAACCAGAATTTGCAAAAACAATACAGGCTAGAGTTTTAGCCATGTTTAAAAAATAAGGAAAATAAGATGAAACTATTAGCAACAGCAATTTTTACAGGTATGTTAGCATTTGGTACAGTAGCATGTGCCAAAGAAGAACCAAAGAAAGAAGTAGCAGAAGTTAAAAAAGATGCTGCTCCTGCAGCGCCTGCGACTAAGCAAGTTTGTTTAGATGTACAAGGCAAAGACGGAAAGCCTATTATCGATCCAAAAACTAAGAAGCCAAAACAAAACTGTACCACAGTTAAGGTTCGTGAAAAGTTTGAAGGAACTAAAATCGAAGACGCAAAAAAGAAATAATCACTCTTTGACTTTTTTACAAAGGTATAGTATAATTATTACTATACCTTTTTTCATCTATGACAGATTATTATAAAATATTAGGTGTTGGCAGAGATGCTACCCAAGAAGACATTAAAAAAGCATATCGTAGCCTGGCTATGAAGCACCATCCTGACCGCGGTGGGGATGAAAAGAAGTTTAAAGAAATTGAAGAAGCTTATCGCACACTCAGTGATTCACAGACAAAGTCACAATATGACAATCCCGGTTCTTATGGGCAAGGGAATATTAACGAGGAAATGTTTGACCATTTCTTTAGAAATCCATTCGGATTTGGTGCCGGATTTGGTGCTAGAGGGCCGAAGAATCCAAATATAAATGTTACAATAGACATAACATTAGAAGACGCATTTAGAGGAAAAACAATAGATGCAGAAATTGGTTTAACAAATGGTGGGACTAAATTAGTATCAATTAACATTCCGCCAGGCGTAGAAGCTGGTATGCAGATCAAGTATAACGGAATGGGGGAAACACTACATCCCAAACTGCAGGCAGGTGATTTAATAGTATCAATTAGAGTGTTACAACACCATATGTGGGAAAGACACGGAGACAACTTATTGTTTGAAAAAACAATATCTGTTTGGGAGGCGCTGTTAGGAACTAGTCTAACATTAGTTACTATCGACGGAAAAACATTAAGTATTAATATACCGTCCGGCACACAACCAGATACTATGTTAAGTTGCAAGGGTGAAGGCATGCCCAATGTAAAAACTGGGCGGAGAGGAAATCTTGTAATCAGGGTGAAGGTAACAGTACCAAAAAATCTTTCTACAGATGATATTGATAAAATAAAGAGGTTACGAAATGAACTTTCAACTAGGAGCTCATGAAAGTTTAGTAATGCGTAGCGATCCTTGGGACTTTAACATTGATCAAAACGCCGAAGAACTAGAAAGAGCAATGTGCGATTTTATGACTGCTAATCACGGCATAGGATTAGCAGCAAATCAAATTGGAATTACTAAACGAGTATTTGTTATAGGTAGCTATAATATTGAAGGATTTCCAACACCGTTTGCTGTGTTCAATCCTAAAATTTTAGAATCAAGCGAAGAGCAACTGTTAGATAAGGAAGGCTGTCTTAGCTATCCTGATTTGTGGCTATCGGTAAAAAGGCCAGCAGTTATACAAGTAGAATATCAAGACAGTAAGGGTAACTTTCACGAGGCAGCAATGAGCGGTTTAATCGCTCGATGCTTTCAGCATGAACTAGATCATCTAGATGGCATTTGTTTTATAGACAAAGTCAGCCAGATGAAGTTACAATTAGCAATGAAGAAACTTAATAAGAGAAGGACATAATGTTAGAACCCAGCGAAAAACTTCAGGCTGTTTTTGAAAAAGCCATTGACATATCTCAAAAACTGCATCACGAGTATGTTACATTAGAACATCTTACATATGCTATTATGTGCGACGACGACGTATATAGTAGCCTAAGTGAGTTTGGTGCTAACAGTGAGTACATCAAAACTAATTTAGAACATTTTCTAAAAAACAATCTCAACGATATTGTTAATCACGAAAATACCGAAAAACCACGCAGAACAAATTCTGTTGAACGAGTACTTAATCGAGCATTTACTCAAGTATTGTTTAGTGGAAGACAACGAATAGAGGTTGAAGATACTTTAGTTGCCATCTTGTCAGAAAAGAAAAGTTTTGCTTATTTTTATCTAACCAAAGCTGGTGTAGTAAAAGATAAGCTGTTACAGTTTTATCAAGGAAAATTTGAACACGACGACGAAGAGGGCGGCAGAGCGGTGACAGTAAATCCAAATCAATTAGAAAAAATATTAAATGCGTATTGCACAAATCTTTCACTGCAAGCTAAACAGAAAAAAATAGACCCTGTTATTGGTCGAGAAGAAGAACTAGAAAAAATTCAACTGATTCTTGCTAGACGATCAAAGAGTAATGTATTACTAGTAGGCGACCCAGGAGTTGGTAAAACTGCTATTGCAGAGGGTCTAGCTCGTAAGATCTTTGAAAAGAAAGTTCCTAAATTTATTCAAGATCATCAAGTTTATACTTTAGACATTAGTGCCTTGCTTGCTGGTTCAAAGTATCGTGGAGATTTTGAAGAACGCATTAAAGCTGTGTTATCGGCACTAGAAAAGAAAGGTAAAATTATTCTTTTCATTGATGAAGCACACATGATGAGTGGTGCTGGTGCTGCTAACAATTCAGCTAACGATTTAGCAAATATGCTCAAGCCGATGCTAACCAAAGGTACAATGAAGGTTATTGCTTCGACTACTTGGGAAGAGTATCGCAAGCACTTTGAAAAGGATCGTGCGTTGATGCGCAGATTCCAACGTGTTACCGTTGATGAGCCTACACCGGAACTGTCAGTTAAGATTATCAAAGGTATCCGTAAATATTATGAACAACATCATAATGTTAAAATTACCGATGCAGCCATTGAACAGGCAGTAAAGTTATCTATCAAATATATGCCTGATAAAAAACTTCCAGATAAAGCAATCGACATTATTGATTGTGCCGCTGCTCGCTACAAACTTAAAGATTATGACGGTGAATCTAGTATTATTAACTTTGTAGATCTTGAACAAATTATGTTTGAAGTTGGAAAGATGACTAACCTACCAACTGAATCTGTAGCCGAAAAAGAAAGCAAAAATCTTGCAGGACTAGAAGCAGCTATGAAAAATTCTGTGTTTGGCCAAGACGAAGCTGTAGATAATTTACTCGATAAAATATTTGTGGCACAAGCCGGCATGAAATTACCAAACAAACCAATCGGTTGTTTCTTGTTTGTTGGCCCAACTGGCTGCGGTAAAACTGAAACTGCTAAACAACTAGCAGAAAAAATGAGTATGCCGTTAGTTCGCTTTGATATGAGTGAATATCAAGAAAAACACAGCGTTGCTAAATTAATCGGCGCACCACCGGGATATGTTGGCTTTGAAGATAACGCAGGACAGTTAATTACTAAACTTCAAGAAACACCTAACTGCGTGTTATTGCTCGATGAAATTGAAAAATCACATCCGGATGTTAGCAATATTTTATTACAGTTTATGGACAACGGTTTTGTAACTGGCAGTAACGGCAAGCAAGCAGATGGACGTAACTGTATATTAGTTATGACTTCAAACTTAGGTGCTAGTGATGCTGAAAAGAATACTATCGGGTTTGGAGATTTAGATAAATCTGGGGAAGACAATAAAGCAGTTAAGAAATTCTTTGCTCCAGAGTTCCGCAATCGCTTAGATGCTATTGTTAAATTTGGAAAACTACAAAAAGATATCGTTAAAATCATCGTTGATAAATTTATTAGAGAACTTAATTCTCAAATTAAAGATAAGCATGTAGAAATCATTCTTAATGACGAATCTAGAGAATGGTTATCCGAACATGGTTATGATCCTAAGATGGGTGCTAGACCGTTGGCTCGATTAATTGATAATCAAATTAAGTCTCCACTAAGTCGTAAGATTTTGTTTGGAGATTTAAAAGAAGGTGGTCGAGCATTTGTGCGTGTTGAGGATGACAAACTAGTATTTGATATTCGTAACTTAGGTGACGAAATGTCTAAATTAGAAAAAAGAGCATTTAAACATAACCGCCGAATTCAAGACGGAATGCCTTTATTAACTCATGATAACGTTCAAGAAAACTAAGAGTAGCTTCTACGGTAAGTGGCTGTACAAAGCCAGTATATGCTTGGAAGGAAGTTCTGTAATTCGTTACAGAACTCTCGATCAATTATTAGAATATTTCAAAGACATTGAACTTAAGACTTATCACTCATATAGCATAGCCTCTAAAGTAAAAGCTAATAAAGATGAAATTTTTAATGTTGCTAAATTTTTTGATTCATGGTCTAAAGATCTGTACGCAATTAGATCTGAGCAAGGAATCTTAGACATTTACACAAACGATACACATCTGTTTAATTCGTTTATTGAAACTTTTAATAGATTACTTCGATCAGTTCACCGACCAGAAATTAACGATATATCACTGCTACAAAATAAAAAAAATATTGTAGTAAAAAAGTATCCACACGATCGATACAAGTTTAAAGTATTTTTGCTTCCCCATAAAGTGAAAGATATCGATCAAAAACATAATTTGCTAGACTGGGTAGAATTACAGAACGGAAAAATTACCATAAGCACGGCTCTTAAAGAATGGTTTATAACTACCAACTGGAATTGGGATCGAAGATATGTGTTAGTTGAAGACGAACATACACTGTTAATGCTTAAACTTAAAAATTCCGATGCTGTGGGTAGCATTTACGATTACGTTATTTCTGATAAATAGTTGATGTCCATAGAAACCACTATTTTATTAGAAAATATTACCCTAGAATCTACCGATTCTACCCTAAAGTATTCTGAAAAACAAAAAGGATCCGGATATCATAAAATAGGCAACGGGTTACATACCTATGTTTATTCTATTGATAGTTTCGTTGGATCTATTAAATTACAGGGTACATTAGAACTATATCCTGGAGATAATGATTGGGTAGATATCGATAATACTACACTGACCGCCAATGGAGATAGTACTATTACAGGCGCCACAACCGGCAATTTTACTGGAAATTTTGTCTGGATTCGTACCGCATACAATCTACAAGACGGTACAATAACCCATATCCGTTATAATCACTAACATCTAATCAACGATAAATATAGTATGACCACATGGAATCATACTATGAGAGACCTTTTATCAAAATTAAATTCGCTTATTTCTGAAACAGGATTAAGAGACCAAGAAGATCTACAGGCTAAACGTAAAGCCCTGCAAGATCTACAACTAGATCCAATAGCATCTGAAGATCCTGCAATTAGACAAGCTATTGTTCAGCGTAAAGCAGATCTAGAAAAAGAAGCCAAATCCAAAGGATTCACAGAAGACGAAGATCTATATCAGATCGGAGACGACTTTGGTATTAGCTTCAATGAAGATTTCGAGATCGGTACTGAAATCGTAGATATTTTAGAAGACGGAGTCCTTGTTAATTTAGACGAAACTGCGTTAGAGTTTTTAGCACAACAAGGATTTACATTTGAAGAAGTACAACTAGACGAAGAAAAACAAAAAGGTGTTGATGGCAAGGCCTGTTGGAAAGGCTACAAGCGCATGGGCACTAAACAGAAAGGTGGCAAGACTGTAGATAACTGTGTTAAGATGGAAGATCTTGACGAAGCAGAGTATCAAGGCAGAAACGTACCGCTGGGCAAGCCTATGGCAGGCGATGTTAAAAAATCCAAAGTTTATGTAAAGGGCCCTAAGGGCAATGTAGTCAAAGTTAATTTTGGCGATAAGAAGATGAGGATTAAAAAATCTAATCCGTCACGTAGAAAATCGTTCCGTGCTCGTCACAACTGTGCCAATCCTGGCCCACGTCATAAAGCACGTTATTGGTCATGTAGGGCTTGGTAATATGAAACTAATGGAATTATTTGCTCCCCCGTCGGAGATGAAAGAGAAAGATGGAAGATTAGATCCAGAGATCAATTATCTTGATGACTTAAAATATTTTATCGATACCGAAGACGATGTGTTATCAAAATTTTTCTTTCCTGCTATTTCTCAACAAAAGAAACAGTCCGATAAAGAAAACTCATTTAAGTTGTATGTAGAACCTGTTAAGAAAACAGTTAGCATTTACTGTAAAAAATTCAAACTTGAAGATATACAAGATAAAATTTTTAACAACGACTCTGTAATCAAAGTTGCTAAACGTATAGCTGACGAACAAACAAATCATATCAAGAAAAAGGATTATGATCAATGAGACTAAGACAGCTATTTGAAGATGCTGGAAAAACAGTAGCAGTTACATTTGGTCGGCTGAATCCTCCCACCATCGGTCATCAAAAACTAATTGATGCAGTATTAAAACAAAAAGCCGATGCGCATTTCTTGTTTGTGTCTCAGACACAAAAAACTACCGGAAAGAATCAAACAAGACTGTCTAACCCAATACCGTTCGATACTAAATTAGGGTTTATACAAAAAGCATTTCCAAATATCAATATCGGTGATACATCTGCGAATACAGTAATTGGTATGCTTCAATATTTAGAAAAACAAGGGTTTGAAAATGTAATCTTTGTTGGTGGTTCAGATCGTGTTGCTGCCTTTGAAGAATTGTTTAATAAACAAAATGGTGTTGATTACAATTTAAAATCTATTAATGTTGTTTCAAGCGGTGACCGAGATCCTGATGCCGACGGTGCTGAAGGTATGAGTGCAAGTAAGATGAGAGCAGCGGCAATTGCTAATGACTTTGAATCTTTTAAAACAGGATTGCCGACAGGACTACAAGGCGATGCTAAAACTGTATTTGCTGCTGTTCGTCAAGGACTCGAGCCATGGCTTGAAACTACTGCCGAAGAAGATTTCTTCGGTGGAGCTAAATCTTTAGGCCCGTGGTTTTTGAAGAAAGACGGCGATGTTCTTCGTACAGTAAATGGCGAACCATTTAAGTTTAAGAGCAAAGAAGATGCAGTTAAGTGGGCAATGAAAACCTACAAAGTCAGTTACAAACAACAGCGTATTATTCCTACTGTTAATCCAGATAAAAATTTAGTTACTACAGAAGCACCTATTGAAATGGATCCTAGCGAACCAATGAATCCTATGATATACGGAGCTGGCGGAAATCCTGCTAAGTTACAATATCGTATGATGAGGGCTGCAAATCAATTAAAAGATTTGTCAGCTAGAGCTAGAGAAGCTTCACCAAGTGAATGGCAGATTATCTCTAAACAATTTGACGAGCTAGCAATGAACATTAGTCAAATTAAGCACGGTTTGGAAGAACTAGCAAAGCAAAGACGTAAGGGTGGAGTTCGTAGCCGAGGCATTGATCCGATGATCGATAGCGTCGAAGAAGGATGGAAAAGTAAAATGGCAGGTGCTGCATTAGCTGCCGCTAATTTATTAGGTAGTCCGGCACAAGCACAAGAACCAGTAAAGCCTATTACAATTGCCTATGTAATGATCGACGGAGAAATGAGAAAGTATAATCTCGGTGATAAATTTGATAATGCTAGAGACGCAGAAAAATTTATCAGCGATATTCTAGATAAAAAAGGTCTGTCAGGTTATACTTTAGATATTAAACATGGCTATCCTAAAAAGAAAGAAGTTAAAGAAAGCTATGGTCGTTATTGGTGTTCAACTGATAAAAAATGGAAGACACGTAAAGGTCCTAAACAAAAGAGATCATAATGAATATTGATGATTTAAAACGACTAGCCGGTATCAATGAATTTAAAGGTTATCAACCATACGGTGGATCTAATGTGTCTATCACTGGTAACGAAAAACAAGAATTAGAAAAGAAACACAATATTAAACCAGGAACTCCTGAATGGTTTCAACTTTGGTTCAGTAAGCCATATCTTACTGGGGAACCACCTATAGGAAAAAGAAAATGATTGAAATCACAGAGTCAGCAAAACAAAAAGTCATAGACTTATTGATTGATGAAAACAATCCAAATTTAAAACTGCGTACCTTTGTACAAGGCGGCGGCTGCTCTGGCTTTCAGTATGGTTTTACATTTGATGAAGAACAGAACGAAGATGATTTTGAAATTATGCTCGATGACAAATATAAATTATTAGTAGATGCTATGAGTATGAATTATATGCAGGGTGCTGTAATAGATTTTAACGATGATATTATGGGTTCTAACTTTAATATTAAAAATCCTACCGCTCAAACAACATGCGGCTGCGGTAGCAGTTTTTCAGTATGAACCCAAACAATTATCCAGTATATCCAGAGGACGACGGCTATGACACTCCAAAAAATCCTTACAGCCCTGTATAAAAATTTTGTAGCAGGAATGTATGTTTATGCAATCGGTATGAGTCTTGCATATGCGGGCGATATCGGTCAAACATACGATTGGTGCGATCCATCATATTGCTGTAATCTAGAAAAATAAATTAAATGAGAGCACACGAAATACAACCTCAAAAACTAGTTGTCTTTGACATAGACGATACGTTAGTTAATACTCAGACTAAAGTTCATGTCATCAAAGACGATGAAGTTATTAAAAGTCTTAACAGCCACGACTTTACACATTATAAATTGCAGCCTGGTGAGGAATTCGACTTTGGTGATTTTCGCAATGCTCGAGAGTTCTTTGAAAAGTCCAAACCTATCATTCCTATGATGAATCAACTCAAGCGTGATATTAATACAGGCAATAAAGTTGTTATGGTAACTGCTCGTGCTGACTTTGATGACAAAGAACTGTTCTTAGATACCTTTCGTAAGTACGGTGTAGATATGAATAAGGTACATGTTTATCGTGCCGGCAATATCCAAGGTGGTACTACTGAAGAACGCAAAAAATTAATTATTAAAAATTTATTAGATAAAAATAATTACAGTAAGGCAATCATGTACGATGATGCTAAACCTAATCTACATACATTTATAGAGCTTAAAAAAGATCATCCTCGTACTAGATTCTATGCGTGGCATGTAAGTTTAGACGGCGAAGCAAATGAATATATGAGAGAAGGTGTTGTTACTGAGAAAAAAAGAAAAAAACGTAAGCCTCGCTGGGCCGCGTATGGTCCAGGACCTTACGGTGGGTACGGATATGCTACTGGATATAGCGGGGCAGTAGGCGGATCAGTCGGCGGCGATGGCGGAAGTGGTGGTGTAGGTGAAAGTGTAGAAGAAGGTTGGAAGGATTGGGTAGCGGGTGCAGGATTAGCTGCTATGGCGGCAGGTGGGGGCGGCGCTGCCTATGATGCTTACAAAGCCAGTCAATCTGAAAAAGAACCTACAGCCGTAGTAGCAAAAGCTGATAATAAAAGTAATTTTGAAAAAGGTGTTGAACGAATAGCCAAAGACGCAATACCCAAACATTTAGTTTCAGGCTCACCACACGAAAAGTTTCTAACTAAAGCAGCTATTGCCGCAGGTATCAAGGGCGAAGAGCTAGCACAGTTCCTAGCACAGACCGCACACGAATCACACAACTTTAAATCAATGATTGAGTATGGTGGTTCATTAGATTTTAAAAAATACGAGCCTGTGTTTAAAAAAGATAAAAAAGGTAAAGTAGTACAAGTTAATGCTAAAGCTAAAACACTAGGTAACAAAGTCAAAGGCGACGGCGCTCGTTATAAAGGTAGAGGTTACATACAACTTACTGGTCGATACAACTATAAAAAAGCAGGAGAAGCTCTAGGCTTACCTTTAGAAGCTAAACCTGAGTTAGTTGAAAAACCAGAAGTAGCTGCGCAAGTGGCAATATGGTTTTGGCAACATCGTGTACAACCAAGAGTTGATAACTTTGGTGATACAAAAGCATCAACTAAACCAATTAATCCCGGTCTTAAAGGATTAGATGATCGTAAAGAAAAGTTTAGTGATTATAGGTTATCGATGAAATGAGAGCGCACGAGTTTATCTTAGAGAACTTTGCAGATGGTAAAGTTAAAGGAAAAAGTCGTCCAGGACGTGTAAAGCGTTCAGGAGCCAGTTGTAATGGCTCCGTGACTGATCTAAGAAAACGTGCTAAGAATTCTTCAGGTGAAAAAGCTAAAATGTATCACTGGTGTGCCAATATGAAAAGCGGTAAATAATGTATGAGATTTGAAGAGCTTACTAAACAATTTAAATTCTTTAAAGCCAAGGTTAAAATTAAACAACCTGGCTATTCTCAACTCATTGATACAACAATTAATGCTAAAGACAGAGAGATGGCTAGAAGATTGCTCAAAGCACAGTACGGTGCTACATCAATTATAGGCACTGTAACGGAGATAAAATGAAAGTAAAAGAAATCATACAAGAACGCGAACAGAAACAATTTGAAAAAAGTGTAACTGAAGGCCCGTTGGAGTTTAGAACCCCAAATCCTGTTGTAGTAATACAGGATCTTAAAGGTAAGATGTTAGATAAGTTAAATTTATCTGTAGCAGCACAAAAATACAATTTAGGTCAGCCGCAGGATATAAAAAAACAATTAGCGCACCAGAATTACACAACTATAGGTGATTATGTTATAATTGCTCCTATGTCTGGGCAACCACAAGACAAAACCACGCAGGGTATGGCAGAAAGAGTAAGAGACCCAGAAGATTGGGATGAAGGTAACACAGAACCTGCTAACAACTTTGCTGTTCATATTAACGGCAAAAAGTGGAAAATATTTAAAGGTCGCGGACAATTTGCCGACGACTATAAAGAAAGAGATCACTATCGTCAGCTTCAAAACTGGGCTCAAGCAAAATCAGAACAAACTGGTAAAAAATGGGAAGTTTTTGTTACAGGTGCCCCTGCTACAGAGAGCATTAAAGAAACTGCTACAGCAGGTGCTACATCATCGGGTAACGTTAGTGTAGGTGCTGTTTATAAGAATAAACCAGGCAAAACAGCTAAGAATAAAGACGGTACTGCTAAAAACGCCCTAGATATGAAAAGTACTAATCTACTCACCGGCGGCAGCATAAAAAGATAAATATACTTATGAAGAAACAAATTTTTAGAGAGTTTTCAAACGATCAAGATCAATCTAGAGTAGATGATCATGAAGCTAAAATGGCTCGAGCAGACCTATATAAGTTAGCAGAGTATTCTGTTAAGCTTTTTAAAATGATCGACGAAAATGAAGAATTAGATGGGTGGGTACAGGCAAAAATTACCAAAGCATCTGATTACATTTCCAGTGTATATCATTACCTCGAATATGAGAAAATGACAGCACGAAAAGCAGATTCACAAGAACCGGTTGAATCTATCGACGAATCTGTTTCTAAACAAATTACAGAATCTTTAGCCACTGAATGGCAGAACATTAAAAATCAAGGATAATAAAAATGGATTTCAATAAAATCATCGCTAAACTCAAAGACATTGACCCAACAAATGTTCTTGATCCAAAAGGCGTTTCACAAGCAGCAATTGACGCAAACCGACCAAAGGCCGCTGTTCAGCTAGACGAATCTGCTCAGCTACGTGTGCTGTTAGGCAGATCAACTATGCTTGCAGAAAGTGCGTTAATGGAAAAGAAATTAACCGCTGCTGAAAAAGATAAGAAAGAAGAAGTAGTTAAAAGCATGAAAGGCGATAAAAAAGGTTTCATGAAACGCTATGGCAAAAAGGGCGAGGAAGTCATGCATGCCACAGCTACTAAAATTGCTAAAAAGAAAGACGAAAGTGTAGAGATTCTTGACACTGATGAAGAAATTGCTGAAGTGTTTGATGCCGATGCTAAAGTAGGCGACAAGAAGAAAACATCGTCTGGCGTTGCTACAAAAACAGCAACTGGTATGAAGCATGAAAAGACTTATGGCAAGGATGCTGACGGTAGCGATGACGAACCAAAAGCTAAGAAGAAAGTCAAAGAAGAAATGAAAGTTGGCGATAAGAAAAAATCTGCCACTGGCGGTACTATTGAAAAAACAGCAACGGGTATTAAGCACACTGGCGGCAAAAACTACAGTGGCAAGACTGCCGAGAAGGAAGAAAAGAAAAATGTCAAAGAAGCTTCTAAGCCAGACTTCTTAGATATGGACAAAGACGGTGACAAGAAAGAGCCAATGAAAAAAGCAGTTGCTGACAAGAAGAAAGGCAGTGCTCCTAAGAAAGGTGTAAATCCTTTTGCTAAGAAAGCAGTTAAGGAATCAGTTGATTATCAAAATAAATTGACTTTCATCAAATGCTTACAAGCAGTTAAAGAGAGCCAAGGTCAGCTACAAATTGATCCAATGGACAAAGCTCTTTGGATGTGGGCCCAGCGAGTTGCTGCTTCTAAGGCAGGTTCTGGTAATAGAGCAGATGCGTTTGCTGCCAAAGTATATGAATCATATGGCGGCGAATGGTCATTGTATAATACATTAACCGAAACACAATAATTTACCATTTGGTAAAAATAAAGCCAGTCATTCATTGACTGGCTTTTTTTACGGCTGTATAATAGTTCTATAGGAGAGATAATATGTCAACAAGAATGTACGGTCCCGAAGAAAAAGCAAAACTTGAACGTCTTATTACCGAAGGCGGTAATGTGCTACGTGAGGTTGAAGATCTAACAGAAGGCCTTAAAGAAACTGTTAAAGCAGTAGCAGAAGAACTACAGATTAAGCCGAGTGTAATTAATAAAGCAATTAAGATTGCGCACAAAGATAATTGGAAAGATCATGAGCAAGAATGGAACGACGTCGAGATGATTCTAGGCGTTACTAAGCGATTGCCTGAATGATAGAATTTTTTCAAAAAAGTTATGATTGGGCTAAACAAGATTATCAAGAATGGCCATTAAGGTTTGTTCTTGAAATCACTGCTTGGTTTATGAGTATCTGTTGTACTATCTGGATGGGTGCTACTTTACCTAATCCGCCGTTTCTTATTTTATACCCATTGTTTATTGTACAATGTACAATTTTTGGCTGGGCAGCTTGGACTAGACGCAGTACCGGAATGGTGGCAAACTATCTATTAATTGTCACTATAGACATAGTAGCACTGGCTCGTTTGATAACTATACAATAAGAGAAAGGTTTGATCAGCCATAAATGATTATATTGGTGTTTGCGAGCCCTAAGTCGCATAAGGAGAAATATGAGTTACGTAGATGCTTTTTATAGCAGAGATACAGACATCGTCTCGGTAGTTGAGCGAGATGACAAAGGAAAAAGACATTTCCGAGAATATCCTGCAAAATATGTCTTTTATTATCCAGACGCTAAAGGAAAATATACTAGCGTATATGGAGATCAACTAAGCAGAGTCAGCTGCAAAAATCTTAAAGAATTTCATAAAGAGTTAAGAATTCACAGTAATTCTAAACTATTTGAATCTGACATTAATCCAATCTTTAGAACACTAGAAGACAACTATCTAAATGCCGATGCTCCGAAACTTAACGTTGCATGGTTTGATATTGAAGTAGATTTTGATCCAGAACGTGGATACGCATCACCTGATGATGCGTTTATGCCAATCACTGCTATTGCTGTGTATCTTCAATGGATGGACACTATGGTTTGTTTGGCGGTTCCTCCGAAAACAATGACCATGGATCAAGCTCAAGAGACTGTAAAAGAATTTACTAACACAATGTTGTTTGACAACGAAGCAGACATGTTAGATACATTTTTAGATCTAATTCAAGATGCTGATGTGTTAAGTGGTTGGAATTCAGAAGGCTTTGATATTCCCTATACTGTCAATCGTGTTACTAAGGTTCTCAGCAAAGAAGATACAAGAAGATTTTGTCTCTGGGATCAAATGCCTAAAAAACGTGAATACGAAAAATACGGCAAGGCTGCTGTAACTTATGACTTTTACGGTCGTGTGCATCTTGACAGTCTCGAATTATATAGAAAATACACTTATGAAGAACGACATAGTTACAGACTTGACGCCATTGCTGAATACGAACTAGGCGAAACTAAAACACAGTACGAAGGTACATTAGATCAGTTATATAACAATGATTTTAAAAAGTTCATTGAATATAACCGCCAAGACTGTATGCTATTAGAAAAACTAGACAGAAAACTAAAATTTTTAGATCTAGCAAATAAACTAGCACACGAAAACACAGTATTGCTACAAACTACAATGGGTGCCGTTGCTGTTACTGAACAAGCTATTATTAACGAAGCACATCGTAGAGGAATGATTGTTCCTAATCGTAAAAAGCGAGACGACGAAGTATCTACCCAAGCTGCCGGTGCGTATGTTGCTTATCCTAAAAAAGGCATTCACGAATGGATTGGCTCAGTGGATCTTAACTCACTATATCCTTCAGCGATTCGTGCCTTAAACATGGGTCCAGAAACTATTGTTGGACAGTTACGTCCAGACTATACTAAAAATTACATCGAAGAACAAATGACGCGGCATGGTAAATCGTTTGCTGGTGCGTGGGAAGGATTGTTTTCTTCGTTTGAATATCAGTATGTTATGGAACGAAACGTTGCTAAAGAAATTACCATTGACTGGGAAGATGGTGGTAGTGATACGCTAAGTGGTGCTCAGATCTATGATTTGATCTTTGAAAGTAATCAACCCTGGATGGTTTCATCTAATGGTACAATCTTTACCTATGACAAAGACGGAATTATTCCAGGACTGTTAGCTCGCTGGTACAAAGAACGTAAAGAAATGCAGGCCAAACTTAAAGAATGTATCGTGGCAGGTAATAAAGTTGAAGAAGAATACTGGGACAAACGTCAGCTGGTCAAAAAAATTAACTTAAACTCATTATATGGTGCTATTCTTAACCCTGGCTGTAGATTCTTTGACAATCGCATTGGTCAATCAACTACATTAACTGGTAGAACAATTACCAAACACATGGCGTCAAAAATTAACGAAATTATCACAGGTGAATACGACTACAAAGGTAAGTCGATCATTTATGGTGACACAGATTCTTGTTATTTTTCAGCGTATCCGGTGCTGAAGAAAGAAATTGAAACCGGAAAACTTCCTTGGACTAAAGAAACGGTGGTAACTTTATATGATCAAATCGCAGACGAAGTCAATTCCAGCTTTATTAAACTCATGCAGGACAGTTTCCATTGTCCAAAAACAAGAGGAGATGTTATCAAAGCAGGTCGAGAGATTGTCGCATCAAAGGGTCTGTTCATTACTAAGAAGCGATATGCCGTACTCTACTATGAAAAAGAAGGCAAGCGAGCAGATGTAGAGGGCAAACCAGGCAAGATCAAAGCCATGGGTCTTGATCTTAAACGTTCAGATACTCCTGTAGTCATTCAAGACTTCTTAAGTGAAGTTTTAACTCGGGTGCTAAATGGCGCAGGTAAGGAAGAAGTGCTGGAATACATTACTGAATTCCGTACTGAGTTCAAAACTAGACCTGGTTGGGAGAAAGGATCGCCCAAACGTGCTAACAATATCTCGCAATATCGCGACAAAGAAAAGAAAGCAGGCAAGACTAACATGCCCGGACACGTTCGAGCTGCTCTTAACTGGAACACTTTGAAGCGTATGAACGGTGACAAGTATTCTGTAGCCATAACAGACGGTGCTAAAGTCATTGTCTGTAAGGTTAAAGATAATCCAATGGGTTATACATCAGTGGCGTATCCAGTAGATGAACTTAGACTACCACAATGGTTTAAGGACTTACCGTTTGATGACGCTGAAATGGAAAGTACTGTTATTGATGAAAAGCTGGAAAACCTTATCGGTGTTCTAGAATGGGACATTAGTCGAACACGAAGTGACAACAACTTCAACAAATTATTTGATTTTGAATAAAAAATATTTGCTTTTTACTCACAATCTAAATATAATCTTAATATACACGGAGAAACTCTAAATGAAAGATATTTTACAAGACATCGTATCACATACGCAAAATCTAGGCTTCTTAACTACAGTTAAAGTAACAGGCGCTGAAGATAAAACTCAAATTAACTCGATGGCAGATGACCGTTCAGTTATTATGGAAGCAGAAACTGCTGCTCCGTATCCAGACATGATTGGTGTGTTTGGTATGCCACAGCTACAAAAACTAAAGTATTTGTTAGAAGGCGCAGAGTACAAGGAAGATGCTAAGATTAGTATCACTACAGCAGAACGCAACGGAGAAACTATTCCAGTTGGTCTTCACTTTGAAAACAAAGATGGTGACTTCAAGAACGATTATCGCTTTATGAATTCCGAGATCATTAACGAAAAAATGAAAACCGTTAAATTCCGCGGAGTTAAGTGGGATGTTGAGATCGAACCTAGCGTCAGTGCTGTTCAGCGTTTCAACTTCCAAGCAGGTGCTAATAGCGAACATCCAACTTTCTTAGCAAAGACTGATGGTGGCAATCTAAAGTTTATCTTTGGTGATGCGAGCACACACGGTGGTGAGTTTATTTTTGCACAAAACGTTGCAGGTAAATTAGATCGTGGTTGGACTTGGCCTGTATTACCAATCCTTGCTATTCTTAAAATTGCGGATGTTAATAATACTAAGATGTCCTTGAGTAATGAAGGTGCTATTCAAATTACTTTAGACAGCGGCCTAGCATCTTACAAATATATCATTCCAGCACAAGCAGCGTAATATGATTAAAGGTATTAATTCTAGCAGTAGATACATTACAGTATCTGGAGGATCTCCATCAAACACATATATCAGTCCTGGCTCTGTTGGGGCTGGTATGATCCGGTGGAATCCAAATATGAACTGTATGGAAGTCAATGACGGAAATATGTGGAAAACGCTTGACATGTCTTATGCCTCTGTAGAATTAACGTCCGATGCCGAATCGTTGCTTGAATGGGCACGTAAAAAGCGTGACAAAGAAACAACATTATATGCCCTAGCTGAAAAAAATTCTGCTGTTAAAATAGCATTAGACAACTTAGAACAGGCACAACAACAATTAGAAATTACAGCACATTTAGCGAGAGAACATGAACAAACAACCAGTTGATTTAACACCATTACAAAAAGACTATGCTGTCTATTTGCCAGCAATTAGTTCTTTCTATTCTACATACGTTGCTAAACAACGACTAGAAGAATTTATTCCTAAAGATCGTATTCCTAAAGACTTTGATCGTGGCATTGAAGGTATGAACTTCCTAAATCCCGAACAAGGTTATTTTTACTACAAGTACGGTTTATATTCAGCAGGTCACGCACAACTAGATCTTGAAAAGTCAATGACTCAAGAGTCAATGATACAAGATCGCGATCGTTCAAAGACAATGATTCTAGGTGACTCCGGTGGATATCAGATTGGTAAAGGTGTTCTTAAGTTTGATTGGTTAAACTTTGAAGGTCCAGAAGCTACAAAGACTCGTCAAAAGATTCTTGAGTGGTTAGAACTAACTGCTGATTGGTCAATGATGCTGGACGTTCCGACATGGGCCTGCGATCATATCCATAGTCCAAAGACTGGTTTAAAAACATTTGAGGACTGTCTAGAAAAAACTCGTTACAACAACGACTACTTTCTAATGAATCGTTTAGGTCAAACTAAATGGTTAAACGTGCTACAGGGTTCGGACTGGGATACAGCAGAACGCTGGTATCAAGGTGTTAAAGAGTTTTCAGATCCTAAAGGCAAATACGCTGGTCGAGAAGCTGAAGGTTGGGCAATGGGTGGCGCTAACATGTGTAAGATGCCAATTACACTACGTAGATTAATTACATTAAAATTTGATGGCTTGCTAGAAGGCAAGGATTGGATGCACTTCTTGGGCACAGCACAGTTGGATTGGGCTTGTTATCTAACATTGATCCAAAGACAAATTAGAAAACACGTAAATGAAAACTTCACAATTTCCTTTGACTGCGCATCACCTTTCATCGCAACAGCTCACGGATTGGTATATACTAACGCCCAGCACACCAATAAGCGATTCTCTGTTATCATGGATAAAGCCCCGGACACTAAGAGTCTTGCCGGACGGCAGGATATACCTTTTCCTTTCGAAAGCGATTTTGGTCGCAGACTTACGATCGCAGATATTTGTTACTACGCACCAGGAATGTTGAATAAGATTGGCAAAGAAGGTAAAACATCTTGGGATTCATTTGCTTATGCTCTAATGATGGGCCATAATGTTGAATGTCATATCCGTGCTGTTCAACGTGCCTGTAATCTAATGGACATCGAATTAGCAAAACACAATCCGAACTGGCGACAATACACTAAACCTAGCAGTAAAGAAGTTAATATGCATGAATACTCCGAATGGGTTCCTCGCAATATACTTTACTTTGCAGGGTTTATTGAAGAATTGTTTGAATGTAAGACTAAAGAAGATGCTTTCCAAATGATCAAAGATGCAGACTTCTTTTTAAAGAATCTTGAAGGTGCTCGATTAAGAGGCGGTGTTACCAACGAGTTTAATCGATTGTTCAGCGACGATGATAGTTCAGATTGGGACAATGATCGAGAAGATGATAAATTGGATAGTCTTAAAGTAGAATAATTTGACTAAGGACTAACTTGGTGTTATACTACTAACATCAAGTTAATTTTGAGATAGGTACATGGACAACGAATACGAAAATTTTGCCAAACAAATGGAAGAAAAGTTTCCAAAAATGTTTGAGCACAAGTATGGTGGATTTGCTGTAGGTCAAGGCTGGTGGCCTATTCTCGAAGCGTTGTGTGCTAATATTCAACAGCATACTGATTGGCGTAACCGAGAAACTAAAATTGTTCCACAAGTAGTTGTAGAACAGATTAAAGAAAAGTTTGGCGGACTGCGTTTCTACTATCAAGGCGGCGATGAACAGATTCACGGCATGGTGCGTATGGCAGAAGCATGGGCGGCAAATTGCTGTGAAGAATGTTGCGCACCTGGCAAGCGTAGAGGTGGTGGCTGGATTCGTACGCTGTGTGATAAGCACGAAGCAGAACATCAAGAACACCTTCGTACAAGAGAAATGAAACTATCAGGATTTGAAGAATGAACACTTTAAAAAAATGTAATTCCTGCGGTGAAGACTTAAAGCTAAACGGTATCGGGTGCGACTGGCGTCAAGGACGTTGCCCGCATCGTACTCCAATGCTAACAGATTATCATTTTAGATTTTATAATTTGGTTCAATTTATTAAAGGATGGTTCGGTCGTGGCTAATTTATATCGTATTACTCCCTTAGAAAAGAAAAACGTCGAATATTTTGTAGATGTTTATGAAGAACTAGCAGATGGCACAATCCGAGGATTTGATGTCACTGAAGTATATCGTTGGGGCCAAGGATTTCGAGAAGAAGATAACGAAGTTTATTCTACTGAAATAGATCGTGTGCATTGCGATCCTCAAGTTGGTTGGGGTTGCGAACTTGATGATCTGTGTGCTGTGTATGTAAATTTCACAGATGGATTTACTGATCAAGAGAAAATCGAGATCGAAGCAAGATGCCGTGGAGAGTTAGAAGACGATGACGGTCGATGGGGTACTGCTTGGTTATACGACGGCGACCACAATTGGCAAATTGAAGACAACTGTGTTTATATTTTGGGTCCCGTAAAGATTGACCTTGTTAATGAAGATACGTATAATGAAGTAGTTGAAGAAAATATTCAACCTAAAGTAATTGACCCCAAAACATCATGGCCGTTTAGTCCAGACTTTCCAGATACATCAAAATGAATCGAGATTACACAACAGGAACTGCCGACAACATAGTATTTTTTGTTGGCAACGAAGTAGAACACACTCCTGCATACGGAATGAAAACATTGTTTGTCACAGGTGTTCAACCTGTAGAAGCAATCATAGGAGCTCTTACTAATCAAGATATTACTCATATCTTTTTTGGTGCTAATCATAGTTTTAATCCTAAAGAATTTAATGAACATAAAGAATGGGAAGAAATGATCTTTCACTTTCTTAAACAAGATTATTTGTGTTCGTTAGATATTCCTATGAGTCAAGTAGAGGAATTTCACGAAAGCGGATACTGCGAATATGATAATTTTATTCCGCAGATTCGTGTGCCTATTCCTTATATTAAATTGTGGAACTACAACACCATGTTGAAGATCGACGATAAAGATTTTAAAGCAACTAATCCTGGTGTTTGGTCTCACAGTCTGCATTCTTTGTTAGACCGTAAAAATTTCACAGATTGGTCCCAATATAAAAATGATGAGATTATAAAATGAGTACTGGACAAGTATCAGGAGGATGGGCTGTTGGAAAATCTACCGCTTACCCTAAAACGAGAACTAGAAGAGCAAGGAACACATCACCAATGAAATTAACATTTAAACAACGTATCCGAAACTGGATTATGAGTGACGACTATGAGCAAGACGTTCCTCAAATAGTAGAATCAGATCGACTGAGCAGCGAAGGTATGCGTATGCAGATCTATAAAGCCAGCGGTGGTTATGTTGTAGAAACTCGCAGTTACGATAGCCACAAAGATCGTAACAATAATTCAATGCATGTAGTCACTGAAGATCAAGATTTAGGTGACGCATTAGGTAAAATCGTAATGATGGAGGCACTAAAGCGATGAAACATCCTGACCTAAAAGTAAAATCAGTAACTATCAAAGAAAATGCTGCTTACAGAGTTAAAGTAGAATCTTGGGAAGCTATTGCTCCTAAAGGATTGATTGCTATTCATATCATTCAAGAATGCCTAAATAAAGATGGTAAGGTTGATCTTTCTAGTACATACAGCTATAATATGACTAGAGATGAAATTAGTAACCTTTGTAAGGCATTGTTAGCAGCATGAACATTAAACAAGACATTCGCCCAAATAAAATGATTTGGGTAACTTTCCGCAAGGAAGGTATTCATAAATATCCTGCAGCCTTAACAGATCCAAATCTAGCTACAGGAGATGAATATGACGTATCGTTTTTGGGTTATCCCCATCGCCACATTTTTCATTTCAGGGTGTGGATCAATGTGCAACACGATGACCGAGACATCGAATTCATCCAGTTCAAACGATGGCTCGAGTCGTTGTATAATGGTCAAGGTTCCGTTTTGAGCCTCGATCATAAAAGTTGTGAGATGATGTCAGAAGATTTATATAACATCATCACACTAAAGTATCCAGGTCGAGAGATTTGGATTGAGGTCTCCGAAGACGGAGAAAATGGTTCATTTATCAAATATTAATAAGAGGCTATTATGGCTAAGAATTACAAAGATTACGCTTACTTTGAAAACCGCCCCGACGTTGTTCGTGTATGGGAAGATCTTGAAGCATACAACGACTTTTGTCGTTTCGAGCTTCGTGACTTTAATCCTGCGGAACTGTACCGCAAAGAAGCACCCAACTATAGTGCTTACCTAGCAAGTAAGCGTCCTCGTCGCCCGTATCAGGGCAAAAACCCAAGGTTTAACAATCATCGAAATGGCTAAGATATTTTTAGTCGATCTCGAAGCTGTTGAGACTCGTTACACAGGCGAGTGGAAAGTCCATTTGCCTGAGTTACTAAGAAAGAGAGGACACGATGTTCAAGTTATATCTGGCCCTACGGATATTCCTACTGCCACTACTCCTGGTGCTTTTCTTAACTTTGGTGGCACCAATATATACAAGGCTAGTCAGGTTGAGCAGATGGGCCGTTTATTTTGTAGTGGATCTGTTCATCCTGGCGACCACTTTATTTTTACTGACGCTTGGCATCCGGGCATTATAAATTTAAAGTACATGAGTGAATTGCTGGGCATCCCAGTAACAACACATGGCCTATGGCATGCTGGAAGTTATGATCCTCAAGATTTCTTAGGACGACTTGTTGGTGATAAGCCTTGGGTAAGACATGCTGAGAAAAGTTTTTATGAAGCATTTGATCATAACTACTTTGCCACAGACTTTCATATCGAAATGTTCTTTAAGAACTTGTTTGATACAAAAGTAATTGCTGGCGCTGATTTTGATGGCAAAGTAGTACGTACAGGGTGGCCAATGGAGTATATGCCTGATACGTTGCTGATGTATAAGAACATGCCCAAGCGTGATCTTATCTTGTTCCCACATCGTATTGCTCCTGAGAAGCAGGTTGAAATATTCCGTGACTTAAAAGAACACTTACCACAATATGAGTTCGTTGTTTGTCAAGATCAACAACTTACAAAAAATGAATATCATAACTTGCTAGGTGAAGCTAAACTAGTATTCAGTGCCAACTTACAAGAAACACTAGGTATCAGTTGGTATGAAGGTGCGTTAGTTGATGCTATTCCTATGGTGCCAGATCGATTAAGCTATAGTGAAATGGCCTTAGACGAATTTAAGTATCCTTCAGAATGGACTGAATCATTTAAATCGTATCAAATACACAGACACTCATTAGTAGAAAAGATTGTAAATTATATGGAAAATTATAAACAATTTCTACCTCGCCTAAATACTCAGGTAACATCTTTAACGGATAACTTTTTCAGTTGCGATCAACTATTAAAGATGTTAAAATAACACACATGTGACATCCACGTCATTAACTCGGAGAATATTAATTGACAGAATCAAGAACATACCAAAACATACTTGCCGGAGTAGAACAGCAAGGCGATGACAACAAAGATTATAAAGAAGCATACCTAGCAGACGTAATTCGCTTTAAAATGAAACGTGACCAAAAGCGTTTCTGGGCAGGTGACAATGTATCGGACTATGTCACTGAAGAAATGAAGCACAAACTCATCGACGAAGCAACAGAAGCATTTGAATTAGTGCTTGATCGGTTGTTAATCGATCGTGAGAATGATCCTAATAGTCAAGGCACAGCAAGACGACTGGCCAAGATGTACTTTAACGAAATCATGAGTGGCCGATATGACCCAGCACCAGACGCAACCGCATTCCCCAATGACACAGAAGACCGTTACGAAGGTATGTTGGTTGTTCGTAGTGAGCTTCGCAGTATGTGTAGCCATCATCATCAACCTGTGGCTGGCGTTGCTTATATTGGTATTATTGCGGCTTCCAAGCTCATTGGCCTCTCTAAATACACCCGCATCGCACAGTGGTGTGCAAGACGTGGTACTCTCCAGGAGGAACTTGCTAATGATATTGCTCGCGAGATCGCCAAAGCCACTGGAGCCAAAGACGTAGGCGTATATGTACAAGCCGTACATGGCTGCTGTGAGAATCGCGGAATTATGGCACATTCAAGTCTAACACAGACAACAGTATTAAAGGGTGCGTTCAAAGATGACACTAGTACAAAGAAAGAATTCTTTGACAACATTAAACTACAACAAGACTTTGCTCCGAGGTAATATATGAACTCAGTAGATATGGCTAACGATCTAATTAATCGTGCTAGAAACTTAAAGAAGTTTGAAGTGAAACGTATGCTAGAAGATGGCATCTTATTCAACGGTCCTGTACCTTTTGATATCAAAGGCCGAGATGATTGCTATTGGATATATGCCTATGCTGTTACACAAGAAGAAGCAGAAGCACAAGTAGATATGTGGCTAAGCGATCGAACATGATTCACCCGTTGCTAGATGAACTGATGGTCCAACAACAGTTGCCAGCCGCTGATCGTCGAGAGTGGGCATGGCAGCACATGGTGGCTGTGATCATGCTAAATCAAACCGGAAGGAAGGCGGTGAAATATGTACTGCCTCTTTTCTTAGATCGTTGGCCAACTCCAGAAGAGTTTTTATGGACAACGGATGACGAAGTCAAAGAAGTAATTTGGCCTTTGGGCATGTACAATGTCCGTTTCCAACGACTCAAACGTATGACCGCAGATTTTTTGACTTGGGACGGAAATGATGCTACAATGTTATACGGCATCGGCAAGTATGGTTCAGATAGTTATGAGATTTTTTTCAAAAAAAACTATGTAGTCCAACCCACTGATAAAGAACTCAAACGCTACTTGAAAGAGGAAATATATGTTTCTTAAACTGCTAGAACGATTAGGTCGTAAGCGTATTATTATGGATAGGCTCAGTAACGAACCTTATCTAGAACGATACTACCTATTTCTCAAAGAGAGAACTCTCTTTCCATTTAACATATTTTTACACAAGTTCTTAAAAGGTGATCCGGACGATGTTCATGATCATCCGTGGCCTTATGCTACATTGATTTTGCGAGGTGGATACTATGAATGGATTCCTATTTTTAATACTATCGGCGAAAAAATTAATGAATGTAAAGTTTGGAGAGGTCCTGGTCATTTCCGTATCTGCTCTTCTTCTAGTTATCATCGCATTGAGCTAAAAGAAGGTGTAACAGCTTGGACATTGTTTATGCCCGGTCCCCACAAACGCGAATGGGGTTTCTTAGTTAATAACAAGTGGGTGCAACACGATCAATACCTTAAGGATAGACATGAACAAGCTCATAATTAACAACGATCAATTAAAAAATTTAGTTACTAAACTCTGTCGAGACATTACTCTCAGCGGATGGCAACCTGAATACGTAGTAGGTCTAACCAGAGGTGGTTTAACTCCTGCTGTTATGATCAGTCACTACTTCAACGTACCATGCGAAACCTTAAAAGTTAGCCTACGTGACGGCGGCGAACCAGAAAGTAATTTATGGATGGCTGAAGATGCATTTGGATACACCTCTAAAGAAGTTGATTTCTTTGAAGGTAATCCTATGGAATTGATTAACGAGGGCCGAGCTAAAGAAATATTAATTGTTGATGATATTAACGATTCGGGTGCTACTATAAACTGGATTATGAAAGACTGGCCTAGTGGTTGTTTTCCTGATGATCCTGTGTGGAAAGAAGTGTGGAACAACAATGTCCGCTTTGCTGTGTTAGTGGATAATCTTGCCAGTCAATGTAATGCTAAAATGGATTATGTTGGCATGGAAATTAACAAAGCAGAAAACGATGTATGGGTTGATTTTCCCTGGGAAGATTGGTGGCAGAAATGATAGCAGTATGGTTACTGGTTATTTTTCTTGTTTTGACTGGACATTGGATGTTAGGTCTTATAGTTTCACTAGTAGGAATTTTATTTGAAGGCATAAAATGATTGATGCAAAAGTAAAAGTACATTGCACTGACGCTGGTAAAGATTTTGAAATGCATGTGTTAGCATATAAACCCAAGACATTTTTAGATGTTGCGTTTCAAACTCTTAAAATTCGTTTAGCATATATAGAACGTACAAAAGCGTTTAGAGGTAGTCTAGGTGGTAGAGAATTTGTTATTCGAGAAGAAGATCTTCCACAGGAAAATCGCAAGGAGTATCAGAGATGAAATCTAACGATACCAATAAAGTTATGCTAGCCCAACCCAACTGTATCGAAGATTCAAAAGCACCATGGGATGATCTTGTAGAGCAAGATTTTCATGTTAAGGTGTTTGCTGATAAGTATCCTGTCACTGACGGCCACTTGTTGTTCGTACCTAAATATAACACAGTTCATGTACTAATGGATTGTTTTCATGATGCTGTTCAAGACGGTATTAAAAGAGTACAACTAGGTGAGTGGGACGGATTTAACGTTGGATTTAATTACGGGCAAGCTGCTGGTCAAACAGTAGATTGGCCACATGTACATCTTATCCCTAGACGCAAGGGAGATATGGAAGACCCCACAGGAGGGGTGCGTCACGTAATACCTGAAAAGGGAAACTATAGGAAATCAAAATGAAAAAGCAAATTGTCGAAACACTAAAGCAACATTTCGAAGCACACATTTTAAAACATAAAATGAATGTTGATATTATGTTAGCTAATCCCATGGCCATTCATGATCACACTGATCTAATGGATGCTATTGAAAAAGAAGTTGCTCAGATTGCCGAGTATATGGACAAATTAGAAGTAATGGAGAAACACTTCAGTGAATAAAGTTACTGTTCCTTGGGAAAGTCAAAATAACGAATGGTGGAATGAAACATGTGCTACTATATGCGAACATTTTGGCCTTCCTGGGGGAAAGTATGTTACTGAGGTTAATACCGAATGTATGAATTTTATTTTCTACAACGATAAAGATGCTTTGATGTGTAGATTATTAGTTAGTGATAAATTATGACAGATAGAATAATAATTGCAGTATTATTAATTTTTTCTGTTTATGTTTTAATTTCTACCGACTTTGGTAGAAATACAGTAGTGCGATACGACTGTAGAGATGCGCATTGGCACCCGGATATTCCTATAGAAGTTAAAAAAGAATGTTCTAAATTATTCTACAAAGAATGGAAAAAACAAGAAGATGAAAGAAAAAATGATCCAAGCATACATGAAAACAGCCGAGACCTTCTCAGAACTTAGTCATGCTCGTCGATTACATGTTGGTGCTATTGTAGTGAAAGATGATAGAATTATCAGTATTGGCTATAACGGTATGCCTAGTGGGTGGGATAATAACTGCGAAGATAAAATATGGGATTCGGGCGCAGGCGGGTGGTTGAGTCCTGAAGAGATTATAGAACAATATCCGTATGAAGGATGGCACGAGGCCGCACAGCGTGATGTGCGCTACGGATTAAAAACTAAACCAGAGGTACTACATGCTGAAACTAATGCCATTGCCAAATTGGCTAAATCTAACGAATCTGGTATGGGTGCTACTATGTTTATTACCCATGCTCCATGTTTGGATTGTGCCAAACTTATCTACCAAAGTGGTATTAGCAGTGTTCTATATCGGAACGCTTATAGGGATACTAGCGGTATTACGTTTCTTGAAAAATCGGGGGTAAAAGTTGAACAATACAATAAAGACTAGTTGGACTCTTACTGTTGAAGAAGATTCCGACACCGGAGATGCAATAATTCAATTTCCTCCAGATCTGTTAGAGCAAGCAGGATGGAAAGAGGGCGACACATTAATTTGGAAAGACCGGGGCGATGGCTCTTGGCTTTTAGAGAAAAAGAGTGTATAATAGTAATATGAGTAAAATTAAAATCGCAGAGCTGTTTTACAGCATTCAAGGTGAAGGACGCTACATGGGTGTCCCGTCTGTATTTCTACGCACATTTGGTTGTAACTTTAAGTGTGCAGGCTTTGGAATGCCTCGTGATACAATCAGTATCGAGGCAGATGACATTGCATACACACACGCAAATATCGAATCGTTTCAAAAATATGAAGACTTGCCGTTAGTTAGCACAGGTTGTGACAGTTATGCTTCATGGCATCCTGCGTTCAAAGATTTGTCGCCATTGCTTACTAGCGATGCTATTGTAGAACGTACTATGGAAATTCTTCCTGGTAACAAATGGGGCGATGCTCACTTGGTTATTACAGGTGGCGAGCCGTTGCTAGGTTGGCAACGTGCTTATCCAGACTTGTTAGAACATCCTAAGATGGGGGATTTAAAAGAGATTACTTTTGAAACAAACGGTACTCAAAAATTAAGCGAAGAATTTAAAGAATATCTAGTAAAATGGCAAATGCCTAATTTAGATTTTGCTAGAGAAGTTACATTTAGTGTAAGTGCTAAACTTCCATGTAGTGGTGAGAAATGGGAAGAAGCAATTCTTCCAGAAGTAGTTTGCGAGTATGAAGAAGTTGGTACAGCATATTTGAAGTTTGTTATTGCCACTGAACAAGACTTTAAAGACGCAGAGTGTGCTATTGCCGCTTATCGTAAAGCAGGATTCAAAGGGCATGTTTATCTAATGCCAGTGGGCGGTGTTGAAAGTGTATATGCACTAAACAATCGCACAGTAGCAGACCTAGCAATGAAAAACGGTCTTCGTTACAGTGATAGATTGCAGGTGCCGTTATTTAAAAACGAGTGGGGGACATAATGAATATAATCAAAAAATTACTAGGCATAGACAAGCTAGAAAAAGAAAAAGAAGCATTACAAATAGCTAGAGACAAAGCAGTAGCCGAAACAGTCAGAGCCCAAGAAGAAGAAGCACAGGCTAAACTAACTCCTAAAGAAAGAGCAACTGCTCGAGGAGAACCATACATTGCCGTTCTTGATACCAAGGTGAATCCGGACAATATTCGTAATGGCTTTTTTGAACTTGACTGGAATGATCAATTTCTGTTACAATTAAAGCAAGAAGGCTACGGGTTCGACGGCGATGCTGAAGAAGAAATTGTAGATCGTTGGTTTAGAGATATTGTTCGACAAATGCTTGATGAGGACGGCCTTGATTCTAATAGGCCGGCTGGTTATATTAACGTAATTCCAATAGCTAAAGGCAAAGCAGAAGTTTCATGACATATATTTTAGTAGATACTGCTAACACATTCTTCCGTGCTAGACACGTAATTCGCGGCGATGCTGACATTAAGTTGGGCATGGCGTTTCACATCACTTTAAATTCCATCAAAAAAGCATGGAAAGACTTTGAGGGGAAACATGTAGTGTTCTGTCTCGAAGGTCGTAGTTGGCGTAAAGACTACTATGCTCCGTATAAACGTAATCGTTCGGATGCTCGTGCTGCGCTAACTCCTTCAGAACAAGAAGAAGATAAAATATTCTGGGAAGCATTTGATACATTCAAAGATTTCGTCACGGAAAAAACTAATTGTACAGTACTACAACATCCGCAACTAGAAGCAGACGATTTGATTGCTGGATTTATTCAATCGCACCCAAACGATAATCATGTTATCATTTCAACTGATACCGACTTCGTTCAACTTATTGCCCCCAATGTAAAACAATATAACGGTGTTCAGGAATGTACAATTACACATGAGGGATACTTTGATGACAAGGGCAAACGAATTATTGACAAGAAAACACAAGAAGCAAAAATTGCTCCTAACCCAGAATGGCTCTTGTTTGAAAAATGTATGCGTGGTGATACCAGTGATAATGTCTTCTCGGCGTATCCAGGTGTGCGTGTTAAAGGTACTAAAAACAAAGTTGGTCTTACTGAAGCGTTCGAAGATCGTAACAGCAAAGGATTTTCGTGGAACAATCTCATGCTACAGAGATGGACTGATCACGAAGGTCAAGAACATCGTGTGTTAGAAGACTATAATCGTAATCGACAATTGATCGATCTTACACAGCAGCCAGAAGATATTCGAGCAGTTATTAATGAAACTATTTCGTCTGCCACTCAAGCAGATAAAAATATTAGTCAAGTCGGTATCAGACTTATTAAGTTCTGCAATTTGTATGATCTTAAAAAAATTGCGGATCAAGCACAAGCATATGCTGAACCATTAAATGCGAGGTATAAACAATGACAGACTTACAGGCAAAAGCAGTAATTGAAAATAAATTTTGGATTGTCGAAAAAGATGGCGAGAAGTTTGCCACATTAAGAAAAAGCGATGATAATAGATTTGTTATGAGTAATGAAGCTGGGATTAAGATTTACGAAACAAAGAAAAGTTTAACTGATCAATTTGGCAAAGATTTCTTTGTTGCTAAAATTATCAAAGAAGCAACTAACTCACCGTTACAGGAAGTGCATGGTTACCCTAGTTCGTGTAATCCACATAATCCAATGTATGACATTAAAAGAAAGTTGCCACTTTTTACCAAGAGTCAAGATAGTAAAAGTGTGTATTGCGCCGGTTATTATGTTATTAAGTTTGATAAAGGCTGGGTCAAGAGCCATTGTCCTAAATTAATAACTCTCCAGCGATACGAATATCAAGGGCCGTTTAAGACAGAACTTGAAATGAAACAAAGGTTATCTAATGTCTCGAAATGATCTACCAATTAAACTTACTAGCGTTGAAAAAATAGTACAACGACTAGTTGCCGCTGAAAAAAGCAATCAAAAAGAAATTAGGCTCTCTGTTCAAGAAGCTCGTGAGATTGTGACCGATCTTAGTGTATTAACATCTAAATTGGGCAAACATATCGAAGATATACATCAAAAATTAGATAAAATCGAAGCTGCTAGTGCTCAACTCAATGTACAGATGGACGGAGGCACGTTCTGAGAAGATAAATATATGCGTGTATTATAAAAGAGAGATTTGATGAGCAGACCAAAACCTAAAGTGTTACTTGAACATGCAAATAAAGAAACTTATAGAATAGAACAGGTTCTTGAGTCTGAAGCCATTTGGGCTGTATTTTATAAAGATCAGCCATTTAACTTAAAAAGCGGCAGTTTAGTTTCAAGTTATCCTGGTCCTAAATATAAAAAAGTTTCCTTTTCAAATCCTGGTCACGCTAGAAATCTTGCAAAGAAATTAAACAAAATGTTTAAAACAGAAGAGTTTAAAGTTTGCAAATTAACATCCGGTGAAGTTGTCGAGAAGTAATGAATAAAAAATATGCTTTTACAGAAACATTCTTAAAAGCTGCTAATATAAATCCAAACAGCGATTTAATACAAGAAAAAAAACTCCAATGGTGGTTCAATGTTCGTGATAAAGACGAAGGCGGTCTTCGTCTAACCGAAGATGGACTTACCTTTGTCCAAAACGATGCTGACATCAAAACATATACAATAAAGTTTCCCGGACATGTGACTTTAACTCCGCAGATACTTGTATGGTTAGACCAGCAAATTAAGTCCCCGTATCATGTTACTAAAAAAGAAATAACTGTTCTATCCGAAAAAGATGCTTTTGAGTTATATTTGTTCTCAGGCGATGTGAGAAAAATGGGATATTCCAAAGCACTGTCAAAACGATTAAACCAAGATTAACCGTCCCTAATCGCAACAGGTTTAAATATTATGCTATTATGATTACTATAAATCCTCTAGACCATCTTAACAAGAGAAAATTAAATTGGATTCCTGTTCAATTTTCCAAAACAAAACTCTCTCAAATTTCAAATATTGAGAAAGTAGATGAATGGATTAAATATCGCCTTAGTGGGAGATATTGTATAGCATCATATCCTCATCTTGACCGAGATGAGAAATCTAAAACAGCCACTTTTGTGGCCTTTGAAGAAGAAAAAGAACTAACATACTTTATGTTAGCATGTCCATACCTAAGGAGTATTTAAATGACAGACGAAGTTAAACAAAACGAAGCAGAAGCACAGAAGCAGATGGCCGCTCAACCTCAAGCTGAACAGCCAAGTACTGATCTAACAATCTCAGATCTAAATGCTTTAAAGACAGTAATCGATGTTGCCACACAACGCGGTGCGTTTAAGGCAGCAGAAATGGAAGCGGTAGGTAAAGTTTATAACAAACTAAACAACTTTTTAGCAACTGTGGCACCTGCTAAAGAAGGACAATAATCATGAAAACATTAAAGCATATCGGTAGAATTAAATCAACCGGTGAAAAAGTTCTAGTAGCATTTAGAACAATCCCAGGAGATTCGTCGTTTGCTCTTGTTGTTACTGTTGGTTCTTTAACAGCACCGCAACATGATGCTATCATAAATCTTGTAGAAACTGATCAAGCCCAAGATGCGTTTGAATTCGGTGAAGTGTTGGCTATCAGACATTTCCCAGAAGGCGGACTTATGTTGCCAGTGTTAAGTCAATTAGGAAAACTACAAAAAGTAGGAACTTCGGATATATTGATTACACCAACATCCGACGAAGGTAAAACGATTCCGTTAAGTGATCTTAACACAATTATTGCTGAACAGAAGAACTGTGCTGTTGATGATCTATGCAATTTTGTTTCAGGTGCGCCATCAACCGAAGTACGCACTGCTGCTAAAGTTAATGAAGTGCCTAAGACCAAAGAACCGGCTATCGAAGAGTCAGCTGTACTTAAAGCAGCAAACAACGAAGTATTAGATGATAAATCCATTGCTCGTTCATATCGTAGCCAGGCAGATGCTATGTATAAAGAAGCTGCTAGATTACGTAAAGAAGCTGATTCATTAGATCCACCGCAGAAGAAAACAACTTCAAAGGTAAAAGAAACCGAAGGTGCCTAAAAAATTATTCAAGCCACCAAAAGACGTTATCCAAGAGTGGCCTGAAATCTTTGAAGACCTTTATATGAGCACTATTCCTATTTCATATATGCATAGTGTGGAAATAGAGTTTGACGATGGCAGGATTTGGGAAATTAATGTCGCTGAACAACTGGAACTAAACGAAGCTGAGATTGTGGCGAAAAAGTTAATCGAAGCATTCAGAGAATATCAAAACGAAATTCATAATATGAATTTTAGAGTAGATATCGAAAAATTAAAAAATGATGTAATTAATTCAACGAAAGGTATACTAGGTAACAAATGAATGTTAAACTTTTATCATATTCCCAACCAACAGGCGAGTTTGCAGACATGGGCCTCAAAGATGCGCAAGAACTCATTGCGTATTGCGCCCGTGTCAGCAATCCCAGCAACCAGTTTAACACCGAGACATCAGAGAAACTCATCCGATACTTGGTCAAACACGCACACTGGTCACCACTCGAAATGGTCAGCGCCTGCATTGAGATCGAAACCACAAGAGATATCGCCAGACAGATCCTCAGACACAGAAGTTTTAGTTTCCAAGAATTCAGTCAGCGATATGCTGATCCTACTACAGACCTCTCGTTCGTGGTTAGAGAAGCACGGAAGCAAGATCCAAAAAACAGACAGAACTCGATCGCATTGGAGCCTACAATCGGCGATGCAATGTTACAGGACCAATGGAGAGATAAGCAGCTCGAACTTATCAAACTCGCAGCAGACACTTACAAGTGGGCTGTCGATAACGGCATAGCTAAAGAACAAGCTCGATCTGTTCTACCGGAAGGTAATACCGTAAGCCGATTATACATGAACGGAACTCTGCGCTCATGGATACACTTCATTCAGTTACGGTCTGGGAATGGGACACAACTAGAGCATCAAAGAATTGCCATTGCGTGTGCCGAAGTAATTACTAAGGTATTTCCTATGAGCAAGGAATTCGTTGAAACAGATCAATAACTTTTACAAAGATTATAGAATTCTGTCATTTCGGGGAACGTTTTTAAAAAATTCGTTCCTCTTCTCTTATCGTGTTCATCAACAAACATAATAAAATCTTTTCTATTATTAATTTGATTACTACCAAGTTTGGATTGATATACAGACAAGAGTCTTTCTAATTTTTGAATTTCAGAATTATAAAATCCAAGATCATACATTGTTGCTATCTGATCGTTTATATTTTCTAAAAAATTCTCTGTTAATATACCAACTGATTGATGAGGAGGATTATTTAGATACGGTATATCTAACACAACCATACGCTTGTCAAATTGTTTCCTTAACACAAATTTAAGAATTGTTTCATACCATGTAAGTTTGCCATACTTAACATTTAACGCAGCAACATCATTTAAGAACTTGTTGTATGAAGTTACAGATAACGCATTATATGTACTCATAATTCCTAATTTTGATTTAGGAACAGTTGAAAGATATTTCTCACAATTTACTAACCATTGATTATAATCTAAACCGTGTCTAATATATTCCGCTGCTTGGCCATAGGCTTCGCAACTTGTATAAATTATTAAACTTTTTACTGCGTTTTGTTTTTTTATTAATTGAAGTTTTTTTATAAACTTATCAAACAACTCATCAGGCACACAGAAATTAGAATTTATACTCAGTTCTAATTGTGTATTGGGATTAGAAATTATATAATCCAATACCTGAAACGTGTGCTTTGATAACAGGGGTTCTCCCCCAGTAATTCTAAATGTATGTAAGTCAGGATATAACGACGGCCACCACTGCCAAAAAGCATCTACATACGGATTTTCCTCTCTTTCAGGAATAGGCTCTTTGTTTTGAATTTTAATCCAGTTAAGATTATTAAATTGTGTAGATGTAGGATACGGGCCGTGTTCTTTTATTTCTTCCATCCACTTACTGCTGACATCGGGCGAACAGTAAGAACATTTAAAATTACAAACATTACTAAATGAAACTTCTAAATATTTAGGATTGATCGACTCAGTTGAACCAGCAGTTAATACATCATCAATAAATGGTCTTGACCACGGTTCATAACTTTTTAAAACTCTATCGCTGAGAAGTTCTCCAGCATCTTCAACTTTCCAGCAATAATCACATTCTTTAGGTCTAATGCCATTTAACATTTCTTCACGTATTGATTTTTTAAAAGATGTGTTGTGCAATGCGCTAGGATCTTTTTGTATTTCAGAGATAGGAATAACGTGAGTTCTAGGATGATGGCAACTATGTGTATGCCCTACTCCTAAATGAAGAGTAGTTTGTGTCCATTTAGCTGTACAGAAACTAGGGCTAATTGAATCTAATTGTTTTTTATAATCAATTCTGTCTTGAGACCATTTGTTCATACTTGTCTTTTAACCATTTGAAATCGTTAATCTTTTTAAGTATTAACGGTCTATCTTTATTTGCAGTTCCAAATTCTCTACCAAATTTTGCACCTGATTCTACGAATTCGGCATTCTCAACATTATTAAATTTAGAACACCAGATATCTAATCGGTATTCGTCTTCGCTGTTATTTCTATTAGGAATAATTCCCGAACTAAGTTTGGTACATTCTCTAACAGCAGTTCGCCATGCTTGGAATGGAGTTGAATTAAATTTATGTATGCTTAATAATTTTTTAACTATATGTATATGCCCGTTAAATGATGTTGTAAAATCAATCACATCTTTATCTACAAAAAGGCTACGTTGAAAGACCTTTACTCCACCATGACCATATTCTAGATCATTTACAGGATTTTTTGATCGGAACACATATATTTTATTTTTTTCTTTTACACTATCATATACATCATTTAATGAAAAATCTAAAAGATAGTTATCCGAATCAACAACCATAAATTGATCAGTGAATGATTTCGATGCACATGCTTTATGCGATTCTGCTATAGAAGTGATTGTATTCAATCGTTGAATCGTTGGCAATACACTCTTTGCTTTTGCAAAGTTTTCTTCTGCGTTTGAATCATCGTAATTTAAAAAGAATTTTTCCACAAATTATCTCTATTATAATATGTTCTACCTAGTTCTATTGATTCGTTATAAAGATCAATTAAACATAAACTTTGATTAGCATCGAAGTTAGCCCAATTTAAGCCTAATTTAAGTTTTATCTGATGGCCGGTTTTTGTAATTTCTTCTTGACATCCAACTAAATTAGTTTCAAAGTGTTTTGCTATGTCATTATATATCTGTGCCAATACTTCAAAATCTCTAACCTGCACATAATCCCAATTAGGATCATGTAACATCAAAGATCCCTGTCTTGCTCCTAATATAGAAAACAAACCATTTTTAGCATGTGCGCCAATTGAAGACCAAATTCTTAGTCTGTGTATGTTGTGCCAATACACGTCAGAAGAAATATTTTGCGGTTGAACTTTGATTCCATTTTTAGTAAGCATCTTAACGCCTTCGCGAAAACCTGCTCTCCATGCTTGGAACGGGGTTTCATTCATAATGCTATCGCTGAATACAAGAGGAAAATTTTTGTAACCATCTTCCCAACAAAAATCAATTTGTGATCCGTTTGATTCAGCAGACTCGTGCGTCAGCATATTATTAACAAACGATTTACTCCAGATCTTAAGACCACCATTGCCATATTTTAAACCGTTTATAACATTATTCGCACACCAACTGAAAACTTTTACTTCATCAGTAATATCTAAATTTAAATCTAAAAACTTAGTGTGTATTTGATTGTCACCATCGACTGTTACAAACCATTCAGTATCTGACAGTTGAGCAGCAGCTTTATGGGCAGCATCTGACCCTTTAACTCCATGCACACGCTTTGCCCAAGGTGCTTTGTTTAATAAGTCAGCATAATTAATTTCAGCATTAGGCTCGTCGTAACTAATGTAGATTATATCAATTTCAGATATTTTCATTCGAAAGCACATCCATATGTTTTAAATGTTTTTCTTGTATAAAAACTTAAATTAGAACTATAAAGAAAATCAAAATCTATTTTACTGATACGAGAAATAACTTCGTTAGTATCATTTAGATCTTCAAAATTAAATTTAAATGATTCATACAATACATTTATATCATCTTTTTTAGTAGCATATACTGTTATGCTACTTTCTTTTTTATCGATAAGATCTTTTTTAGATCCGTTATATGTTACTATTAAATGCGGGATGTTATCTATAGAACATATTTTTAAAACAACATCAAATAAACTTATTGTTTCTAATCTCACAAACGGGATTTTATAAAAAGAATTATAGTCTGAATCTAATTGTATATCAAATTTATCAACTACTTTTAAGAGAGAACTATCGAGGTCTATTTTGTAATTAGACATCTTTTTATTGCACAATAAAAAATCTTGATATAGCTCTATATAATTTTCAGTTACAACAATAAACGATTCATTGACATTTATGTTATCGGTTGGATTAACCGACGATAAAGACCGTATATCACCGGTGCTGCTATTATATACAAAATAAAATTTATCTTCAGATGTCATAATTTAAAATTTAATTTCATTTTTTGATTATATCCGTCAAACAAATTAGAAAAATCTAAATCTTTTTCAACATAATGTATTATGTCGTATTGATGGAATGAACCTATTTTATACTCATCAATATTATTTGTGTAAAACCCAATGTCTCGAGACCACTTAAATATTGGAGTTTTTAAATTTTGAATCATTGGTTTCATATGAACAAACTTAGGAAACTCTAACGGATGTGATATTTGATCTTGTATATCCAACAACTGTGCCGCTAAAGAAAAGATTTCGTCCGTGCCCATTTCGTTTGGCTTTTCTTTTTCTAAAAACATATTTTTAAATTCTTCTTTTTGATTTGTAATGGCCTGTACCAACTCAAAAAAATCTCGAACCATATAAGATTCTTTTTTAAAAAATGTGTATGCTGAATACAAATTAGGCAAATTGTTTTCTTTATAGATTTTCCTATAATAATCGCTGGTTACTATTTCATTTCTGTAAGTCAATACATTAGATGCTATATACATTTCGCAGTTTTCAACAAAATAATCAATCCAATGGCTAGTATCTCTCATAAAAATCATATCAGCATCTAAACACACTGTATGTTTCCATGGTGAAATTTTATTCATATAGGATCGACCGTCCCAGTGAGTTTGCTTGTCCCAGTATTCAACTTTATCAAACGCCCATGAGGTTTTATATAATTCAAGTTTTTTTACGTTATCAGTTACTAACGCAACATTATCGTATCCTGCCTTTTGAGTTCGTTTTATAGACAACGCCAATAGATGAGCCATAGCATGGTAATCATGAATTCCGTCATCCGATACTATTATTAAATAACCAAAACTCACAGTAATGCCTCTTTAAATTCTAAAATTGCAGACTTATTCATAACATGTACATCAGAATCTTGAATAGTCAGCAATGTGTCATTATTTTTTAAGATTAATTTGACTATTCCCTTATCTATTTTTAACACACTCTCGTCGTTTAATGTAAATGACAGAGGAGGAAGATATAATCTATCTAAAGACGATGCATACATGATATGTTCTGCTAATGTAAAAGCAATATCGTTCCTATATTGAAACGGCACAAAATTATATACGTCAGCATAGTAAAGATAATTTTCCTTTATGTGCTTTACTAAATTAAAAAAAGTTTCTGCTTCTTGAGTTTTTTTAAACATAATAGCAGTTGCCCATCTTAATTTTGGACCGGTGTTAGATACATATATGTCGGGAATCTCTAATCTAGAATTAGCAGGGTCAAGCATTGTTTCGCAAAGGATAACGCTCTGATCTATATCCCAATACTGATTAAATCTATCAGTAAAAATTAATAGATCACTGTCAATTAACAGCGTATGTTCGTAGGGTGTTAAAGCGTATATATCTGGCCGATTCCAATTTAAAAATGTGTCGGTGATTTTTCCATCGATAACTCGAACGTTGCCGTTTTTTGGTTTGTCTGTTAAAATTATTTTATCAAAAAACTCAAAAAAAGAATTGTTTTTTAAATTTTCTAAAGATTCTTGATCTGTAATTAGCGAAACTGGCAAATTTAAATTTTGTCGAGCCAAAGAAGCAGCGATAGCTGCCAGTGTTGAATACGATACAATCGGTGTATCATGAGCTACAACTAAAAGTCCCCGTGTCATAGTTTTTCCAAATCATATATAGATCTAGCTTTTTTTAACTTTTCAACATGATCAATGTACTCGGTTGTAGCCGAAAAATATCTGTCTATGATTTTATCACTGAATTCTTTTAAATTAGTAATAATTACAGGGTTTTTATTTGAGTCAAGTACCGGAATCGATTCAATCCGATCATTACTAATTAAAAAATTAACGAAATTAATTAGTTCGTGATCTATTTTGAATATTCCGCCGTTAAACCCAAAGGTTAAATCAGCGTCTAACTTTTCTTTTAAGTATAAACGCTGAGTAGTTAGCGACTTATGATAGTCTGCGTATTCTAATGCTGATTTTAATTTATTATCCATCTCTGTATTCTAGCATATTATATATGCTCTTGTCAAGAGATAAAATAAATTTATGATGAACTGATTGTAGTAGGAGAAATTACTAAATCGGAAAACGGATAATTTAATGTTATGCCGCCCGTGGTGTAGAATAATATGAATGCTATGCTGATATCAGCTGTTACTGCCTGGGCAAATACGTTAGCGTGTGCATCGGCCATAGTAATCGACCATCTCATTCTCCTTTCGTTAAGAGCTCTATGTGTTATTGAAAGGTAATTTGTTGCATAGCTACCACTACCCGCAACCCTGTAAATTTCTCTATCAAAGGCATCAGCATCGTAAAATCCAGCTGTAGTCCAATTTCCCGGACGACTTCCCATGTTGGCAGCATTTCGACCCCCATAATTGACCGGAGTTGTATTCAAAATTGCTGCCCAAGATTCGTCTTTTAGTTTTGAGTTTGCTGTAGTTGCCGCACCTGCATTGATATCAAATTGAATATGCCCACCGGTGTTAAACCATTGACGAATAGCATTTAAAGACGGCCACTCTATTTCTAAAGTAAATGATAATGTACCTGTCCAGTCACCGGTGAACGTTCTAGGGCTAGTTGCAGGTTGATTAGATGTGCTTTCACCTAAGTAGTATTTCTGGGTATTAGAGGCATTTGCTAGATTATAAAAAGAATCATATACATTGTATCTAATTATTGAACCTCGAGTCGATGTAGGTAATTCGCCAGCACCTGTGCCATCGGCTACTGTAAATCCAGTTTGATGTTTTCTTACCGAAGCTAAATCTGCTCTTAATCTGTTAAATTGATTAGCAGAAATAATGAACTGCTGTATTCTTCCTGTTTGGCCAGTTTGCCATGTTGTGAAACCAGCAGTATTGGTATTAAGATTAATGGTAAAAGTAAAGGTGCTAACTGTAACAACACTTACGTATCTGTCATTTAACTCTACCATTCCTCCACCAATACTATCAATATAGATAATCTCTCCTGGAACTAAATTGTGTCGAACATTAGTCGTTACAGTAGCTTGCGAGGCTTTGCTCACACTTGTAATTTGTGCTGTAGAAAATGGATATTGTTCAGAAACAATAGTAGCTTGTCCGTAGCCTGTATCTACAGGGATAGTACCGGATGTAGGTCCAATTAGTGTTGCTACCGTGCTTTGTATAGCATTGTATTCAGAGAAAATAACCGTAGATCCAAGACTTGCCATTTCTAATCCTTAAAGTATAATTGCTTCAATTAATTTTACATCGGTGTTTTCGCTAGATTCTAACGCTATAGCAAATACATCTGCGTATTGGTGTAGAGTAGCAAGTACAGCACAGCCGTTATTTGTTGCTACAAGACGATCACCTTTCTTTATAGATCCAACCACCTTAACAGGTACTCTGCCCTTTAGTGCTACTGCCTGTCCTTCTGCTTTAGAATTCATCAAATAAGCAGGCTTTTCACTAACGGCTCCAATTGCTCTATCACCAAAAACAGACGATCTAGCTTCTGCTTCACCACCGATCGATATAACAGTACCGACCTCATACTCTTTATCAGTTTTATATATTTCAGCAAGGTCAGCATAGTTAGCAGATGTGGCTGTACCGTCAAAGAATCTAGCAGAAACATCTCCTGCTGAATTTCTTAAAACTACAGTATCTGGTAATTTATTAGTCGATGGTAGTTTGCCATCAAGTCTTAACGAATCTGATGCTATACCGTCAAATTGAATTGCTTTAATAACACCGCTAGCATCACGAATTGGGATCGTAACTGATCCGGGATTTGCTACTGCTGACGGCGAGTAAGTTGCTAGCCTCAATGAGTCTAACGAGCTGCCAGCTTGACCGGAACAATCGCCAACTACGTTACCAGTTAAATTTCCGCTAAAAATTTTATTAACTGAATCGTATGCTATAGCACCCGACGAATCTGTTATATTACCTTGGTGTGTGCCTGCAGTGTTTCCTAATACGTTGCCTGTTAAGTTACCAAATAACGAAACAGCATAAACATTTTTCCATGTTCTAGCTGCTGATCCTAAATTAATTCTATTAGTTTGTCCAGGGGCAATTGTAAGTGCCGGAAATGCCGAGGCTAACGCACCGGAGAACGCCGATCTTGTAATAACAAACATGTCATCAAAATCTTCAGTGGATCCAGCGTTACTAATTCTTAAACGCAATGGGCCATTATTTAAATTTTCTATAATCGGAGATGAGTTACCGATATAAATTCCTAAATCGTTTCGTGTGCCGATCGTTAAACCTGCATCACCGAACGCAGTTCTAGTTGTAAAACCAACCGAGTCGCCTGTTCTTCTAACAAATGAATCTACTGGCAGACCGCCTAATCTTTCCGAGTTTGATGCAGTTCCCCAAAATTTAAAACCTGCCGACGTATCACTAACACCGTTTTGATCAACTGAGTTAAGTGTTATACCTTTGTTAATTCTGTTGTTGGCTAAAGAGAATCCGCTAATTTGATTTGTATCAGATAGTGTAAAAGTCGGATCATTACTGAAAATCGCAGTAGTTATACCACCAACCACTGATCTTAAAATAACATGAGATGCGTTACTCGTATCTTTAACAACCTGAGTAATAATTTGCGAGGTACCAAATCCTGGCGCACTCTGGGGACCAACTAACACAAAGCTAGATCCGGTCCAAACAGAAACTTGACTTGTAGTAGAATCATACCACAAATCGCCTTGAGTCAATCCAATCGGGGGTGTGTCGGATACTTCGGGACTACTGGCTGTTTTAAATTTAGAGCCGTCAAAAAACTTTATTTTTTTATTTCCACTATCATACCAAATTTGGCCTGATACTGGTTTTGACGGTGCTATGGTATTAGCAAAATTTTCTAACAGATATAAAAAATTTTCGTTCTGAACTTCACCGTATCCGGCATAATTTTGACCGATAAAACTTAAATCAGTAGTTCGATCAACTGTGCCCGGGGCAACAGTTGTTAAAAATGTTCCGCTATATCTATCAACTCTATATGACATGTTAGTTCCAGTTTCGTTTATTTATCGGCTTATTTTATTCTAAATTTAGCTTTTTACTTGTTGTGGTTTTTTCTTCTTCTAAAGAAACCCAAGTATAAGCGTTGGTATTAGTAGAATAGGCTGCTATCTGTTCTTGGTGTGTAGATCTAATTGTATCTAAAAATTCTTTCATTTCTGTAAATTTTTCAGTTTTTGGTATGTCGGATTGAGCTAACATATCAATAATAATATTCAATTGAGAATGTATAGGATATTTGTCTAAAACAGTAACGTTGGTTGTGTATCTAACATAGGACTCAGTTATTACTGGTTTATCTGTTCTTGCTCTAATTTCACCTGAAGCAAAATCTCCGTACCAATACTCTCCGAGAGATTCGTCAAGCTCGACTATTTTAGTATCAAATTTAGTTAAATCTAATTTTGATTTGTCATTGTCACTGGTTAATTCACCTATAAAAACCCCAGTGCTCTTTAAAAATAGTAATTCTCTAGATTGCTTTGCCATTTTAATTTCCTATATTTCCCCAAGCTAGCACTAAACTGTACTTAGGGGTTTCATTCTCTGTTATCTTTGTAACTTCATGTTCTATGTGTATGGGCATTTCCAATAACGCACCCGGTTCTTCTTGCACAAGGTTAGCGTTTCCGTTTTCATCAAACCATTGAAAATGAGGTTTATCGCTTTGAAGAAAAATTAGTTTAAACTTCCAATAGCCGCCTGCACTGTCTCGGTGTCGCAACAAATAATCACCCGGGTCATATCTGTTAATTGTAAAGCTCGTTACAGTTTTCTTATTATCGGGAATTGTTTTAAAAATAGCATCAATTAATTCGTCATTCATATTAAAATGAAATAAACTTTTTATTTTGCTATCTCCGTATGCCGTTGAAAAATTATATGTTTTACCTAAACTCCTGTCAGAAAATTTATCTCTATGCTTTTCAGCAATAGCTATAATTTCATCAGAATTAGTAAGATAATTTTTCACAAGATTAACCTGATACATATTCCCAACTTGTTCCAATACTATTAACTCTAAACACTAAATTATTAATTCTAGTTGGGTTATTCACTGTTGTAGTTACAGATACCGCATTAACAAAACTTACGCTAATCCATCCGCCATACCCTAAACTAACAGCACTAGAAACATTCTGAACTGTTCCGGCTATTCTTGCTTGTTGGCCTGGTTGATAATTTCCGGTAGGTGCTAGTGTATTCAACAATGAAGCTATATTTGTATTTGTAAGTCCTCTAACATCTAAAGAAAATACCAAAGGTTTTAATGTATAGAAATCTTGCACATACTCATCAACATATTGTTTAGTTGCAGCGTGATTTGGTTCTACTGGATCTCCGGGAAGTGTTAGATATCCGGTCATAACGCTACCAGACTTGGCAACTTTAGTATTATCAAATACTGTTATGTTTTGAGTGCCGTCAAATTCTTCGCCATTTATAAAAACTTCAGATGCCAATCTTACTGCTGAATCGGCTCGACCTTGAAATTCTACCCCTATAAAAGTTTTTGTAACATGGTTATAAGCTAGGTCATCGTTAATATCAAACAGATCGCCTGTATGGTCGCCTTCGGTATCACCGATTAAATTACCTGCTACATTACCTGTTAAGTTTCCTGAAAAATTTCCAATGAATGTTTTAGTAGAAGAATTATACGATACACTTAAATCTTGTGCTTGAATATTTCCTCTATGAGTGCCTATCGAATTGCCAGTAAGACTACCAACAACATTGCCTTGAACATTACCTTCAACATCTGCTAGTATGTTTGTAGCATATATATTGTTCCATCGCTTACTGACGCTTCCGATGTTTAAATTACCGTTAGTTCCGGGTATAAATCCGTCCGGATTAAAAACGTAATCTAATACTTCAGTATTATCGACTATTCTTAAAACAAAATCTGTTCCTGATAGGTTACTAAGAACAGGACTATTACCGTTTTCGACATATATTCTTAAATCGCTTCCGTCACCTACATAGAATCCAGCATCATCAAAACCTGATCCATTATTGGTTCGCAATACAAAACTTTCTATACCGTAGCCGTCTAATTTTTTTGAATTACTCGATGATCCCCAATACCAATAATCCCCCGATGTTACTCCAGATGATCCTGTATTGATTAGCGTGAAGCCCTTTTTAATTGTTGTAAAACCAGTTATTCCCTCAATAATTCCAATATCAAATTGGTCATTAGATATCGTTGCAATTACATCACTGTCCATAAACACTTTAACAATAGCATGTTCAGTGTTTCCGTTGTCTCGAATAGTGTCCGAAACTAGTCTAGTAACTCCAAATCCTGGAGATTGTTCTGGCCCAACAGTGACAAATTCTATACCATTCCATACGCTGACTTGATTTTTATTCGAATCAAACCAAAGATTTCCTTGATCTTTAATAGTAAGACCAGTTGGCGGTGTAGCTTCAACTTCAGTAACCGTTAAACTTCTCCATGCGTTTGTAGAATCTCTATATTTTATTTTATTGTTTGCTTCGTCAAACCATAGTTGCCCAATTACTGGTTTTCTAGGAGCTGTGGTATTTCTAAAATTTTCTAATAAATGTAGAAAGTTTTCGTTCTGAACTTCACCATACCCGGCATAGTTTTTACCAATTAGTTTTAAATCACTACTGGTTGTATCGACTGTTTGATCAGGGACCGTTGTAAATACAGTTCCGTTAAATCTATCAATTTGGTATGGCATCTGTTCGCTCCGTTATTCTGTTATACTTTTAGCAATTTCTTGACGTTGATTTTCTAAATCTAAATATTCTTGCTCGGTCATAGTTGTGTCAATAGTTAATGCTTTTTCTCTTAGGTGTCTTAATATTTTCCAATCAGTAGAATTTAAAAATTCACGTTTTTCATTATTTTCATTGAAAGTTTGTTGTTGTATTAATTGTTCTGGTGGTATAGTATCTACTGTTCTAGAATTTATATTAAAGTAGTGAGTTTTATTTTCAATTTTAGTAAAATCATTGTCAGAAATCTCTACAACAGTAACAGTTTGTGGCACCGACGGTTGATAATTTAATATCGATATAACTTGATTATTTTCTAAACATACGTAGTGCATTTTTAACTCCAAATAGCTAGCCAGTTGGCTGCAGGTGTTGATCTTTGTTCTGTATTTTGTACATAAACTCTAATTCTATCTCCCAAATTACTCCAAGTACAACGTAAAGAGTCGTTACCATCAACTCGTCCGGCATAATGAATCACTGCTATACTAGGTATAAAAGCTACTAAATTAGACATAGTTTTATTTCCAGTACCGGATACTGAAAAATCATACATTATAACTGTATGTTGATATGTTCCACTTCCAAGAGTAAATTCGAAAACTCCAGAAAAAACTATCGACCCTCTAGTATATCGTCTTTCACTATCACTTAGAATTGTAGCTGTTTGCAACGGAGAAGACACTTCAAATGTATTATTAAAATTTACATAGGTAGCCACGCCGTAAAATTCTGTTCCTAAAAATTCAGGAGCAGACAATGGAGGATCTATTACTATCCATTCGTTTGGAACTACAGAATTAACGTCGTTTAATGCTGCTGCATAATCGTTAATATTTCTTATTGTTGATGTAACTGACACAGTTGGTTGAGAACCTGGAGGAAATACATCAAAAAAGTTTGCACTATTATTCCAAGAACCTACTTGATTAGTAAATCCAGCTGTGCTATACGTTGTGTTTCCGTACGTTATTGTATAATTGGATGGTATAGCTGCTAGTGCTCCTTGAAGCACTATATTATCACGAGTATCAACATATCGCTTAGTGGCAGCATGTAAGGCAGATGTAGGATCAACTGGTAACGTTAATATTCCAGTCAATGTTCCACCGTTGATAGGAAGCTTTGTGTTATCGACAATTGTTATATTTCCAGTACCATCAAACGCTTCACCGTTTATTGTTCTTGGTGTTTGTAATCTAGTAGCGGTTGTAGAATTTCCAGAAACATCTCCAGTAACATTACCTATAACATTCCCTGTGACATTTCCTAGATGATCTCCTGCTAGATTTCCTGTAACGTTACCTGTTAAATTACCAGTGACGGTGCCTGTAACATTACCTGTAACATTACCTGTAACATTACCCTGTAAATTTCCAACCACATCACCTTGAACATCACCAAACACTGCTACAGCAGATGCTCCTGTTAATGTTCCTACAAAGTTATTTGCTGTGATTGTTCCTGCAGAAAAATTTCCGCTGCTATCACGTTTAACAATAGTATCATCTAAATTATTCGAACTAGCATCTACTGACCAAGTAACCGATGTTGATCCAGTATAATTACTGCCAATCAAATGCTCCCCTGGAATTAACGGATTTGGAGATACAGCATTAATTGTTATATCTGCTGATCCGTTAAATGCTACTCCATTTATATTTCTAGCAGTTGCTAATGCAGTAGCGGTAGTAGCATTGCCATTGACCTGTCCGTTAAAAACTGACGTTGAGGAAACTGTTATACCTTTTTTAAGATTAGTAAATCCTGCTACGGCATCCAAGGAATTAATTTCAAAATCTCTTTCGGCAAATATTGCTACCACAGTATCATTAAGAGTAGCCTTTATAATCGGCCAATAATTTCCAGATATATCTCGAGCCTTAGACGATATCAATCTAGTATCGCCAAATCCAAGCACTATCTCGGGCCCAATAAATTGCCAAGCAGTTCCTGTATAAACATATAATTTTTTATTACCATCTAACCATTGGTCGCCTGCTGCCGGTGTGGTTGGTTGAGTTGATGATATTTCTACACCGCCAATAGTGTTCCACTCGTTGCCGCTATAGACCTTAATTCTTCCCTCGGTAGCATTGAACCATAATTGTCCAATTATTGGTCTGCCAGGTGCGTTTTCACCAGCAAAATTTTCTAGTAACCATAGGAAATTTTCGTTTTGAATTTCTCCATATCCGGCAAAGTTTTTTCCTACTAGTCCAACACTGGTAGTTGAGTCCAAAGTACCATCTTCTAGTACAACTAGAGGGTCTCCGTTAAATTTATTAATTTGATATGGCATGGTTTAATCCGCTGTTTGTAATATTTAACTTAAACATAAGTTCCAAAAAGTGCTGAGTTAGTTGTTGTTGGAGAATCGTCTTCATCAATAAAGGTTCTTACCCAAGATTTGCCGCTAGGTGCTCCAGATGCTGTTAATGTAAATACCTGACGACCTCTTCTTACTAACGGTCTAGCAAATGCTCGTCTTGGAAACTCTTCAGCTGCTACTGTTTGAATATATCCGTCAGCAGTAGTCGTTAAAAGATTTATCTGCATAGGTAATTGATCAGGCAAATAATATCTCATAGTTGATATTCTTGTTTCTGTACCCACATCGTATTCTGTAGTTGGTGCTATGCTTTCAATGATAGCAGCAATTTCAGATTCAGTTAATGGAGTATCAATTAACGGATCGTCGCCTGTGATGTCTAATGTCAAAGGAATATTTCTTGTTCTTACTAGTCCAGCAACGTATTTTTTAGATGTTGCTTCCGAAAGCTCTGTTGATGTTAAAATATTTCCCGCTTCAACTGTTTGATCAATACTGTCTTCGCTAGTAGTTTGCACACCAATAATTTTTGGTTTTGTTGCGCCTTCTAAAATTACATTGCCTAACGGTTCTATAATTATATTGGCAGGATTAGCACTACCGCCATCTATGTAAGCCGCAGATCTAGCATTATTAGAAATTCTATTATTATTAATTGTAATGTTATCAGATGTAACAGAAGTTTGAGCACCGAATGATGTTAATCCTGGAGCAGAACTAACTGCGCTGGTTAATTCTATACCCGACCCAGTATCTCTTAGTACTTCAATTCCGCCAATTTTATAAGATTTAAGTGCTGGAATATCGATAGTTTCTGTAAAGTCCCAATCGCTTGTAGATTGATTCCATAGAATTGAATGATCGGTTGTGCCTTTTAGAACAATGCCGCCGCCATTAGCAGTGGTGTCTGTAGCAGATCCAGATTCTGGTACTCCTAATTCTATTGTCTTATCTAATAATCGTATAGTCTCTGATGCTACAAAAACAGTAGATCCTTCTACTGTTAAATTACCTTTTACTGTTAGTGCGCCGCCGACTGTGGTAATACTGTTTAAGTTTGATGGATATATATTAAACTCGTCTGGATTGCTTGTTAAAAGATCACCAGGTTTAATCACTAACGAATTTCCAACAATATTATCTCTAGTAGTTCTAAAAACTATCTGTCTATTATCGGAAATGTTTGACATAATTACATCGCCGGATCCCTCTACTGATAAGTTACCTTGTGGCCCAGGACCCCACGATATTCCAGCAACGTTTTGAATAGTAATTGGTTGAGTGAATGTATTAGCAATGCCCTTTCTAGGATATTCGGCTGCTACGTAAGTTCCTAGTCTTTCTGCATCTTCTACTATCCCTCGATATTTAAAATCAGCAGGGTTAGCTGGATTGAATCCAATTCTGATAACAGGGCTCGGATTCGATGGATCTGCATTATATCCTGCTGGTCTGGTTCTAATAACAAATTCAACTGAACTAAAATAACCGGACAGCGAACCTGCTGTATATAATGATGTTACTGTTCTAAATCGTCGATTATTATCTTCAATCTGTTCAACCCGAATTCCACTGATACCTTGATTGAATGAAAAATCAGGACCTAACAAGTAATCACGGACTCCGTCAAAGAAATATAATTGTTTATCTACACTGTTAAACCAAAAATCACCAACACCTACTTGTAATGGTCTAGATTCCGATAATACCGCAGTTCCAATTGATTTCCAACCCGAACCGGAATATACTTTAATTCTTGCTTCTGCTGTATCATACCATAGTTGTCCTTCTAACGGATTACCTGGTTGTGACTGGCTGGCGAAGTTTTCTAATATTTTAACAAAATTTTCATTGATAAATTCACCAAACCCACTGTAATTTTTTCCAACCAACGTTATATCAGTAGTTGCTTGATCGATTTGACCGTCAGCAACTACTACTATTGGTGTTCCGTCAGTTTTATTAATTGTATATGCCATATTTTATACCTTAAACAGTTTGTTCTTCAATTGGTTTTCCAGATCTAATAATGTAATTTAAAGTTATAAAAGGATTTAACACTTCAAACGGACGACCTGTTAATGATGTTGATGCGCCAGGAGCTCTTCTATTTTCATCAGCGATCCTAACAAGTCCTGAAGATGTCATTTTTCTACTTTGATTAATCAATGTACCATATGCTGTAGATGAGTTTGGCACCTGTGGAGGACCAATCGGTGTTTGTGGTGTAAAATCAACCACCGATGTTGCTCGATCATGCAGTACATAATATTGAATGTTAGACGGTTGATTGTCAGATCGTCTTCCTTGTAAATCATGATCGTGATCTGGAATATTAAATGGTTCAATGATATACTCAGATGCTCCGCCGCTGTCACCTAAAATGTTAGCTGCGCCGTCACTCTTAACTCTATATGTTGTAGCTGTTAGATCAATTGTAGCTGGGATTCCGCCCGGAAACGGCATGTCTAAATCGTTGTTCATGGTCTGCAGACCGAGAACAAATCGTCCTCGTAAATCAGGTAATCTAAAAGATCCACCCGATGTAGTAACAGGTGTTAATGGAACCGATCCGTTATAAATTGAACCGATAACTTCAAAAAGTGCTCGATATCGATATACTTCAACTTCCGACCCGTCACATAATAAGTAACCGGGTGGTAAATTTCTCCAGGCATCTGAGCCCGATCCTTGACCAGCATAAGGTAAAATTGTTCCAATCGGAACTGATAAGTCATCAAAAAACACCGCTCTGGTTGTTTTTCTTAAACCTGTACTTGATCTATAGACTAGAATTTCATCTGAATCTTTAGACGTTCCTATTGATGGTTTATTTGAAATAATATCAGCAGTAAGCTGAGTAGTAAAAACTTTGTTTAAATTACCAGTACCATTAAAAGAAACAACGTTACTTTGTACGTCGCCCTCAAGTTTAAAGTTAGTAGCAGATCTTAGACTTGTTGCCGAATTGGCATTACCGCCAATGTCTCCATCTAAGTTTCCTTCGATAGTGTTTGCTACAATAGTGTCAGCATAAATTGTGTTGTATCTATTTGTTACTTTTCCAATTGTTTCTGATGCTGTTCTTGGTTCTAAAGATTTAGTTTTTAATGTACCATTTAATAATTCAAGATCACCGCCGACGATAATATTCTTAGAAACTGCTAGTCCGCCTAATGTTCTTACTGATCCATTTTCTAAGTTAGTTGCATCGTCTGTAGAATTACTTAAAATTGTACCAGTTAATTCTAGATTTCCTAAAATGTCTAATGCTTCAGTAGGAGACTGAGTATTAATTCCAACCTTGTCCTCAACTACACGAATAATTGTATTGGGCTGACCTGATCGACTTGTTTGGATATCAATAGCAGCACCTGCTGTTGAATTGTAAATTGTAGAATTAGCATTTGAAACACTTAAACGGAAGTTACCGTCAGTACCAACAGTAAGCCCTGCGTTATCCTTAACGTTAAATTGCTTTTGAATTGTTCCGATTTCGTCAGTTCTTAAAAAACTTGTAGAAGGAATTGTATTTGTACCAACTACTAGTCCTTCAGCTGATGTAGCAATACCAACAAACTTTGGTGTAAAAGCTCCTGCGCCAATGTCTGTTCTAGTTGTTAAGTTAATACCTGTTCTAATTAAAGAAAATCCCTGAATTGATATTTTTGGTACAAACTGATCTCTACTGATAATAGATACTGGGATGTCATCAGTATAGAATATGATAACTGTTCTTTTTAAGTTATCGATGTCGAACAACGATTCAACTAGCGGGCCTGAACGTGTGCCTTCGCTGAATTGCGGGCCAACTAATATCCAGTTTGTGCCCGACCAAAGATATAACTGTTGAGTTGATGTATTGACCCACAAGTCGCCCACATCAGCATCTGTCGGTTCATTAACCGCAGTCTTAATGTTACTGGTGGTTTTCCAACCAATACCATCAAAAACAAATAATCTGTTTTCATTAGAATTATACCACAGTTGCCCAATTACTGCTTTTGCTGTAGAAGGTGCAACATCACTGGCAAAATTTTCTAATAAATGTAAAAAGTTTTCAGCAATTAATTTACCATATCCTGTTTGATTTCTTCCAGGCAACGTTAAACTAGTTGCTGTATTTGGTGTGTTATCAACGACTTCTAACGGTTCTGGATTTAAATTGTCGTCTGTAAAGAATACGCTATATGTCATTTTTATACCTCAGTAAAACCGGTTAAGCTTTGTACTCGAACGGTATAATCTATTTGAATTAATCGATTTAATGATTTTTGCACAGGGTGAAAAATAACATGAGTTAAAAGCCTGCCAGTTCCGGCTGCTTTTAATCCCAATTCATCAAATACAAATTCGCCGGACAAGTCAGTTGAATTGTCAAACGCCTCTTGGCCGCTTGGTTCGCCGTAGTCTAATAAACAGGAAACTAAAATATCAGAATAAGTTGCTCCGCTGATATGTCTAACTTCCATTTTATTTCTAATGTTATCAGTATTAATAGCAGAATTTTGATCAACAACTTTTAGATAAGTTTGATTATATAAACTTGAATTTATACCCACAGTGTTTGGAGTCAAATAGGTAATTAACCCTGTTGGATCTACCACTGTACCTCCGTTGCCAAATACCATTTCTGATATCCATCCTTGACCTTGGTTTGATAACGCACTAGCCATTGCTACTGACATATTTTCGTAGTGTATAGCGTTTCGTTTATCTATGAAAACTTCTTTAGTTTCAGGGTCAAATATTTTAATATGACCTTCAACATGAAATCCCATATTCTCGTCAGGGCGAGAAATTGGTATATTTTTATCTGTATTTTGTGGCATAATTTTAGACTCGTCTTTTTCCATATATGTATTTATTAGAGCAATTTTGTTGTTCGCTGTTGCAGGAATTTAGCAATAGGTGTAGTATTTTGGCTCAGCGTAACGCCTGTTGTAACTTCGTCGGCGCCTTGATTATACCAAACTTTTCCAGTTCGTTTAATAACTGTAATACGTGCTCCGGCTGGCGGAGTTTGGGTAATTCTTATAGCATTTGTTTGATTATCAACTGAAAATTCTGCTTCTAAAGTGACATCTCCCGCTGGACTGTAAGATCCTACTGTAGAATCATACACTGTAATTGGATCCTTTCTCAAGCGGCGACCTTGAACAAAAACTTCAATAGTATCGCAAGGATAAAAATTGTCCGGAATAGAATTTGTATATGTAAATTCTACTAAGATTCCTTGCTGATTTTTTCTTGCTGCTGGAACAAACGGTAATCCTGTATAAATTTCAGAACTACCATCTGCTACAAAATCGTACCTATCTTGTGATTCTTTGTAAGGAACAATTTCTCGATATCCTACATCCACAACATAAGATTCTACAGGATGGGTAATTGCTATAGAAGTTCCTAATGTTCCTCTTCTTAGATCCTTTAACACATTTCCAACTTTGCGTAGATACTCAATTCTTTCACCGTTAATTGTTACAATTCCCGGCAATTTTAATTGAGGAGTACTTAATGTAGTAGCATCATTAACTTCCATTTCGTCATCGTAATAGTTAAGTTCTTTAGTTAGCTTAACATCCGTAACTGTATATCTATTATAGTGATGACTATTTAAAATATCTTTAAAAATTTCAAAAGCAAATGGTTGTTTATAAACCTCAGTAGCAAAAGAAATTATTTCTATTTCATCATCTTCTGTATTACTATCTTTTAGATAAACAGTATTTCTTGGATAGTCAATATAGAAATCCACATCTGGAGTTAATCTGTCTCCGTTTTTATAAACCCAAACATAAGACACTCCTAACGGAGCTCGTTGAAGTGGGTAATTTAATTGGCCACCAGTTCTAACATCTTTAACTAAATCTACTGACGAGTAACGATCAAACCAAATAATATCAATTTTATCACCGGCTGTTAAAATTACATCATTAGATAACACAAGATTATTATCAATAATTTCATATTGCACTGCTTCGTATGTTTCTACTCGGATAACATCACCGTGGTTTATATTTTGTTTAATAACATTAACACTGTTTGTAGCAGCTGAGAATTCATATTCAATACCAAATATTAGTGGAATATTGTTAATATAAGCTCTTACCTGAGCTTGAACAATTCCGCCAAATGTTTTTAATGGATCTCGTCCAACATTAACTATTCTATTTGTTCCGTCATATGTCTGTATAACGGTGTCAGCACATCTTAACAACTTATTGTTTAACTCAACAATAACGTTACCTGTAGCTGACGCTTGTAATTCAACAAAATCAGTCACAGCATATGTACGCTGAGAAGTATTAGTAACTGTTATAGTTTGATAGTTTGCTCTCACAATAGAATTGTCAGTTCCTGATTCGCCTGAAAGAACAATAATAGATACTTTAGATCCATTAGGTGGGGCAATACCAAACTCAACTAATGCTTTGTCGATATTATTAACAACACCGTTACTGTTAACAAATGCTACAGGAGTTGTTGAATAATCCACGGTAGCAAACACTCGACCGGCTTCTGCGTAAGATGCTGCTGTTAAGAAATATCGATTTGAACCGTCGCCTACAAATTCTCTATAATCTAAAATTTCAACACCGCCGATACTTATTGAAAATATTTCAATTAATGAATTATTAATCGGTGCTGTTAAAAATCTTATTTGTTGTGTATCTGATACAAATGTATAATCAACATCAACTTCTTGTTTCACCTTATCAACAAACACAATAACAGAAGAATTTTCAAGAATAGTTTGTCCTATATTGTATAAAATAGTTGTGCCATCAGCGGTATAAATTCTTGACAATATCGCAGGTGCTCCTTGTCGATCTGAATGGAATACTTTTATGCTTACAGATTCTAGTACTTGCCCCGGAATGTTTTCTTCAGGAGCAGGAACTTGATCAGGACTTATAAACTTATCACCTTCGATAACTATCTCAGCTGCGGTTAACCCTGTTGCCGTTGAATAGGCTCCATTAATTGCGTTTGGTGCAACTAAGTTTCCTGTAGTATTGCTAGATAACAATCCACCGCTAACGTCGGCGTCGATTAGGTTAGCGTCTGTAATTGATAAAGAACCATCGCTAGTATCTGGACGGAATATCAGCACGTCGCCGTCTTGTATCGTTACCGCTGGAGGAATTACTATTGACCGCGTTGATCCATCACCAATAAATGTATCCATTACTGCTGTATCTATCGGAGCATCACTCAATACTAGTATATTTTGCAATACTTGATCTAATGTTTGTTCCAACAAAACTACTGACTGAGTAGCGGTATTGTATTCTGTAGTTGCCGTTGCTAGTGCTGAATTAGCATTAGATAATGCTAAAATCAACGGTGCTTCAGCAGCCTCTAATGCGTCTAAAGTTACATTTAACGCATCAATTTCATCTTGCTTATCATTGATTTCTGTTTGTTTATCATCAATTGCAGAAACTATAGCATCAAGTTGATTCACCAATGTCTGATATGCTGGATTAGGAATAACATTCGATGGTGGAACAAAAATTGTAGGCGGAGTTGAAGCAATTTGTATTTCTATCGACGATTTTTGATTATTTAAAACACTCAACTCGACCTGTAAATCTCCTCGATCGTTTTCGGCCTGTGTAATGTCGCTTTCAATAGATGAAATTTCTAGTTGTTTGTTCAACAATAGTGTATTAGCAGAATTTCTATCAATCTGAGCTTGATTTAACAAATTTAATTTTTGTTGTTTAATAAGATTTTGATTAATAATTTGAGATTCTAATGTAGTCTGTTGATCTTCTAAATTGTTTCTTCTCTCATTTAAATTTTGTCCCTGAAGAACTGTCACAAACTCAGTATAATTTGTATCGTCAATTCTTTCGTAAATTCCTGTAACAGAATTTCTTAGATAAATGTTGATTGCTTGCCCATCTAGTGGCACTTCGGGCAATACAAACATATTTGTAGTTCCGTCGGCAGTAATATAAAAATCTGAATTTAAAGAATCAACGCTATCCCAGCCTTCCGTAAACCAAGGCAGTGCATCCCAGCCGCCGCTGACGTCTAGTGTGGCACCTTGAACTACTACTCCACCAAAGTCTATTCCTGTTATTAGTTGAGAATAGTCGTAATCAATCTTAATGATTTCTTGCGTAATATCATCTCTAATAACAGTTTTTTCTAATCCTATCATTCCATCTGTAGGATTATAATATTTGTCTATCCTGTTGAGAGAATCTAATGATTGGTCATTTTTCTCATATTCAACAGTTACAAGAATGGTTTTTGCTGGTGCTGAATTAAGTGTTAGTTTTCCTACTTGGATAGTTAATCCATTAACTTTAGTAGTATCAATAGATACACTGTACTGGCCGGTTAATAGCTTTTGTCCTGGTGAAGTAGTTGTATCAGTTATTAATTTTGTATAGACATTTACCTTTGTCTTGTCAAGTGCTGCAGGATATTTTAACTCAAATACAGTCTTACTTCCAGTGCCAGTAAAGGTTTGAATTTCTTTAAATTTCTCATCCAACGCCTTGGCTGTAAATGTAGATGATTTACTTACTCTATCAAATTTCATCGATACATCAAAAGTTCTTGCTTTTGTGTTTCCAATTACCGCAATAGCAGTTGCAGCGTTTGATAAGTTAGTTCCAACCCCGCCTACTAATTTTACCGTTGGCGCAGAAATATATCCAGTTCCGCTGTTAGTTAATACTATTCGACTAACTTTTCCATTAGAGATAAATGCTCTAGCAGACGCACCTGTGCCACCGCCTCCTTCAAATACCACAATCGGAACAGTTTTATATCCGGATCCAACGTTAGATATTTGAATGTCTATTACTGAGTATTTGTAATTGTCTAACCAGTATTTCCATGGATATGTATCAATTTCAGTAGAAATAATTTTAACAGGTTCAATACTGTTAGTATCAGGATTATATACCGAAGGAACATCGAAGTCGCTGAAACTTGTCGATGTATTTTCAGTTCTAATATATCTACTTGTATATTCTCGTATCTTAGTTCGGTACGGTTTGACTTCTTCTATATACTTTTGATAGCTAGGTAAATTGTCACTCTTGTAAGTGATCTTTTGTGTTAAATTTCCAACGTTATGGATGGCATTAACAAAACTTGTTTTAAACGCCCAATCTACATATAACTGTTCTGAAAATGCATAATGAATATTAGCAAAGAAAAGTTTATTCCATTCTACTCGCAGATCATCTAAGAAAATATCATTCTTAACAGATTCTAAAATAATTCTAAACTCTCTAGCCGAAGACTGATCGTATCCATTACTATCAAATGATGTAGTCTTATCATATCCTGTAGAATTACTTTCAGTGTTTATAAAACTGTCATTTATTTGTATTGTTCCGTTTGATCTACCAACAAGTCGATACTTATCGAGTATAGTTGAATTTTCTATAGACGTTCTTTCTAGTACTGCCCAGTTGCCAGCACCATACTCTCGTATTCTTAGCAATTGACCAATTGTTAAATTAACTTCAGATTCTTGATATAGTCCTACAATTTCATTAGTGATTCTAGATTTTTCTGAGAACCCTTCAGCCCACCAATCAATAGTAGTCCAGTAATTTCTTGTGTTGTATGATTGAGTAGCAGTTCTATAAAACTCTTTTGCTTTTTCATTCCAGCTGTAGATGCTCCAATAATTTCTCACAGTTGAATCAGATTTAACTAAAACTGCAAATTGTCTAACAGACAACGCTGCTGAAAGATATTTTGCTCCAGAATTTACAACAGTCACAGATATTACTCTACCCAATCGATCAATGTTGGCACGCAATATCGCGCCTGATCCTGATCCAGTAACTATAATTGGAGGAGATACCCTATATCCATATCCGGCTTCAATAACATCTACAGTATCAATTTTTCCATTAGCAATATTTGCTTTTAAAATTGCGGGAGATATCTTTGACGTAGAAACTAATGCTAATTCTTCTTTAGTTTCTACCGTTCTATCATATAGATTTTTAACATCTGCCGGGGCAACTTCAAAAGAATTTAATCTAGTAGTATTAATAATTTCTGCAAACGGTCTTGTTTTTAAAATATTATTAATAAAATCTAAAGTTATTTGTGTTGCTTTGTTTCTATCAACAAACATACTCTGACGAGGTCTGCTTGATAAACCATACTTAAATTTTGTTGGCAGTTTAAAATCTGGAACATCTTTTCCTGTAATATCGTAACCAATTAATGAATCAATCCATTTATTTTCTAGTTCAGGAGACGGCAGGCTGTCTGCTACTCCTTCGGTTAGAAGCTGATATTCTCTATGGACTTGATTAATTTGTTTGCTGTTTTTATAGAACTGAATAGTAACAGATACATTATTTCCAGTAATTGCTATTGTCGGATTATATACTGCAATTTTTTCGTTGTCTATTAATGCCGCAAAAGTTATTCCTGTACCTAAAGGATTTTGAATGTATTGAGCTACTGAACTTGCAGCAATCTTTCTAAAGTTTTTATTAGTTGGTAACGTTATTTTATCTTTAACCCAGTAATAATAAATTCGAGAACTTACTCTTCCAGTCAAAATATCTACATTTTCTTTAACAGAGTATGAACTATTATCAGGGTATAGTGGTGTTCCCGATACTCCAACACTGAATGCGTCAGCTGTGACTGTTATATCAGCCCACTCACTAGGAAGATATTCAGTTTCAACCCATTCATACACATCAATCGACGATCCGTATGCTAAAGAGTTCCATCCTCCTAACTTGTAAGAAATGTCACCCTGGTTATAATTTGCCCACTTAACTGTGCTTGTGTCCCACCACAAATAACCTACCATGTTGTCAAACCAGGCTCTAGATGCGTCAGCAGAAGTACCAACTGAATAAACTGCAGGATCGTAGGATGTTTTAAATTTTAATTCTTGTTCAGCGACTGATAAAATTTTTCCGTTTAACGGATCTATTACATCAACGTCTAATAGTTTAATATTTGAATCGGAATCGAATAAAGATAACGATTTTAATAATGTTAAATCAACTACAGGCTCTTGGCTACGTAACGGTGACCAGGCATTGATATTTTTATATTTTCTAAATGTTTGAACCTTACCTATGACTGAACCAAGAAATGCATCTTCCGAAGATGTAAATGCAGGAGATCCTATAATCACTCGATCGTCAAAACATGCTAAAGATTTTCCAAAATTTTCTCCAGTGATTAAACCTTCATCAAAAGATTCAGATAATATAAACGTATCACCGTATCTATTATAGATATAAACTTTACCAGTAATTCCTACCGGGTCTCTAAATCTTGTTAGCAAGTAGTCAAAGTTAGTTTCGCCTCTATCAAAATTTATTAATGTAGATGCTACAGCCGAACCTGCAGTAATGGCTATTGTGTCAGCCGTTGGAGATACTGATATTTCGTCTCCGAATCTTTCAAAGAAATCAAAAGAGTAACTTTCTAATCGTTGAATATATTCAAATCTATTATTAACATTTTTAAAGACGAACACAGCACCTTTGTCTTTTTCTTTAATGTCGGCATCCGGAGCTGAAACAAATAATAAATTTCCTTCACGGCTTAATACAACCTTAAATCCAAGCTCGTCTCCGGACTCTAGATCGTCAGTGATAATATCATTATCGTCGATCGTTTGAACTAGTTCATAAATGTTTTCTTGATTTTTTAGATAAACAAATACTGCTCCAGTATTATATTCAGATGCGTTCGATACCTTTTCCCATACTGTTCCACTAACTGGAAGTTGATTTAAACTTTCAATAGCTAGTAATTTATAATATGTTGGTTGTGCTGACTCGACAATTTTTACAACATCGTTACGATTATATTCTTGATAAGACTTCCATGTACCTTTATAATTTTCTAAATCCGCAGTATCGGCAAACGGAGCTCCTACTACTAACAACGACGCATCTGAGGACATTGTTGTAGAATATCCATATCGATCTCCTACATTTAATAACTCAGGAGTTTGATCTCCAACCAAACCAACTTCAATAGATGAACCATCATTCGGATAAGCAGGCTGTATTGGCAATATACCAGCATTGAGAGAATTAACTAATTCCCAACCAACTGTGTCTGTTGTAATCGTTGTACCGCTATTTTTAAAATACGGAACAGTTGATCTCCAATAGTTATTATTATACCATACTATCGATCCAGTTGCATAATCGTTGGCTGGGTTAAAAATCCCTACAAAGTTATTATCATCCGATTGTGTCCAATTAATACCGTCAAAACTGTATAGATAAATTCTTCCTTTGCTATCTAACGCACCAGGAGCAGAAATAGCCATATAATATGCTTCTGATGCTCCTCCTATGTTAGATCCTAAAATTCTAATTTGGTCTCCAACGTTATATCGTGTTCCTCGAACATTAACCGTAGCAGCATATCTGCCGTTAGATCTAACCAGTTCAAAAATTGCTCCTGAACCGCTTTGACTAATGTCAGTACCAATAATATCCGAATATGACCCTAACCCTACTGATGTTCCTACGAAACTAACTCCGGATTTAGCAACACCTGAGATAGTAAAGTTTCTGATACTGTTATCAATAAACTTCATTGGATTAGCAGATGGCGATGATGCTGATGTTAAAGTTACAATTTGTTTTGTTAAAGGGTCACTGTAAATTGTAAAAGATGTACTGTTAATAATCTCTTTTACAAAGTACTGGCTTCCTGAAGAAATCCCGCCGACCGCACTGCCTGTAAAGACAATAGGCATATCAACTCTTAATGTAGCTGTAGATCCTACAACAACCGTTGAGTTAGTTTCAAATGTTCCAACAGTGGTTATTGGTAAGTTTGGGCTTACTCTAATTAAAAGATCGTTAGCCGGTGTGTCACCGCCCAGTGTTGTACCCGGAACCAAAATAGTAGATCCCGATCTATATTTTGTCAAGTCTCCTAAATTGCCATCCGATGTTGATGTTACATAGGCTTTCCATGGAGTTGCTAAACTTAAAAATGTGCCTGCTGAAACTTCTTCCCAATATTCAAGATTAGTAGGGAGAATCGGTTCTGATACTTCCCAATAGTCAGTATCAGTTGGTAACACAAATTGTACTTCTTGTATTGATCCATCCAGTCCATTTTTAACTCTATAGTACGAAGACGATCTAAACGGATACTTAACCACATCTCCTGTATAGTAAGTGGCGTTCGAGTCCCACACACCTCGATCTGTCTGGGTATCTTTTATACAGCCATAATATCTTAAACCTAATCCTGGAGCAGAATATGAAACAATACTTCTTCCAGTGTATCCCACACCTCTGTTGATTATTGCTACTGCGTATGTATTTCTAGTACGTGTTACATTAAACACAGCCTCATTAGTTGGAATAGTGGAGTTAATACCTGTAAGATTAGAATATGTTTCAGATCCAATAATTGAACCGCCGGTGTCAATGGCTGTTACTGTAATTAACAAATCGTTTTCTGGAGACGACCCACCTACCTGTGTTCCTAATACATTTATTTGATCACCTAACGCATATCTTGTACCGCCGTTTCTCACGGTTACTACATATGTGCCACCGGATTTTGTAATGTTAAACGAAGCGCCATTTCCTGAATCACTGATGTCTGTACCACCAATGTTTTGGTATGTGGCATCTTTTAATCCGCTAGTTCCCACAGCATCAACAATAGTAATACCGCCGTTAGGGTCAATTGCTTTAACAATTAACGTTACATCACCGCTGGTGCCTTCAATACCTTCTTGTTTTCCGATTGAAACACTGCTACCAAATAGTTCGTTAGCTTCCGGGCGAGGACTGATAATTGTTTTTCTATATGTCCATTGACCTTGTGTAAATTCAAAAATATCAACACATCCCTGTTTAGGGTATCCTGGATTAGTACCTATTAAGTTCTTAGCTGCAGGTTGTGCTTCATGTAGATCAACTGGGCTCCAGTCATCGCTACTTAGGTTGATTGTGCTGCCGTCACCTAAAATAGGTTTGTTAGCTTTCCATAATTTTCCTGTGTAAATCACAGTGTCGTTGGTATTATATTCTGCCGAGGTACTATACTGCCCTTTAAATCCAGAAGGAATTCCAGAAGCAGTTGGTGACGCAACAAGTAACCATCTTCCGTCCGGACTTACCGATAACACAGTTCCGTATGATCCTAATAGCTCAGGTGCAATTTCAAATATAGGACTTAATACTTGACTAGGTACTAGGCCGTCTAAACTCTGTGTATAAACAATTACAGCAGAATCTCTCGATGTATCGTTAGAAGCAACTCTAGCACCAGGATTAGACACAATAGTCTGATCCCTTGACGGAACGTAAGCAACCGCACTGCCCATGCTTGCTGGGAACGAAACACCATATTCTGATATTCCTGTTTTAGAATATTGTTTTGTACGCTGTAATACTTCCCAATTTCCGGTAGCATTTTTATCTAACCATACTTTAGAACCTAATGGAAGAATTGAAAAATCTTCCTTTATTAATTCGTCAGTGCTGGATATTCTCGCTGGCAGGAAAACACCAACATTACAGAAAGAACTTTGATCTATTTCTGGTGGTTCTTCAAATCCCAATACCTCTATAACGATTGTTGTAGTGTTTGACGCTTTAATTTTATAAAAACCTGTCAACCCTTTAATATTTGTTAAACCAATAATAGTTCCGGTTGTTAAACGATGTGGTCTGTTAGTTGTTATAACTGCATTTCGTTGATCAATGGCCGCAACCGCAATTACTGTTACATTGGTTATTTTATATCGTAAAATATCCCAACCACCCGTTTCATACGTTATCCAAATTACAGAACCATCATTAAACTGTGTTACATCGTTTCCGATTAATTCATCAAAATTCTTAATTACAAAATCTACGTCATCGACATTAACATACCCTGCTCCGGAATTAGGAACAGAAATATTTTTAGTTTGAATAATTTGATTTTTACTATCACCAATTTGATAATTTTGGTCTGATAATACTATGTAATTTTTATATTCATTTTGATCAATTGAACGATCATTTAAAATAATAGGTTGAGGATTTAGTTTAAATTGGTCTTTGCCTATTTTAAATTCAATTTCATTAAATTGATCTGTTCCACCAATTTGTCCTAATCTAAATGCCCATTCTTCATTTATTTCAATAGCATCGCTATCAACAGAACTTATTTTATCAAATATTTTTTTGATAGAATTGTTAGTTCCTTTTTCTCTAATAAATCCTTGATATAATCTGTATTGTGTTACATCGTCTTCGGCAAGATCTCGTAGATAATCTCTAGATTGATATCCAATAGAATGTCTAGCTAATTCTCGCTGACTAGATCCCAACCCTTCCGAATCTAAATCATAAAAGTCTTCAAACTGACTTATCCTATAATCAAAATTTGCTACTAAACCAGTTTCAGGACGACTATCTAATTTTTCCCAGTTGCTAGGATTAAATTCAGCCTCTCCCGATTGTGCTACTTTGCTTACGTAATTAAATTCTTTATAGGTAGCAATATCTCCTAATTTGTAATCAACAAACGGTGACCACGGTTGGATATTGACATCGTCGAATAAAAATCCAGGGCTAGTATAATCGCCATCCCAATCAGTTGTTCTAAAACCTAAAACTTTGATTCTCTGCTGTCTATATCCTGGACCCTTGTCAAACATGACATCATTGAACATAGTTCTATCAGAAAATACAACTACGTGTTCTTTTAACACATAGTTAATTCTAGCAAAATATATGCCGTCTCTGATATTAACTGGAGCTATAGCAAATTCGTTGTATCGTCTTATAACATCAATGTTTGCCGGTAATAATTTAGTTCCGTCGCTCTTTAAAATTGTATATTCATAAAATGAATCTAAAAGGTTATCTGCAACTCCGCCGGTAGATATTAATTTTAATTTAATGGCTGCAGGGCTTACTGATAAGATTGCTCCCGGTGCCCAGTTATGACTGGTCCAGAACATAAATTCTTTTGATGTAGTTTCCCAGTTAGCAACTGATTGAAGTTCGCTGCTGAACTCGTCGAATACAAATCCAAGATCTTTTAATCGTTCTCCGTATCCTAATAAGAAATCAACAACATCTTGAACTGTTTCTAACGCTGTTCCGTATGATAATCTCTTTAAATCTGTCTTGTCAAAATATGTTCTTTTGGTTGCTTCAATAGCACCAACAAGAGGAATTTGAGTTATTCTAACCCATTTAGTTGCATCAAACTGGTCTTCCGATGTGTGGGCTGTTACAGATCTAAAAAATTGCTCGTTGTATCTTACAATTATACCTTTGGTATAGAATTGATTGTTTTGCCACGCAACGTATGTTTCGCTAACACCGCCTACAAATATTTTAGGATCTGCGTTGGTTGGTAACGAAGGATAATATTCAAAATATGTGTTTAGTCGATCATATCCTCTAATAATCCATGCTCTAGCCGACTTTTCAAGTATAACTCCGGAATATGTAAGACTCTGTACAGATGATCCGATGTTAAAAAATATGTCATAATTTTCTGGAGGTATAAAAACACTGCTTGTAGATGCCTGTGGATTTTTAGAATCTAAAATATATTTCTGTTGTGACTTATCAACAAATCCGCCAATTCTATTAGACATGTTAATATCAAAATTTTCTAATTTTTCAATTAATGATGTTTTGTCTTTTAGATCAACTTTTAAATAATTGTCAATATAGTAAAACAATCCAGACGGAGTAATATCGCCATTAAGGATTTCCAGTAAGTCAGAAATTTTAACAAAATAATTACTGTTAGAACTTACAAGCTGACCTAATTTATTTTTCTTAACTTTAGTTTTATCTAAACTTGCAGGAATAAATTCAAAAGGTCTTAATAAGCACAAAGCAAAAATAACACTGAACGGATAAGCAGAACTTTTTCTCCAAGCATACTCTGCCGGAGCGACATCACCAAATTTAAAATCTAGTTGATTATTAAATGTAGAATAATTGTCAAGAACATTTAATAGTAACGGATTTTTTAATTCACCGTCTTCATCTGTAGGAATAATATCTAGTAAATTAGATCTCTTATATCTGTCATGCTGGCCGGCTCGTGGGCCTTGACGAATTATACCGTCCTTTAAGTCTTCCCATAAAATTAAGTTTCCGCTGGTATATGGAGCAGGACCGTATTCATCTTCCCACCATAGTGGTTTTTGTGTAAAGCCCAACATTTCCCAAGGTGAAATATGTGGTCTGTCAGTATCATATAAAGATAAAAACATACCTCGCCAAAAGCTAGGCAATTCTTCTCGAGTAGTTTTATCGACTACTTGAGAATATGTATAAGTGAATGGGTTTGACACTTGATAAAAATTATTACCAAATAGATCAATGTCAGTAGTGGATGCCCATCTTAAAAATTCTTGATTTATTACTGTATTAAAATTAGACTGTGTAAAGATTCCAGTTTTATAAAATGACGATAATGTTTTATCAATATCAAATGTTTCTTCGTCATATTCAATTTTTATGTTATTATAAATTCGTTTTTCTAATTCTAATAATAAATCGTCTCTAAAGTCGTTGAATGCAATTGTTATACTGCCGTCGTGGCCTCTTATTACCTTTTTAGGTTCTAGGTATGTAGTATCAACATAGATTTCTGGTTCGTATTTTTTATACATTCCCATCTTGGTAGGTGTGGGAGGTACAAAGTTAAATGCTGTTGAAAAATATTCTTTAATTTGAATATTATCGTTTTCATTTAATGGTTTTAAAATTTTAACAAAACCAAACGTAGCATCAAACTCGTAGTCTTTACCGTTAATGCCTTGTTGATTGTTTATATACACATAGGTTGCTTTCGATGATATTACCGATAGATCAAATTTGTCACCTAAGGAAAACACATTGATACCAGTGTCTTCAACAGTATAATCAATAGTCGTAAACGCACCAGAACCTACCATGTCAGAATCAACAAATGGTGATTTAATTGTTTTTGCCTGAGAAATAGTTGTTAAAATATCATCAACAAATTTAACAGGATCTCCGTTATCATATGGCAATTCTATAGCTAATGTTAAAAAATTATTTTTAAACTTTTCGTATTCAGCTGAAGCAAATCTAATCGAATTTATTATATTTGTTTCTTTATTGCACAACAAATTAATCGACAAAGTTGGAATACCGGAATGTTTTAAAAATCTTCTTCCGTACTGTTCATAATCAATTAAATCTCTTAAATTGCCGCTACCGGGATATGTTCCTTCAAATCCATCGACTAGCTCAACCATTGATCCTAAATGATCGTTAAGCTGTCCTAAAGTAAATGACTGTAGATCTTGATTTAACGGATTTCTTTCAAGACCAAACGGGATTTCATAATAACCATCAACTGGTTCAGCGTCTGAATAAACTTTAAAGGTCACAGTGTCACCTGATATCAGTTTATTACTAACAGTTATTTTCTTTTTATTGTTTTCAATAACAGTACTAATAGGAGTTACTAAATTTCCATTAACATAGCAAATTGTTTTATCTCTAGTAGATGAATTCCAATCACATGCTGTTGAAATTACAACATTGGTATCTTCTAATACTGTAATCGTTTGAATAATTGCCTGCAAATATTTGCTGTCAATCAGTGTCCATCCGTTTTCGTATGTGTATTCAGTTAATGATCTATTATTTCTATAATACCCTTTATTCACTAATTCTGTGATAATTTGAAAATTTTCTTGGTATGAGAAGTTATCACGGTCCCAGTCAAATTCAAACTGGATGTCTCCTGAATTGTTAATATTCAGATAGCTTAATGGAAACTCGAGTTCGGTATCATTATTTCCCGTACCAATCACATAACTAATAATTTCTGATCCAGTAAATGACGAAGTGTTGTACTTTGTTAAATCTCCTACAGATACCCCGTCAATGTCAAATACATCAAATAGTGGCGGTTGATTTACCTTTGTTTTTTCTTGGCTTCTAATCCATGATTCACCGTTAAAGTGAAACATCTTATTTCTATTTTCTACACCACGTTTAACAACCAGCCCTTCACCGGGATTAGAAACAGTGTCTGTAGTCTCTATCAAACTAATTTGTCGTCTATTAACAATATTAGTACTAGCTTGTACTGTAATAAATTTAACTTCAAATATTTTATTTTTTACTAAAGGATCAGTGTCTGCTGTAAAAAGAATTCGATATCCGTCTGTTAAAGGCTCTCCGTCAATGTTATAACCAGATGACCCTTCGATGACTGAAAATATATCAGTAGTAAAGTCGTCAATTAAATCAACACTGGTTTTAGCAACAACGCCATGATTAAACAGTTGAAGGTCGGCATTAAATTCAATAATTGGTCTTTTTGCTCTTAGATTTTCATCTATTTTTGCATCAGTGTTATTGAGCTCTCCGGTATATTCTAATACAGATCTATGGAACCATCTATTATATCTGCTCCATGGATTTTTATCTAAACTAGATCGATTAATTGTGATATAGTCTTTGCTTCTTGGATACGATAGTGATTCATCAAACGGTTGGTCATCGAATCCGCCATCGTCAAACAACACTTCTGGATTAGGATTCGAAATAGGTGGAAGTTCAATGGTTTCCCAATTAATTAATCGTATAGCATCTCCAACACCCTCGATTACCCAAGATCCTTGTTTATAAATTGAAGGTGATGTTTGTCCTTCAAATTTAACTCTTAGACCATTGGTAAATTTAACTCCGTTCGAACTAATATATTTTTGCTTGCCTATAACATCTTTCTCAATATCTAAGAAAGTGTTTTCTTTAATTTCAGCGATCCTAAATGTTCCAACTCTATCTCGAGTGGTCGAACTTTGATAATATAATAATTCAGGAGCATCGTTAGGTACTTCAAATATAACTTTTCCTACTTGAGTTCCGCTGTTAGTCACTCCCTTGGTATAATTTGATTGCTCACCTAATACATTTGAGGTTCTGATAAAAAACGGGTCGCCTGGCGAATTTACGTCAAATTCGTAAGTTTGGCCGCGGTATAAAGTAATTGACGGATTTTTCTTAAGTCCGTCTGGATAAAAAATCCACTCTGATGTTCCGCTGGTTCTCACACGGTACGATGATATTGTTTCTCTTGCTTGTCCTTGAACAGCAACCGAATCAACTCCAACTGGTTGCCAATAATATTCTCTGTAATTAACAAATTTGTCCCAGTCAATAGGAGGAGCCCAAGCATATGAATCATTGCCTGTAATTTGATCATCTCTTTCTAGACTGTTGCCAAAGAATTTTAATTGATTTTTAAAATCAATATAATCGTTGAATTCAGAGATTCTATTGTTTTTTCTAACAACTACAGCAGGTTCTAATTGATAAGCATCACGTAATGTATCGGCTCTATCTATATAGACATCAGTCGAGTTAAAAGTTTTTCCGTACTTTCTTCCAATGTATCCAGATAACTTTTCTAAAGTACCTGGTTGTACAAGAGCGTCTAACGTAGCACCTAAGAATTTTTCATTGGCGTTAGTCTGAAAAATATCAGGTAACAGTTCAATAGTTCTTCTAATAGGCAATCCGCTAGATTTAAAAACTTTATTTTCCATCTTTATCTACTCGTTGTTGTAATGATTTGATTTGCTGACAAATTTAATTCAGTAGCTGTGATATTTGAAATAATTTCAATATTATCAACGTTTGCTGAACTAATAAAAATTTCATCGGGCCTTGATTGAATTTCTAACAAACTTCCAAACACTTGATTAGGCTGTTTAGGTACTAACACCATGTTACTAATGTCAGGTGAATTTTGTGTAATAACGTATGTAATCAATTCGCTGGCAAAAAACTTATCGCCAAAGTCCCAATTTTCAATTGAAAAGAACTGTGCTATAGAGTTAATTATCCTAACTTTAAGGTCGTTATTATTAATCGACTTGGATGGATTCTTGACCACTTTAAACGTAGCTTGAAACTCTGATTGTGCTATGTCACCAAACAATGAAAAATATCTCACCGGATGATAAACGATTTCATCACTGAGTGATTTAATATCGTCTAATGTTGATCCAAACTGGATTTTTAATTCTTCGCTTGTTGGCGATGGCGGTTCAATGGTTCGATTTCCAGCAATCCACTGTCTGTATTCAGTATCGTAAATTCTTGTTAGAAGATAGATATCAATAATATTACTTGAGCTAGGATCTATTCTTCTATCAACTCCGGCATTATGTATATACTGAAACTTAAGATTTGATCGGCCAACATATGCTACATATACTGGTTCTAATATAAAGGATCTTGTGATTAGGTCAGTTCTTTTAATAACATTTTCAGCAGAGTCGTAGAAATAAACTAGCTGGTTGTGCTCAAAGTCATTAACATTTGTATTAACTTCTCTATCACGAATAATGATTAGGCCATTTACATTAGGAACGTAAATTAATTGTTTAGAACCAAAATCATCTAATTCTTCTTTAAAGAACAAATATCTATCGTTGTTATCAAATCCAACAACTTCGTCAAAACTATCTGGATTGTCAATTACTCCGTCGTTGTCGGAATCATAATAGACAACTTTTATCGAATCAGTACTTTGATATCCATCATCATATCTCACAGAATCATAAATTTCAAAAGGCACGTCTTGTTTTAATACTTGATTTTGATCAACAATAGCCAACACCTCGTTAAACGTAAATGTTGGATTTGCGTTTCTTAATGTAACAATGTCTTGAGCAATCTCAATAATGCTGCGATCTCTTCCTTCTGGAACTCTATTAATTCCTAGAATCTTAATTTGATCTTTAATTACCTGTCTAGTTTTACTATCATAAATTTTTTCATTTTTGTCAAAATAGAATCTATTTTGTAGTTCGCTGGCAAAAATATAGTCAGATGATCTAACTCTAATAATATATTCGTCACCATCAAAAATAAACGCAGCTAACCACGAACTATCAATATTTGTATTTCGAGTGTCGCCTGCTTGTCCTAAACTAAAATTACCATTTAAGTCAAGATTTGAGCTTGTTACAATTTTCCATTGTCTTGTTGATATGTCATATCGAATACCAAAAATTCTTGACGCAAACATCAACTCCACTACTTCAGTTTCAAACTCCGATGAAAAGTTATTAACAAACTTAGGGACTACTTGTGTAGGTAGAGCATTCGATGGAATTGGATCGCTTAATATGATTGGTCCAAATCCAGTATTAAGATTACCGCGACCGGCGTTAGTTCCGTCTCCAGCAACGCTAACAATTTTAGTCCATATATATTTTCTTTGATCTACATCAGCAGGATCGTATTCTACAACTTCATTATTTTTAAATGCTTGAGATTCTTGAGGTGGAATAAATTTTACCAATGCGCCGGCTTCGACAAATCTCATGTTACTATTTGTGTAGATGCCTACCTGAACTGGTGTTCTATCAAACACATTACCAAAATATCCGGTTGTTGATGTTTCGTCTGTAGTAGTTTGACTCCACGATACATTAACGTCAGATGTAAAAATTTTATCAAAGTTAGTAATGTAAAAATTATAAATTTCACCTGAATCAATTATAGGCTCAAATGTATTTCTTATAAAATTTAAAATTGTATTTTTATTTTTTGATTTAAATGTAAAAGTTTTTTCGTAGTTTTTTCTATAAATTAACCCATCATCAGCAAACACATTTACCTTAGAATATTTTCCAGAGGCATCGATAATATCAAAATTTCTACTAATTCCACTGCTGGTTCTGTTAATGGATTTTACTTTTAAAATCTCTTGCGAACTGCCTAACGGAGCAAGATTATAATCTTCTCCGGTAATCATTCTGTTCTGTGTATAATATATTGCCGGAGCATTGGTTCTTATTGATTCGATATCTTCCGACGGAGCACTGTTAGCTACGGTATAATTTAAACTCAATGAAAGTGTTAGAGTATGCTGTATTCCTAACTTATTGACATAAGGTACCGCAATTGCAATTCCCTTAACTTCGCTTGGCTCTATTGAATATCTTAAACCATTCGATACTCTATAATAAACTCGCATAGCGCCAACTGGTAAATTTCCATATACACCGTCAGCAAAATTTAAATCAACAGCATCATCAGTTTTAGTAATAATTGAATAGATGTTTCGTTGATTATTTTTTAAACTGTTGTAAGCAATATTGTTACCAACTACAGCCGAAACTTGTGTCCATAAATCTGTTTCAATATTTTGAGAATCAAGTTTGTACAGCCATATATCGTTGTTGTTAATCCCTGTGGTGTTTATGCTTACTTTTTCGTTAGGTACGGGCTGTGTTACCTGGAAGTCAGCAAGTTCTAAACTTCCTTGTTTAAACATCATAAAGAATCCAGTATTAGGACTGGCATTACCTTTGCCGTCTTGTTTATAAACAAACCCTAATTTATTTCCTGGAAACGGTGCTTCTTCATAAATTTTATTTTCGTCTTTGAATGTTGTACTAACGATTTCAAAGGCCATAAAGCGGCCGGCCACTGTCTTACTAAACGTATAAACAGGAACGTCTGCTGTAGATGTATTAAATCTGTATTGATCAGTTTGAATACCGTCAATAACTGATGATAATTGGCTTCTGCCGAATTCTACATTATCGACCATCGATGAATTCATAACCAACAAAAACTGTTCGAACCAGTTAGGGTTAGTAGGATCATTCCATTGGACTGACTGTCTTGCTAAATTTCTTCCGTTACTATCAATTAATGTGTCCGTGGTGCTGATAGTATCAAATTTTAATAGGCCACTAGCTCCGATATTTCTTTTAGCGTTATATGCCAATGTTCTGGCAAGTCGTAAAACACTTTCTTTACGTTCTGCTAGTTCAATAAAGTTTTCTCTAGATGCTAGATCAATGCGGAATGAAAGGCTTTGCCCTAAGAATGCAATTAAGTCAATTAAAGCAACATATTCGGAACTTTCAATGTAATCGTTAAAATCTTCGGGATAGTTTTCTCTGAGATAAGAAATCATAACACGACGAAGATTTTCAAAATCGTATGATTTGAAATCTGCGTTTTTAAATGTTTGATAAACTCTAGTCCAATCTTCTGCTAGAATTAAATTATTTTGCCTTGCTGTTGTGGTCATATTTCTTATCCTGTCTAATATTTATTTTGATTTATTATGTACGCATATTAAATCGTAGGAATATTTCTACTGTCAAAATCTAAAATCATGCTATCAACCACGTTAAATGGAAGATACATCAGTTCAACTTGTATTCGTATGCCGTGCTCTGTAGCTTCTATTACTACGTTATTAACCTTTGTTCTAGGATCATTATTAACGATTGCTTCAACATCATCGGCAACAACTTTTTTATTTGATTCACTCATTGGTTCAAAAATCATATCCCAAATTGCTGTTCCAAACTCTGGATTTTCTACTTTCTGTCCTCGTTTGATGTGGAAATGATTAAGCAAATCTTGTTTGATTAAATCAATATCATACTGTTTAAACCCAGCTTTAGCATTTCTAGAATTAAATCCTTTGTATGTGAATGGCTTAGGATTAATGTTTCCTATACTAGCTTGATTTGTAGCAACTGTTTTTTGATTATATAATTTTGCCATATTATTCTCCTGTTACATCTCGGTCTGTTTTTTCTGGTGTAACTTTTGTAGGGTCTAGATGTTCATGATCTGCCCACGGTTCGTGCATTGGTATTCTTTTCATTATAGATAATACAGTTTCTTGGCTCTTGTACTGTGTGTCTTTCCATGTCAATGTATCATCAATAACTGCTAGATTAAATGTTGTTAGTGCTGTCGGCTTAACTGATGCTGTTGCGACTTCTGCTGCTGATGCTGGATCGCAGTTCATTTCGATCCGTGCTGCTTCTTCGATATGTTTTCCTGCCGATTTGATATTAGTGTTTGTTCCTGCCTGTAATCTTAAATCTACAGATGTTTTTAAACTAATTGTTCCAGTTGAAGAAATTTTAATTTTTCCATCGACTGTAGAATTACTATCGCCCATCACTTTAGAAAAAACATTAGTATCTACAGTTTGATGATAGTTTCCTTTAATATATTCTTTTACATCCTTAGTAACAATGTTAATTAAATCAGTAGCTACTTCTGTCTGTACTCTACCTTCAAGAGTTTTAATATTAATATTTCTTTTAGCTTCCATGTTGATATCTCGATCAGCACGAATGTTTAAATCATTTTTTGTATGAATTGAAATGCTATCTTCAGCAAAAATATCAACCTTTCCATTACTGGTTAATTCAATCCAAGTGGTTCCTTTAGCGTTACCAATGTAGATTAAATCTTCTGAGTTGTGTAATAAGATTTGATGGCCGGTGCGAGTTCTAATACGAAAGTATTCACTAGCTACTACTGTTGGGTCGCCTTTTTCATTGTTATCTAGATCAGCATATAACATCGGTCCTTCACTAGCTGGAGTTTTTCGTTGGAATCTTGAGTCACCGTCATCCATAACAAATGTGGTTCCGCCTAATCGACTTACCGGAACTTGGGTTTCGGACTTAGATTCTTTCTTACCGATATAGGCTTTTTTACCTAAGGGATCAATCGGACCGGGCGTACTGATTCCAAATACACTTCCGGGTAAATTTCTTCGCGGAGTAGAGGTTGATGGGCCCCTGATGTCATCCATTAACAGTCCCTGTTTTAGGTATGTTTCGGCAACTGGATGCACTGGTTTTTTTGCTGCGCTGATATTTGCACCAACTGCTACGTTAGCCGCTCGATTAACTTCTGCAACCGGTAATCCAACATTGGGCTCGTATTTTTGTCTATCTGCCTGAGCATAGTCAATGTTTTTACTCGACGCTATCGCAGGAACCATGTGGTTCGCAAATCTGTCAGGAATACATGCGATCCAGTATCCTTCAGCCGGGTCACCGTCAATGAATACAACTAATACAGTAACACCGATATCTGGAGGAACAAACCACATACCATACGATTTTTGTGTGTCGTTGAACGCTTGATCGTTGCCTTTATTTTCTCCCTGAAAAGAAAAATTTGTAACTCCGTAAAATGGAGTAGCGCATCTTACACTAAATGTTTGATTATCATTACCGAACTGATTACCGTTATCTTTTAATAAGGTAACTTCTAGTCCTCCCATGAAACTAGGATCTAGATGGCCAACTACCTTAGCTTTGTACGGACCTCCGTTACCTAAGATAGTTTTTGAATTATACTGTTTTCTGATTTCTTGTGCCATGTTTGTCCTTAAGCGTATGAGTACCCTTCGTTAGCATCCCCAGTCAATGGATTAAAGTTTGAGTTAGCAGGAACTTCTCCAATTTCTTTTGCTGGTTTAGAATCATCGTTATTACCAGCGACTGCGGTATCAAAGTCTTTAGGTTGTCCTTTCATACGAACAGCTTTAATAGTCTGTTTAAACACAGCATCTTTGGCCATTTCTGTTTCTACTTCTGTTACCATGTAGATTCCACTAAACGGACTTTCTTTTTCTTTAAAATTATATAGACCCTCATCGCCAGATTCATCGATATCTAAAGGTGTTTGAAAAGAAACATAAACATAAACTTGATTAGTTTCATATGTCATTGCACCATCAATATTAACTGACGGATTATCTGTTGAGGGAGGTCCGTAGTAGTTGCCCACACCACTATCGACCAAATAGTAAGGATCTCCCATAATGTCAAACTCTACTGATATCAAATCAGCATTACTGGCTAAGACTGCGTTTTGAAAATCTCTTGCTACCGCGGCCGCAACATCATCATTGTTTGCGCCACCCGGTTTATAAGCCGCCACTGAACCATCTTTGGCAAATCTAGGAGTTGCTGTTTTCGATAGCAACTGTCTGGCCGAAGGTAGTGTCGCTACCTTAACTTGATTAGAATCAGCTGCTGCTTGTTGAGAGGCATCGGTACTGGCTTTTTCTTCTTTAAGGCCGGGACTAATTGCGTTATAAAATGTGGTATCAAATCTTAAATTAAATTTTAAAAGATCGTTATTTGCACCAGTATAGATATAATTGTATTTCTTTGCAATTATTTTTTGTAACTCACCATACCCACTACCGGCTGCGTTAGGTTTTAGAAAAATACTCGAATGGACTTTGTACGGATAGACTTCATATATTACAATTTTTTGATAGTCACCTCGAGATACATCGTATTCTTTTAATTGAATTTTGACATTGATTTTAAACCAGTCAATTAATCCTTTTCCGTCTGCCTTTTCTATAGCTTTTTTTCCGTACTCACTAGCTAAGATAACTTCTGTAATGATATCTACAATAGTTTGTCCTTGGCCAAACTGAAATGCTCTAGACTTAGGATCAATAGTTATTTGTGATGATCTAACCCGACCGTCTGGAGATACTACCTCTGATTCTTTTCCAAATGTGTAATTGCCGCCCCTTGTCATGTCAAATGCCATACTAGTTTCTGCTATAGGGTTATCACCTTTTGATTTTCCATCTAGTGTTGGAAATGTAATTACAAATGTATCTGCTAATGCCTGTTGAGCGTTTGCTGCCATTCTTTTACTTTCCTTTGTTAATGCCACTGACAATGAATTTTCTCCTGTGGAAAGTAACTCTTTAATTGTGCCGCCCTGTATTCTAATATCTGTCCAAACACTATTAATGATAGTGGTAAATCCCTTATGATTGTGGGGAGATAACTCCATTTTATATCTGCTACCGCCCTCATCAACATCAAAATCAATACCTATTAGTGTTACGCCGAATTGTCTAGTTAGATTTTTTACTACAAAGCTATTTCCATTTTCATCAAACCCTAAAAAGTCTATCTGTATAAGATAAGGAGCATTATTCAGATAGTTAATATAGCCTGCATTTAAAGCAGCTACCTGCAGAGATTGTAGAAATAATCCCATACTATAAGGTTCATAAATTTCTAGAGTAAATCCAATAGCATTTGTATTTCCTAATTCTTTTCTTGGAGAAATAAGATTGGTCATCTTAAAGCTTTCTACAAAATATTCGGGTCGGAGACCCGGCTCTGCTAATACTCTTTCTTTATCATATCTGCCAGCAGATGAAAATATAACATTTTTAAGAGATGCTGGATTATTTCTTAGCGTGATAGGGTTGTTATACTGCTCAGGATCTAATGCTGCCATCGTGAATAATGTAGTATAAGACGCAAATTTTTCTAAAGGATTAGGAACAAGATTTGGAAAATTATAATCTCTAATTCTATTTGCGGTGACCACAACTGTATCAAGCCGCTGATTCCCATTCACATCAACAGTTGCTTTTTTTACTTCTCCTTCCACATTAACTGATGCGGAACCAACATTAACTGGCATATTAATTTCCTAGATATTTGTTAAGGTTGCTTTGTTTTGGTATTTTAATTTTTTTACCTGGTTCAAAATCGTATATAGGATCTTTTAGTACATCCATATTTCGTTGAACAAATACCCACCATAATCTGGATGTTCCATACAGGTCGTATGCCAGTAGATCGGGGCGATGTCTATATTGAGGTTCAATTGTATATACAAAATCGTCAGCATCGGACGGGACCGGTCTAATTTCCAGCATTTCGAGATATAAACTATTCGACGCTGTGTTATACCAAGGACTAGTTGAACTATACTTTGCCATATTACATCATTCCTTTTGATAGAGCGCCACCTTGGGCAAAATCTTGGAGGCTAAACGATCTTATTTTTTCTCTGCTATAGACAGGAGCCACTGTTACTGATATTGTGCTAACTGCAGGAACCCATTGATTAGAATTATTAATAGATACATTAATATAATTTACATCTTCTGGCATTTCAACAGAATACGATTTAACCACAACCGGAACGTTATTAAAAATAAAACTACCGTAACCGTTTAATCTACAAATAACCGGCGGGTTTCCTTGAAGGCCACCGCTGCCTGTTCCATAAAACATTTTAGTTGAAGTTTTTAAGAAGTGGGTGGCAGCAATCCAGTATCTAGCATCATCTTCAGTCTGCACTGAAAATTCTCCAGATATTTGAACATCATCGACTGCGCTGTTTTTATATGCTTGGAACGGAAAGTTTGAATGCACTGGGTCAATTGTAGAATAGTTTGCTTTGTATGCTATAGTCACTCTAGGAACAAATGGCCAGGCTACCCCGGATGTTTTTTTAAGCGGATCAAAAATAGTCGAAGAGGCTTCTAAAAACGGTGACGATATTCTTACACGCCAGTCTCGATCGTTAGTTGCTAACACTCTTGTTGAAGCAGTTTGCTGCATTAACTGACCGCCCTGAGGCAATGCCTTTGCTCTAGCGGCACTAACTGCATCATTGGCTTTACCGGCTGCTGCCGTGATTCCAGCTTGTGCTTCAGCGATACCTGCTCCAATTTTTTTAGCAGCTCCTATTAATCCTAATCCTAATCCAATAGCACCTAACACTTTATCAATTCCTGAGGTGCCGCCTCTACCACCGGATACTGCGCCCGATCCAGAAGATCCAGTAGCAGCGGTTGTTGCTACTGTATTAACACCAGTAGAATTATTATTTTGGTTGGGGGCTCCGTTAGCTATATAATTAATGTTTGATCCCGGACCGCCGGATAAATTAGCAATTTTTTGATCTAGTTCAAATTGAGTAGTACCACCATAAGGTATATTTCCCCCTCCGTTAGCTTGGGAGATTGCATCAACAGTGGCCCACGAAGTACCGACATATTGAAAGTCTGGATTTGTTGGTAATGGCATTTTGGTATCCTTTTTACTATTTATTCGACAAAAAATGTGCTATTATATTACTAATAGAGGAAAAAATTAATGACGACATTAGTACAACCAAAAGTAAAATATCTAACAAATAAAGACCTTTTAAAAGAAATACACAGAAGCAAAAACACATATTGTTCATACATACAAAAAGAGTACGGTGATTATGATCTCATTTTACCTAATTTAAGTAAAATCAATGTAAGAACAGTAGCCGAAGCTAAAAGAAATAGAGCAATATTAATGGGCAAACAAGCACATGCCCAAGCACAGCTTACAGATAAAAAAGCTTCAGCAAAAGATTTTGAAGTTGATTATAAAAAAGTTAATAAAAAAGATTTAATTTTTAGAATCATGACATTTGAACACATCCCGCTTGCTCCGGGTCGTAAAAAGACGTTAAAGAATACTGCAGACAGTCACGAAAAAGTAAATTTTCCTCCGTTCCAACATTGGAAGTTCGACGATAACGATAACCTTGTATGCGTGGGCAAAAGTCACTGGAAGGGCGATTTATCAATTGGACAATTTAGCAAGGACCACGGTCAAATGACTAATGACCTAGCTAGGATGTTTATCAAACTATGCGAACGATATGCTACTAGAGGCAACGTTCGAGGCTATACCTACAACGACGAAATGCGGGGACAAGCTATTTTACAACTAACTCAGATAGGACTACAATTTGATGAGAGCAAATCTAATAATCCTTTTGCTTACTATACTGCTGCTGTCACTAATTCATTCGTTAGAATTATCAACATTGAGAAACGCAATCAAAACATTCGAGACGACATTCTCGAAATGAATGGTATGAATCCAAGTTGGACTAGACAAAACAGCGGAGGGGGTGGGGCTGCATATCCTGCGTCTGGGGTTGATGCAAACTATGATGGTGGTGGTGGCGGTGGTGGCGGTGGCAGCATCGATTGGGATTGACCTTAACCTCTATAACTGTTATAATAACTCTATGAATCTATTCAAAAAAGCAGCATGTTTTACAGATATACATTTTGGACTAAAGTCAGGCAGCAGAACACATAATACAGATTGTGAAGATTTTGTTAAATGGTTCTGCGATACTGCTCAGGCAGAAGGATGTGAAACTGCCATATTTTTAGGCGACTGGCATCATAATCGTGCGACCACTGATGTCAGCACGATGAATTATACTGTTTCAAATTTAGAACGGTTAAGCCAGAGCTTTGAAAAAGTCTATTTCATATTAGGCAATCATGATTTGTTCTATAAAGACAAACGTGAAATTAACTCTATTGAGTTTATGCGACTATTTCCTAATGTTATTCCTATTAAAGAAACACTCACAGAAGGTGATGTTACAATCATGCCTTGGTTAGTGGGTGAAGAATGGAAAAACATTCCTAACATTAAGAGTCGGTATATATTTGGTCATTTAGAATTGCCTAGCTTTTATATGAATGCTATGGTACAGATGCCAGATCACGGTCAATTGCAGAGCACACATTTTGTAAATCAAGAATATGTGTTTAGTGGCCACTTTCATAAACGCCAAACTGGTCGCAATATCACTTATATTGGTAATGCGTTTCCTCACAACTATGCCGATGCCGGTGACGATGATCGAGGCATGATGATTCTAGACTGGGGCAAAGAACCAGAATATCGATCATGGCCTGATCAGCCTGTGTATAGAGTTTATAAACTTAGTCAAATTATTGATCAACCCGATAAGCTACTTCGTGAAAAGATGCATTGTCGTGTTACTATCGATTTGCCTATCACGTTTGAAGAAGCAAACTTCATCAAAGAACAGTTTATTCCTCAATACAAACTACGTGAGCTCATGCTGATACCAGAGAAGGTAGAGGTTGAATCTAATGCGGTGTCTATCGACATTAACTTCGAATCAGTAGATACTATTGTTATGAATCAGATCAACGCTATCGAAAGCGAAAATTACGATAAAAAAATGCTTTTGGATATCTATAAAGACTTATGATTAAAATAAAAAATTTAACAGTTCGTAACTTCATGAGTGTGGGTAATCAAACCCAAGCAATTGACTTTGACAAAGGACAATTAACTCTAGTCTTAGGTGAGAACCTGGATCTAGGCGGTGACGATAGCGGAGCCCGTAATGGTACGGGTAAGACTACTATTATTAACGGCCTTAGCTACGCTATCTACGGCCAAGCATTGACGAACATTAAGCGTGATAACTTAATCAATAAAATTAACAGCAAAGGCATGTTGGTTACTGTTACCTTTGAAAAAGACGGAGTTGAATATCACATTGAACGCGGTCGCAAACCTAATTTATTGAAGTTTAGTATTAACGGTCATGAGCAAGAGCTTAAGGATCTAGACGAATCACAAGGTGATAGTAGAGAAACACAAAAAGCCATTGACGAAATGATGGGCATGAGTCACGAAATGTTCAAACATCTCGTAGCATTAAACACATATACCGAGCCGTTTCTATCAATGAAGGCTGCTGATCAACGTGCCATCATTGAACAACTTTTAGGTATTACTCTTTTATCAGAAAAAGCCGATGCTCTTAAAGATTCTATTAAGATTTCTAAAGAAGCAATTGCCACTGAGAACACACGAATTGAAACTGTTAAAGTTAGTAACGAAAGAATACAGCAAAGTATCGACGCACTAATTAGAAAACAAAAGATTTGGGAAGATACTAAAGAGAAAGCTCTTGAAGATCTTAGAAAGAGTATTGATGTTTTAGAAACTATCGATATTGACAAAGAAGTTATCGCACAAAAAGCACTAGTTGAATGGAATAAAAATAAAAAAGAACATACTAATTTAACATCTATGATTGCTAAACAAACAGCAACATTAGAAAAAGAACAAAAAAACTTAGAAAAGTTAGAAAAAGAATTAGTAAGTCTCGCCGATCATAAGTGTCATGCGTGTGGGCAGGATCTGCATGACACAAAACATGAAGATATGCTTGCTTCTAAAGTTAAACAAGTCGAAGAAACGGCAGAATCTGTCAAGGAACATTTAACAGAACTTAACGCACTCAATGAAGCAGTATCGTTATTAGGCGAGTTGGGTGTATGTCCTAGTGTTACGTATGATAATTTAGAAGAAGCACTTAATCATAAAAATACATTAGCTGGTTTAGAAAAAGATCTTTCTATCAAAGAAGTAGAAACTAATCCATACGAAGAACAAATTACAGAACTCCAATCAACTGCTGTTCAAGAAATAGACTGGAACACAGTAAATGACTTAACCAAAGTAAAAGATCATCAAGAATTTTTATATAAACTGCTGACTAACAAAGATAGTTTCGTAAGAAAACGTATTATTGATCAAAACTTAGCATTCCTAAATCAAAGACTAACGTATTATCTTGATAAGATCGGGTTGCCGCATCTTGTTGAATTCCAAAACGATCTAAGTGTTATTATCACTCAGCTAGGACAAGATTTGGACTTTGATAATTTAAGTCGTGGCGAACGCAATAGATTAATTTTAAGTATGAGTTGGGCTTTCCGCGATGTGTGGGAAAATCTATATCATCCTATCAACTTGTTATTCATTGACGAATTAGTAGATAGCGGAATGGATGCTAGTGGTGTTGAATCAAGTATTGCCGTACTTAAAAAGATGACTAGAGAGCGAAATAAGAATGTATTTTTAATTAGCCATCGAGACGATTTAACAAGCAGGGTAAATCATGTGCTTAAAGTTATTAAAGAAAACGGATTTACTAGTTACTCTAACGATGTAGAGATTGTTGAATGAAATATCAATACTATCTAATTTCAGATTTTTTAGATTGTGAAGAAATTAAAGAACTTAATCGAACATTAGAAAATAATGTTTCTAAAAATAATCAAGAAGTGCTGTTTGATGGAAACTATAAAAAAACTAGTGTTGTGTATTCTATACAACACAGCCATGTCTGGGATCAACTTGATAGATTTAGAAATATGATTCATTACACGAACAGAAATTATTTTGGATTAGATCTTTTTGAAATTTCAAAATATAGTACAGTAAATTATAATGTATATAATGGAGATGACTATGGTCAATATACATGGCATTCTGATGCTGAATTTAATCAATGTTATGACTTAAAATTAACTGCATTATTAAATTTATCAACTGAAGAGTTTTTAGGTGGTGATCTTATTTTATTTTTATCAGGCGAATATAAGATAGACGATTTTAATAAACCGGGATCATTATTAATTTTTCCAGCATGGACCCAACATAAAGTTACTCCCGTTACCAGTGGGGTTAGAAAAACGTTAAGTTTTTGGGCAGCAGGACCAAATTTGAAATGAGCACGGACAGTCACGATCGAATGATCAAAGCATTTCAAGAATATTTCAAATGGCAAGAGCGATTTGAATACAAAGGCTCAGACGAAGCAGGCATCAAGGCACGATATTGGTTATCAGAAATACGTAACGAGGCATCAACTAGGCGTGTAGAAATACAAGATAAAAGAGAACAAAGAAAAGCAGCCAGAAAAGGCATACTAGGCAGACCTCCCAAGGTAACTAAAGGTACATGACATGGATATATCAGAATCAAACTGTAGAAGAACTACCCGAAGAATGCGTGGGCTTCGTCTATGTCATTGTCAATAATATCTCTGGTAGAAAATACATAGGCAAAAAATTAGCAAAGTTTGCAAAAACTACCTACAAAGTAGTCAAACTAAAGAACGGAACTAAGAAAAAGAAAAAAATTAGAGGCAAAATAGAAAGCGATTGGCGTGATTATTACGGTTCAAACATAGAACTTAATAAGGACGTTGAACAGCTAGGCAAAGAAAACTTCACCAGAGAAATCATCTATTACTGTAATTCTAAAGCAGAATGCAGTTACATCGAGGCAAGAGAACAATTTAATCGTAAAGTTTTAGAATCTAATGACTGGTACAACGGTCATATACAGGTTCGAGTTCATGGCTCTCACATAATAAAATCCCAACTTTTAATAGAATCACAGACAGACCAAAGTACTACACAGGCTCAAGAGAAAAAGGCAAAATAAAGCGGTTTTTTGGCTTGCGCAGGCCTAAGTTCGTGCGCTCTAAACCTGGTCAATCGTGGTCACAGGGACGGAATTCCATGCCGCAATGGTACTCAGCAACTACCCATAATGGATGAAGATCGCTCAAAGCCTGCGATTGTGCTGTTTGAAAAGGAAAAACAAAGGTAAAATGAGGGGAGAGAAACCCCGGATTATTAGATCAGTTAGCGTTGATTTAATAATTGCCGTCATATAAAGACGCAGCTCGTGGTACAGGATGACCGCCACTGTAATGCTGTAACGCTAAGTGATATTGTTCGACTCGGATAATGTTTTTATCTTTGCCCGGCCTGGGCAAAGTGTGACTGAACGATCTGGATAATACTTAAAATGCTTCGCATACTATAAGTACATCAGTATTAAAGAAAGAAACAAAATGTGTTTGAGCGAAGCGATAAACACGAGTGAGCGTAAGCTCACTCTTATAATAAATAAGACTATTATCTTGCAGGAAATATAAAATGAAAATTACTGACTTAATCGTAGAACAACAATTAGATGAAAAGCCTATGGGAGCTCTATCTGGTATAGGAAATAAAATAGCTTCTAAATTTGGTAGTGGCAAAGCTATAGGTAAGTTAGATACTGGGAAGATCGCTAACGATTTAAGAAAGCAGTTTGACATATATCTAGGAAAGACTGGAGAACCAGCTGAACCTCAAGCTATTATTGATTTCTTATCATCAATGGGGTTACCTACTGATGCTGTTAATGCTAGCTCTGCTGCTGCAACAACAACAGCTCCTGCTAAAGATATGAAATCAACATTGGGTATCGGTAAAAATGCCGGACAACCAATGGCAACACCTAATCAACCTAAACGAGTTGATCCTACATTAGATCCTAGCGCACCAATAGCAGCACCAAATCAACCATCAAGAGTTGATCCTACATTAGATCCTGCTGCGGGTGATACAACCAACTACGATATTCCTACCTTCCAACGCAAGGGCATGGCACCTCCTGTAACACAGCCAATGGATAAAAATAAATTTAATCAATCTGCTCTTAAAGCTAGATTAAAAGCAGGCTCTGGTGCTGGAAAAGTTAAAACAGGATTTGGTGGTTACAAAGCTGCCGCGGCTGCTAAAGGACTAAAAGCAGGCATGTATGACTCTGTGTCATACGACGATCTTAAACAAGAATTATTTTTAACAGAAGCACTAAGCGGTGGGCAAATAGATAAAATATTTCTTGCTACAGCACAATTAATGGCCAAACAAGGATTTGCAGGCGGAAATAACGCAGCAGCACCGGGTTCTAGCGCAGCAGCACCATCCGGCGCATCAAATACAGCAGCACCGGGTCCAGGCAGCAATCCTCAAAGTTTAGCAAAATCATTCTTGCAAGGATATAAAGATACACCTGGTGGCCAAAAAGGACAATCTAGTGCCTTTAATAAAACACAAGATCCAAACCAAGACTTTGCTGGAAATTTAAATTTCAATCAATTGGCAAAACTATTGCCTAACACTGATCAACAAACATTAATCAGAGCACTGCGATTAGTTATTGGTGGTGGAAAATTAAATCAACAGCAGCTAGGTGTGTTAGGTGTTGCGATGACAGACATTGTTAAAGCAGATGCCCAAACAACTACTAAAATTATGCAGACTTTGAAAAGAATTAGTGCTGAATAATTAAAAGAACGGTAGTCCTGATTTTTTAGTTGTTTCAAAATTTTCTTTGATTATATCGTCTATAATATCTCTTTCGTCAGAAGTTAAATTCATAGACTCGGCGTAGCTAATACCGCCTCTCATATACCAAACAGTTCTAAGAGCGTTAGCTTTTATTATCTTGACTTCTTTTTCCATGGCCTCCGACTCCGCCAAGATGCTAGGGATATCTAGTGTCAGGAGGCGGCGCCGAAAAAATCGGCTTGGTCAAACGATAAATTAACTTGATACTGATGCTTACAATGTGGGCATTCAGTTGATAACGCATCAATCTTTCCAGCATCTCTTGATTTAGATACAGCATCCTGTACTAAAGAAAATATCTTTTTATCTGTGTTAGCTAAAAATTCTTTAATAAACGCAGTATCAGTAACAATACCCGCAGAACATTCAATCTTGTCAATTGAATCAGACACAGTGTCTATGGTTAATTCAGTTAATTTAATAAAACTAGTTTGAAATAATTCTAATTTTTTATCATCGGATATTGATTCATCATTGACGATTGAAAAAATTCTCTGTTGTTCAAAGGTTTTTAATGCTGTTCTTGTAATTTGATCATAGGTTAAAGGTCTGATCCAAAGCAGCATGTCATTATCTACTTCAAGACGAGTTGAAAACTCTATCTGTCTTAGGCTGTCTAATAGATTTCGAAGATCAACCATTTTTTCGTCTTGCTCATTACAGTTAGGACATGTAGTACCTACCTCCATTTCTTGACCAAATGTAGCATATCTTATAGATATTAGTACTGCATCGACGTCGATAGCTGGCATGAACCAAGGATTTTTAATATTGGGCACACAGCTTTTTATAACTTCGACCGTTGAAGCGCCATTCATAAGCGCATCCGGTGTGCGCATCAACAGCTCGTCTTTAGCAGTCATGGCAAACACCGGTAACTCTCCATTTTCCGGCATGTCTAATGCGTTTGGTGGATAGAATTTTCCTTTGCTAGGCAAGGTCATATAGATCTTTGGTTGTCTAAAAAACTGCGATAGCGGATTTTTTACCTGATTGTTTTGTTCCATTTTTTTATCCATAAATAAGTGTATATCTTGAAAAGTATTTATATACGTAGTTTTCAGTGAAAAATATTTAGGACTATAAATGACCGGAAGAGTTGAAATATTTGGTGGGCAATTAGATGGATCAGTGTTATCCAATGCTGCTACCGAATCTACCTTAAGAGAATTAGTTAATGCCATTAACGGGGTTACTGGCGCAGGTGGTCAAGGCGGTGGCGCTGGCGGAGGTGGTAGCGGAGCTGCTGGTGGAGTTACCGGTGGGTTTAAAGGCATATCAAAAGTAGCATCAACACTAGCTGGCAGTTTAGGTTCTATGACTAAACTTGTGGTTTCTGGAAATCAAAGCTTAGGCACATTTGTAGGATCATTAAAAACCGGTATCAAAGGTATTGATAAATTTACAGATGCTGCCGCAGGATTTGTAAAATACTTTGAAGAAGCACAGGGAACTTTAAGAGATTTAAGTAAAAACGGTGCTGCATTTAATAACAGTGTATTAGATTTAAAAGAAGCAGCCAGCACAGCTGAAATGGAATTAACACAATTTCAAAAGGCTATTCAAATGAACGCCAAAGGATTGCTAGGATACGGTTTAACTTTAACACAGAGTGCGCAACGTGCCTCTAGAATTATCAAAGCAGGCAGCGATTCAGGTGTAACTACTGCTTTGATGAATTTGGGAATGAGTTCCGAAGAAAGCAGAGAATACATTATGGAATTTTCTGCGTCATTGGCAAAAAGTAATAGAGTTCGTGCAACATCGGACGTAACGTTAGCACAAGCATCATTATCATATTATAAAGAACTTGATGCTATAGCAAAAATTACGGGTAAGTCACGCGAGCAGCAAGAAGAACAACTGAAAGAATTAACTGCTGAAGCAGTGTTTAAATCAAAATTAGCTAGATTAGATGTAGATAAACAGAAAGAAATTCGAATAACAATGGCTAAGATACAGGCCAAACAAGGAATGGAAGCAGCACGAATATATAGAGACCAGATAATCGGAGTTTCAGTTCCATTAAGAAAGGCTGCTAGAATGCAGACAGCATTGTTTAGTGACTCAACAGAAGCTAATAGAAGATTAGCAGATGCTCAATTACGAGGTGTTGTTGGTCAAGAACGAATTAATGAAGTTGTGAATAACGGAACAGTTACTAACGCAAAAGCTGCACAGGGATTAGAACATCTTGCTGCCGTAGGAGTAGCAGGTGGCGAATCTGCTGCTGCGGTAGCGGACGCATACAAGAGTGTTGTTACACCTATTCTAGACATGGGTGAAAACGTCGATGAAGTTAGTAACGCATCGTTGACGGCTAAAGATAAAGAAGCAAAGGCAGAACAGGAACGTATAGGAGTAATGGATAAGACCTTAAATCAATTCCAGGACGCAGTCACACGAGTTCAGGCAGCTCTTGAACGATTAAAAAATACAATTATGCGAGTAACTACTGAGGCATTAGAACCATTAATTACATGGGCTGGAGAGTTTTTTACAAAAGCATCTCATCTAGCGTCGCAGGGATTAGACAAATTAGCAGATTGGATCGAAAGATCGTCTCATCAGTTTGGAACATATGTCGATAAATGGTGGTTTTCTATTAAAGAATTCTTTGGGCCTAAGCTTTTTGTTAAGGTAGGGTTAGTTTTAGAAAATGGATTTTTAAATATCATGGCCAATGTCATGGAAGCAATTGGAAAGCAGCTCGATAGGGTTGGGTTAGGCGGGCCTATGCTACGGGCTGCTAAAAATATGAGAGATGCTATAGTAGAAAATACCAGAGCATTTGAGGAAGCTAAGGAAGCAGAAAAGGATCAACTAACTAAAGACAAAGAAGCATTAGATGCTAGGTTGAGAGTTAGAGAAGCTGAACAAAGAGCAATTGTAGCTGCGCAGCAACAAAGAAGTGCAGGCCGGAGGGAAGCTGCTAGCGCAAGAACTGCTCCGGCAGAAGCGCAAGCAGGAGTTATTGCTCATTTACAAAAATCAGGTATAACAGATCCTAGAGCAATCGCTAACGTTCTAGCAATGATTCAGGGTGAAACTGGATTTAGACAAAGAAGTGAGGATTCGCTTGCCGGCACATCAGTTGGTGATATTAGAAATCGAATATTTAAAGGTAATCGAGGTATAGCATCACTAACTGATGATCAAATCAACGAAATGAAAAAAGGTGATTCTGCTGGAATATACAATATTGCCTATGACGACAAATATAGAGATCCAAAACATAGACTGGGCAATACACAATATGGAGAAGGATTTAAATATCGAGGACGAGGATACCATCAACTTACTGGCAAAGGAAATTACGCAGCAGCATCTAAAGCATTGTTTGGAGATGATAGATTAGTTCAAAATCCAGATTTAGTTAATGATCCAAAAATAGCCGGAATGGTAGCAGGTTGGTATTACTCAACAAGCAGTCATGCTAAGGGAAGAGATCTTACTAATTTTAAAGATGTATACGGTATGACTTCGGGCAACAGTAATAACACCGCTGAGTTATCACGAAGACAGGGATATGCTGACCAATTTTTACAACAAATGGGTCCTCAACGAATGGGAAATACCAATCAAGGACCTGCAATTACTGTACCGCCTCCACAATCATCAACAAACCAAGAATCAGCAGTAAATCCTGTTGCTAATTTAAATAGTAGTATAGACAATATGGTTGCTCTGATGCGAGAACAAATTACACAACAGAAAAATTTAGTTACTGCTGTCAAACGATTAAACGGTAATGTACAGACATCAGTTACATAAAATAGGACAATGACATGAGTTGGAAAAAACATTTTACACCTGTATCAACAGGCAAACAATCTGGATCGCTAAGTCCGTTAGGAAATGGATCGCGTCCCGGGCCAGCTCGTGCTAATTATTCCAGTTACCTACCAGATGTGTATGCAGGTACACCTAATCGTGTTGAACGATACACGCAGTATGACACAATGGATATGGACAGCGAAGTTAATGCTGCTCTAGACATTCTAGCAGAGTTTTGTACGCAGGCAAACAAAGAAAACAACACACCGTTTCAAATTTTCTTTAAAGGATCACCTACTTCAACTGAAGTTAAAATTCTCAAAGAAGGTCTTCAAAAATGGTCTAAGACACAGCAATTTGAAACTCGCATGTTTAGAATTTTAAGAAGTACGTTCAAATATGGAGATATGTTTTTTATTAGAGATCCAGAAACACAAAAATGGTTCTATGTTGATCCTGCTAAAGTTGTAAAAATTATTGTTAATGAAAGCGAAGGTAAGAAGCCCGAGCAATATGTAATTCGAGATATCAATATTAATTTTAGAGATTTAGTTGCTACATCAATAGCACCTAACACTAACTCAACACCATCAGGCACATCTTCGTATGTTAGTGGTGGTGCCTTTGGTCGCGGCATGGTTGGATCAGCTCCACAACAAACCGGATCAAGATTTTCAACAGGGACTAATGAATTTCCAATTGATGCTAAACATATAATTCATTTAAGCATGAGTGAAGGATTAGATAATAATTATCCTTTTGGTAACTCATTATTAGAATCAGTTTTTAAAGTTTATAAACAAAAAGAATTGTTAGAAGATGCGATTATTATCTATCGTGTCCAACGTGCTCCTGAACGTAGAGTGTTTTACGTTGATGTAGGTAACATGCCAGCACACATGGCTATGAGTTTCGTTGAACGTGTTAAAAATGAAATACACCAAAGACGCATTCCAAGTCAAACTGGCGGCGGATCTTCAGTAGTTGATGCTAGTTACAATCCACTAAGCATTTCAGAAGACTACTTCTTTCCGCAAACAGCAGAAGGTCGTGGATCTAAAGTTGATACACTACCGGGCGGTACTAATCTAGGTGAAATTGACGATTTAAAATTCTTTACAAACAAATTGTTTAGAGCGTTACGTATTCCTAGCAGCTATTTGCCTACTGGACCAGACGATGGCCAAGCAGCATTTACTGACGGTAAAGTAGGCACAGCATATATTCAAGAATTAAGATTTAACGAATATTGTAAAAGATTACAAAATAGCGTTATTGGTGAGTTTGATACAGAATTTAAATTATGGTTGATCAACAGCGGAATCACTATTGACAACAGTTTATTTGAACTAAAATTAAATCCCCCACAAAACTTTGCTGCGTATCGTCAATCAGAATTAGATAATGCTCGAGTACAGACTTTTGCTGCTTTACAAGAAGTTCCGTACATGAGTAAGAGATTTGCTCTTAAACGATTCTTAGGTTTAACCCAAGAAGAAATTACGGAAAACGAACGCCAATGGAAAGAAGAAAACGGTGCTAAGATTGCTGCCGATCTTGATGCAGCAGCCGAAATGCGATCAGTTGGAGTAAGTCCAGCTGGTATATCTGCTGATATGGAAGCATCAGCAGCCGAAGCACCAGACGATCTTGCTGCTCAAGCAGCACCAGCTGATGGCGGAATAGATCAAACAGCAGCACCAGCTACTCCTGCAGCCTAAACGATAAATACAAGATGAAACTTTTAGAATTCTTTTATTTTAACGATCAAGCAAACGATTTTATCGATGATAAACGTTATGATAGCAGTCGCGACTCTGATGTAATGCAGAAAAGTGATACTAGAAAAGTTCGTTTGACACTAAAAGACATCAATATGCTTCGCAAACAAAGCGAAGCTCATCAGTTTGAGCAGGAGTCCGAAATGGAATTTGTAAGACAAATGTATGGACAACCACCTGCAGAACAAGCCCCAGTATAATACAGCATTCGTTTTAGGTAATGGTAAAAGTAGGTTACGTCTAAAGTTAGACGAACTTAAATTTCACGCATCTGTATATGGGTGTAATGCTTTATTTCGTGAATACACTCCTGATTATCTCATAGCCGTTGATGAAAAAATGGTTAGAGAAATAGAAAAAACTGGATACCATTTAAAGAACACAGTTTGGACTAACCCCAATAAAGGGGTATTAAAAATTTCTGGTTTAAACTATTTTAAACCTCATAAGGGATGGAGCAGTGGGCCAACAGCATTATGGTTAGCAGCAAAAAACAATCATGAAACAATATATATTTTTGGATTTGATTACGAGGGTATCGATCGAAAAGTAAATAATGTTTATGCTGATACAGCAAATTATAAAAAAAGCACAGATATTGCTACATATTATGGTAACTGGTTACATCAAACTGAACAGGTGATTCGAGACAATAAACACATTAAATTTGTTAGAGTTATTGATACACTTAACTTTAGACCACCAACGTTAAATCAAATTACCACTAACTTTGAACATATAAGTTATGATGAGTTTGAAAAGAAATTTCCAGGAATAATAATTAAATAAGCAGAAACGATCAAAAAAGCGTCATTTGACGCTGATTTTTAATCTACGTAGTAAATAAAACTGACAGCTTTATAACCAATTTTTAGGAGGAATACCATGGCAGATCAAAACAAAATTGCCGAGATGTTAGAACATCTTGTTAATGACGACCAAGCAAAAGCAGAAGAGCTTTTCCACGAATACATTGTTGCAAAATCAAGAGAAATCTATGAAGATTTAATTGAATCAGAAATTGAAGAAGTTTCTGACGAAGAAGTTGATGAAGCAGCAGAAAAAGACGAAGATCAAGAAGATGAAGATCTTGACGAGAATTTTGAAGATTTAAATTTCGCTGAAGCCGACGACGAAACAGACGACCTAGTAGCTGATACAGAAATGGACGGTGAAGAAGACGGTGAAGAAATGGGCGACGAAGAAGGCGATGAGTCTGACGACAGCATTGAAGACCGTGTTATGGATTTAGAAGATCACATGGCAGAATTAGAAGCAGAATTTGCTAAACTACAGGGCGATGAAGAAGGTGAAGAGCACATGGGCGGTGATGACATGGGCGACATGGGCGACATGCCAATGAAAGACGAGTTCGAACTATCAACTGTTCGTGAATACGTTGAAAAAGTTGCACCAGCTAAAATGGGCGACAACGGCACAAACGCTAAGAGCACTGTAGCAGGCAAGAACGATATGGGTGGCACTACTGCAAATATTGCTAAAGGCGGAGAGTCTAAAGGCGAAGGTACTAAAGGCGGTTTATTAAATCCTGCAACTAAGGAAGATAACGCTGGCAATATCAACGTTCCAGGCGGCAAAGCAGGTAATTCTTTTAGCAAGAAAGAACCAGGTCATGGCGCAGAAAAGAAAGGCGCAGCTGAACAAGCTGAAAACAAGCAAAGTCTTTTCCGTAAGTGATTGGAGCGAATAGGTGAAAAACTATCTTAGAGAAAATTTGAGTTTTGACCAAGCTGGTCTGGTCCTTGAGAGTACCGAAGATGACAAGGGAGGAAAAACTCTCCATCTAAATGGTATTTGCATTCAAGGCGACATCAGGAATGCTAATCAGAGAGTTTATCCATCTTCTGAAATTGGTAGGGCTGTCAAAACTGTCAATGAACAGATTGCTGGCGGGTACTCAGTTCTCGGAGAAGTCGATCACCCTGCAGATTTACGCATTAACTTAGACCGTGTATCACACATGATTACAAAAATGTGGATGGACGGTCCTAATGGTTACGGCAAAATGAAGATTCTACCAACTCCTATGGGACAATTAATTCAAACCATGTTGGAGAGTGGAGTCAAACTAGGCGTATCAAGCAGAGGATCAGGTAACGTATCAGAAGACGGTGATGGCAAAGTTTCTGACTTTGAAATCATCACTGTTGATATTGTTGCTCAACCATCTGCTCCTGGTGCTTACCCAACCCCAGTTTATGAACACCTAATGAATAATGTAGGTGGTATGAAGGCATTTAATATAGCAAGGGAAGTTCAAGGCGACTCTAAGGCACAGCAATACATAGCAGAAAGTCTTAAGAAAATTATTTCGAGACTAAACTAACAGTAGGAGAATCACATGCTAGATTTTGTAAAACAACTCTTTGAAAACAATGTGATTTCCGAAGAAATGAAATCGGAAATTGAAACCGCTTGGCAAAGCAGAATTCAAGAGAACCGTGATCATGTCACAGCAGAACTACGTGAAGAATTTGCTCAGAAATATGAGCATGACAAACAAGCTATGGTTGAAGCCGTAGATAAGATGATCGTTGATCGCCTTAACACTGAAATTTCAGAGTTAGCCGAAGACCGCAATCAACTAATCGAAGCTAAAGCCAAGTACGCTAAGAAAATGAAAGATGATGCTAAGAAAATGGAAGAATTCGTTCTCCGTAAATTAGCAACAGAACTTTCTGAACTTCACGAAGACCGCAAAGCAGTAGCAGATAATTTTGCTAAACTAGAGGGCTTCATTGTAGGCTCACTAGCTAAAGAAATCGCAGAATTCCACTCAGACAAGAAAGACCTAGCTGAAACAAAAGTCAAACTTGTCCGTGAAAGCAAAGCAAAATTTGAACAAGTTCGTAAGGACTTTATCTCTAAATCATCTAAAATCGTTGAAGGTGTAGTTGCTAAAACACTACGCACTGAAATGGTTCAATTAAAAGAAGATATTGAAGCTGCTCGTAAAAATGACTTTGGTCGCAGAATCTTTGAAAGCTTCGCAAGCGAATATGCTTCAAGCCACTTGAATGAGAAGTCTGAAACAGCAAAACTATTAAAAGTAGTTGCTGAAAAAGAAGCTGCTCTAAAAGAAGCTAAGAAAGCAGTTGCTGAAAAAGAAACAATTGTTGAAAGCAAGGAAAAAGAAATCCGTGTCGCAAATGACATGGCAGCTCGTAAAGAAGTAATGAGCGAATTACTTGGACCTTTAGCTAGAGATAGTAAAGCAGTAATGTCAGAGTTGCTAGAATCTGTAGCAACAGACAAGTTACGAGGAGCATACGATAAGTATCTACCAGCTGTAATGGCCGGCGACGCTCCAAAGAAAAAGGCATTAGTCGAAGGCAAAGAAATTACAGGCAATAAAGAGGCTACACAGCACAGCGGAGAGGAAAAAACCGCTGAAATATTTACAATCCGCAAGCTCGCGGGACTTAAAGTTTAAGGAGAACTACAAATGTCAGAACTACTCGAGTCACGCTGGCAGGAAACCAGAGAGGCACTATTAGAAGGCCTTCAAGGTACAAAGCGTACAGTAATGGCGACTACTCTAGAAAATACCCGCAAGTATTTGTCGGAGAGTGCTACTGCTGGTGCTACATCTGCCGGTAACGTTGCAACCCTAAATCGTGTGATCCTTCCAGTGATCAGACGTGTGATGCCTACGGTCATCGCTAATGAATTAGTTGGCGTACAGCCAATGACTGGCCCAGTTGGTCAAATCCACACTCTACGTGTTCGCTATGCAGATACATTTGCTGGCAGCACTGGTGGTGCGACTACAGCAGGTGAAGAAGCACTAAGCCCATTCAAAATTGCTGAAGGCTATGCTGGTACAACTTCTGGTAAGGCCGCTGCTACTGCTGCCCTAGAAGGTAATGCTGGTAACAAGATGAGCATTCAAATCTTGAAACAAACTGTTGAAGCAAAGACACGCAAGCTATCAGCTCGCTGGACTTTCGAAGCAGCTCAAGATGCACAAGCTCAACAAGGTATTGATATCGAAGCAGAAATCATGGCTGCTCTTGCACAAGAGATTACAGCTGAGATCGATCAAGAAGTTCTACGTAGCCTACGCACTTTAGCAGGCTCACAGAACAATATCAACTACAACCAAGCAGCAGTTTCTGGTACAGCTACATTCGTCGGTGACGAACACGCTGCTCTAGCAGTTGCTATTAACCGTGTTGCTAACACAATCGCTCAACGCACACGTCGTGGTGCAGGTAACTGGGCAGTTGTTTCCCCAACAGCATTAACAATTCTTCAATCTGCTACTACTAGCGCATTTGCTCGTACAACAGAAGGCACTTTCGAAGCACCTACAAACACTAAGTTTGCTGGTACATTGAACAATGCTATGAAGATCTATGTTAATACATATGCTGAAGATGACACAGTTCTAGTTGGTTACAAAGGCTCTTCTGAGTCTGATGCAGCAGCATTCTATTGCCCATACATTCCATTGATGAGCAGTGGTGTTGTTCTTGATCCATCAACTTTTGAACCAGTTGTAAGCTTCATGACAAGATATGGCTATGTTGAATTAACTAACACAGCATCATCTCTTGGTAACGCAGCTGACTACTTAGGTACTGTTGGTATTTCCAACGCTTCATTCACCTAATCAAAGGTCAAACGTTTTATACGTTTCAAAAAGGCTCTTCGGAGCCTTTTTGTTTGACTTAAATATCTGAGATATGCAGATAGAATCGGATAAAGATTTCCCTCAATTACGAAAACAATTTGATGTTTGGCGCAAACGATTTCCTATGTTTAAACATGATGTAACACATATAGAAAAAATCATAGAAACACACATTCAAAATCACAGTATTATTATGGTACATTATCGACAGACAAAAAGTAAGTCGTGGTTAGAAAAAGCACAGAACGAAATTAATGAAATTAATCGGGTTGTTAATACTGTGGAAAAAATTGAGTTGATGTCAATGCTGAGCCGTGGATAAATAAAGTATCTAGAGCGTACTTATAGTAAGTAACTTATGGGGTAACCATCCTCGTAGACCTAGAACGTCAAATTAAGGAGAAACAAAATGGGACGTCCATTAAGAAAAGATATATTAGGTACTGATGTTATTGGTACATTCACAAGTGATACCGGTGTTAGAGTTGATTACCATGACGGTAGTTCTTTAGTAAGCACAGGTATTATCAAAAAACAACGTGGCGCAAAAACATTTGTATGCGCACCTAACGCAACACCTACAGATACTACATCATTTAGAACTGTTGTATTAACTAATGCTGCTGCTGGAGCACTAACAAGCGGCCAAATGAGATTAACTGGCTATGTTGGCGGCAACGCTGATTCAGGCCGTGCTCTAGCAAAGATTACAAAACGTGTGGCTGTTGATTTCAGCGGCAATCGTTATACCTGGGTTCTTGCTAACGATTCAACAAACGATTATATTGTTTTAACAGCTATCTAAATCGAGATCGATAAATGAGTCAAGTATTACAAACTAATTGCGATTATAAAATAAAGACGCAGTCCGGTGGAACAATAACACTAGACACTAGTCCAGTCGCTGGAAGTAATGGTACTGTAAGAATTACAGGTAACTTATTAGTTGAAGGTGAGCAATTAACAATTAATACCACTGACTTGTTTGTCGAAGATAATATTATTAGATTGAACATCGGCGAAACTGGTAACGGAGTAACTGAAGGTTACTCCGGTATTGAAATCGATCGAGGAGTTGATGGTAGCGAAACAAATCTCTATGCTACATTTTGGTTTAATGAAAGCACAGACAGCTGGGAAATCGTTCAACAATCTGGTGGTCCAACACCAGTCATACGCTTTGATAACAGTACATTAAAGCTTCGAGCAATTACTACAAATGCAACTACAGATGAAGGCGACTTAACTCTAATAGGAGCAGGAACCGGAGTTGTTAAAGTAGAAGGTACTATTAACTACGAACAACAAGTTACCAGCGACGATGATATTCCAAACAAGAGATATGTAGATTTAACTGTTAGAAATAGAGAGCCTGCCAATAGAATTCAACGTAGCAACTCGTATGTTAAAGTTCAAGACGTTGATGGAGGTGCTACTGGCCGTGCTGTACTTGGAGTACTAGCAGGTGTTATTAACCAGCCAGGTTTAAATTACGAAGTTGGTGATTTAATTTATCTTACTTCGGGAACATACAGCGAACCAGCCTTGTGGGAAGTAACTGGAGTTGTATTCGGTACTGGTGCTATTTCAGCAATTGATCCAATTGAACAGGGATTTTATACAGAACTTTCTGTAACAAATACCAGTTCGCCCACAACTACCGACAGTACAAATGGTTTCGGAGCTACACTAAATCTAGAATGGGTTGTAAGAACTGTTGAAATAATTAATGCTGGTAACGACTACGAAGCAGCTAACGTGTTTTTTAGTTTTAATTCACCTAGTGAAACTCAAGCAACAGGCACAGTTGTTATAGATACCGACCCGCTATCAGAAGACTATCGTAGAATTACTGACGTAACTATTGTGGGTGGTGGTGAATATTTTGCAATACCTGCAGTTACATTCTCGGCAGGATCTACAACAGATTTAACTGAAAGTCAGATAAGCATAGTTGTTGAAGATGCAGTGTCTGCGGTGTTCTATGAAAATAGAGTTGAGATTGGTGGTCTTGAAATTATTGACAATGCTATTGTAACTAAGGCAGGTAGAACTAACGACAACATTTTATTAGATCCTAACGGTACTGGTAAAGTTGAAATCAATTACGGTATTCAATTAAACAACGCAGATTATGCCCTAATAGCTGTGGCAAACTCCACAGTTGTTTTTGGCGACTCTCCACTAGTTGGTGAAGCAGGAGTATTTTATAATAATACACAGCAAGAAACAAGATGGAGTCAGTGGGTAACAAACAACAATAATTTTGATGCTACGGATCTAGCAGCAAGACCGGTAAGAAACGAATTAATAAGCAAGAATAAAGCACTTGTAATGAGTATGCTATTCTAAGGATTGAAAATGATAGATAACGCACTTTTAACAACTAGTACAGCAACAATTTTTACAGCACCGGGCGATCCGGGAGATTTAAATGTCCAGAGCGCCATTACTACAATGATTTTTTGTAATGTACTGACACCAGATGTATCGGCTCCGATAGATGATACTACTAACGAAACATTTATCGATGTGTATATTGTAAAATCAGGACAGGCCGCCAGTGACCTAGTTAATGCTGTTGTTAAAAATTTAAGAGTACCTGCAGGCGAAACAGTATTTTTTGATACAGAAAGATTGGTATTATCATCAGGTGATACTATACAAGCAAAAGCATTAAACAATAATACTGTAGTAGCAACTATTAGTGTATTGCCAGTATGAAATATTTAAAAACTAAAAACATTTCTAAATTTAGTATTGCCGACAGATCATTTATTGTCGAGCAGCCTAGCGGAAAAATTACCACAAACTCTCAAGATAGTATAAAAATTCCTACAGGGTCCATAGAAAGACGACCTATCGTACCAGATCAAGGTATGATTAGATTTACCACAGACGATACTAATAATCACGAAGATGTGAATACTGCTACGTATTTTCCAACAAGACCCGTTGGAGTTGAAGCATACTTTGATGGAGAATGGCGTCCTGTAAGATTGCAAGGCCCTGCTGCTATTACTAAAACTTTATTAGGTACAGGTAACTGGGATGCGATCCTTCAACCTAACGAAGACCTAAGTAGATTTTTTCCAGCCAGCGGCGAACCATTGGCTATCATTCCAAACAGCGGTGATAGTGTTATTGTCTTAGTTGAAAACGTATTTCAAATACACGGCGCAGGTAATAACTTTCAATTAATAGAAAGTTCTGGCCAAGTAAGAGCAGTTGAAATTACCAACGAAGGTTCTAACTATGACACACCAGGAAATGTAACAGTTGCATTTGCTGACCCCTTTACTGGAGGCGGTTGGACTTCTGGCGGAAGCGTAACTGTGGGCGATTATGTATCATTTGTTGATAGCTCGGATAAAAACTGGTATTATGTAACTACTGGCACAACGTTAGGTACATCGGGTCCTACACATACTAGTGGTTCTGCAGCAAACGGTAATACATCTCTAACCTATGTTGGAACCACAGCCCGTGGTATTGTTACTATTGTCGCAGGTGAAATTACAGAAGTTACAATAACTGATATCGGTGCTGGATATACAACAGTGCCGGCAGTATCATTTAACGACAGCGGAGCAGAAGGTGCAGGCGCTGCCGGAACAGCAGTGATAACTAAACCAGGTTGGCACATTGAATTCTTCTCAGCAGTACCCGACACTAAAAAAGTATATATCTACCACGGTTTCGATCAATAAACTACTGCCAATCTTACGGTAAATATCTGTAAGGAGCTCACATGGCAGATCTAGGTAGAATTTCCGGTCCAATGTTAAAAGACAACCTCTTACGAGGTGGTGTTGATCTTGTCTTTGAAAATAGATTAGGCGATAATAATCTTTATCTTGATGTTAATACTACTAAAATTGGTATTAACACAGATTCTATTACTAGAGAATTAACAATTAATGATGCAGTAAAAACTGATTATTTGATTGTTGATAATTTATTTAGATCCAATAATGTAAGATTTGAAGCATCCTCTATAGAATCCTTGCTTGGAGATTTAGTGTTCAACCCAGCATCGGGAATTACTAATCTTTCTAGTATATCGACATATGGATTAACAATACAAGATAACATTATTCAAAGTTTAAATTCAAATGAAACTATTGAATTAAGACCCGACGGTTCAGGTGATGTAAATTTTACAACTGTCGAATTAGATATCGATGGTAATTTACATACTACCGGAGATATTACGTTAGACGGAACAATTACTATCGGAAACAGTGATACAGATTCTGTGTCGTTTGCCTCTGATATCGACAGCGATATTATTCCAGATATAAATGAAACATTTAATTTAGGCTCAACATCTAAAAAATGGTTAGGGGTTCATACTGAATTTGTTAATGGCCAATTATTAGAGACTTCTGGAATATCGGTATCTGGTGTCAATAGTATCTCGTTACGTCAAGGTAATATTTGGTATGTTGCTGTTAATGGTTCAGACACAAACGTTGGAGATCATCAAAACGGTCCGTTCCTAACTGTTAAACACGCTTTGGAAAATGCCAACGGCGGTGATACTGTTTATATCTACCCAGGGGAATATCAAGAAGAATTTCCACTTACGGTGCCAGATGGCGTAACAGTTCGAGGTGCCGGACTACGAGCTGTTAAAATAACACCCACAGTATTAACTCAAACTAAAGATGCGTTTTTATTACACGGTGATACAACTGTCTCTGATTTAACAGTTGGTGATTTTTATTACAACAGTTCTCTAAACACCGGGTACGGATTTAGATTCGCACCTAATTACACAATACCATCTAGATCTCCGTACATTCAGAACATATCAGTTATAACACAAGAGGTTGCTGGAAATGTATCACCTACATCAATAACAGTGGGTCCATCATCTACCGGAGTGTCTTTAACTAGTAATAGTGTAACTTTATCTAAGACATTTTATAGTCAATCTCTCGTAGATTCTCTAGTAGGGCAGACAGCAGTAATTGATAGATATCCTAATCCTCCGTTAATCTATACTGTCGTATCGATTGAAACAGAGTCACTATCTCCTACAGAATGGAGAATGACAGTTGATACAACTTTTAATCCAACCGGTCAAATTAAGCCTATTAGTTTTTACCCAGACGCCGGATCAATAGAGATAGTTACTAACGATATCTGGGATACTACAGGAAATTCAGTTGGAGAAAAGTGGGTAGCTTGGTTTAAAACTAATTTACCTGTGGATTTTGAAAATACAGTAGAGCCCGGATGGACTATCAATGTAGCAGGCACTATCTATATCGTCGATTATGTAATTGAAGATCCTGTCAATACTAATATGTGGAGAATATATGTTACTACTTCATTAGTTGCTGGTACAGGTATTCCAATTTTTTCATCTCCTACTATCGGACCCCCATTACTAGCAGGTCGAGGAGCACTAGCAGACGGAGCATATGCTAATACAGCAACCACTGACTTAACATCTATATCAACTGATAACATTTTTGTTACTGTTAATGGTGAACAAATCGTTACATCCTACGGCGAAGCATCGATGTTATTCCATTCTGTGACATTTATTGTTCCTAATGCTATTGGACTATATGCTACAAATGGTGTTAGAATAGAATGGTTAAACTCATTCACGTATTTTGCCAGCAAAGGTCTATATGCTGTAAATGGTGTCGAAGGCCGAGTAAGCATTGACGGTTCTTCAATCAAATACGGTGCCGAGATTCGTAGTATTGGATCAGCAAACGTGTATGGTCTAGTAGGAGCAGAAGCTGACGGTAATCAAACTTTAATGTATTTGATTAATCACAATTTTGCCTATATTGGTTCCGGACTCGATTCTACAAACAATCCTTCGAATGTGATACAGACTAACGAAACTATAGAATTAAATTCTGGAAAAATTTATTATCAAAGTTTAGATCATAAAGGCACGTATCGAGTAGGAGATGTTTTTGTTGTTGATCTAGAGACCGGAGAAATATCAATAGATGGTGTTTCAACATCTTTTGGCGGTATAACAGCACTAAATTTTGTTGACGAAGACTCCGAAACATTAATAAATGCTTCAACAGTTGATGCTAATAATATAAGAATTTCCGGAAATACAATTTCAAGCATCTCGGGCGATGTTATAATAACATCTCAATCAGATCAGATTAATTTAACACAAAACGTTAATATTGATAAAAACTTAGATATTTCTAATGATTTTATTATCAAAGGACAATTAACAGTTGGTAACCAACTAGTTGATACAGTTAATTTTGTATCTAAATTAGACGAAGATTTAATTCCTAAACTTGATAACACATATTCAATTGGCTCAAATTTATTAAAGTGGGATGCTTCTAATATTGAAAATATTGAATTAGACAATTTAAAGTTTTTTGATAATAGAATAAAAACCATAGAGACTAACAGCGATGTAGAATTAACAGCTCAAGGCACCGGAAGGATTTATACCAGCGTTACGGACGTAGAAATCGAACAGAGTTTAACTGTTAATGGAATTACTGATTTAAAAAATACAAATGTATTAGGTACTGTAACACATACTGGCAATACACTTCAAACAGGAAATTCTTTCCAAACTGGTGATTATAATCTAACTGGAAGCTTATCTGTAAGTAATGATTTTTTTACAGAAGATATTGCCTTTATTGACAATAGAGTCATTACTCAAAATTCCAATTCTGATTTAGATTTACGAGCAGCAGGCACTGGTAGAGTATATGTTCCTAACGATAATGTGCAAATTGATCAAAATCTAACAGTTACGGGTTTAACATCTACTACAAATATAACAAATTCTAATACAGTAACTTCGGATCAATTTTATGTCGATGACGTTTTAATCAAAGACAATTACATAACAACATATAATTCAAATTCTAACTTAGAATTATTTGCTAATAATGCAGGCGGTGTATTTTTAGAAACTTTAAAATTTACTGATAACACAATTTCAACTGTTTCTGGAAATACTAATATCAGCATTGCTACATTATCTAGTGGTAGTGTTCTTATTAATGATGAAAAAGCATTAAAAATTCCTGTAGGATCTGGATCTGCTAGACCTGTTGGAGTTCAAGGTGATTTTAGATACGATTCAACTGACGGATTGTATAGTGGTTGGAGTTCTAACAGAGTTACATTTGGTGGGGTATTTTCAGCTGATCGTAGAACAAACGTAACAGCGCATCCTACTAATAACACACTTAATTTTATTGCAAATTTAGTACCAACTATAACTATTAGTGAATCTGGTATTAGATCAAATGGATTAGGCACTGACAATAATTTGTTATTTAATGGAAATATTATTTCAACACAATTATTAAATTCAAACATTAATATAACACCAAACGGAACAGGGCAAACTGACCTAGGCGAAATACACATATATCAAAATGAGTTTATTAATCAAAATAACTCTACTCCTATAACCTTAGCGACCACTGCTGGCGGCCATGTAAAATTTAACGGAACTAAAGCAGTACAAATTCCATTTGGTCCTAGTGATGAACGCCCTTTTACTGAAGTAGGCGATATAAGATGGAATACTGATAACAATGCTACTGAGATTTTTGACGGGGTTAATTACGTCAGCATCGCTGGAGTTACTGAATCGGCCTCTCCTGAACAGGTACAAGAACTCAACGAGATCTACGCCATACTCCTTGGTTAATTTACAAAACATATAAATACATTTGATTACGAAAAATGACCAATTTTTCGTATGGTTAAACTGTGGTAACCCAGCAAAGAGCCCGTAAGGGATGAAAATTAGGGTAACCGTGAAACGCGGGGTAAAAAGGAGAGCGAATGAGCCAGCTTGGTCGTATTAGCGGTCCGCTCTTAAAGGCAAACCTTCTACGCCAAGGTGTGGATTTAGCTTTTGAGACCGACCTACTTTATCTTGATGTTAATAATCTCCGGGTTGGAATAAAAACAACTTCTCCTACACACGACCTACAAGTTGTCGGCACAACAAGAACCACAGATTTAGAAGTTACTAATCAAACAATAGTAGGTAACAATCTTACTATTACCAATAACACAATTTCCACAGCTGCAGGTGATATTACAATTAATACACCTGCAGGATCAACCGTTTATAATTCTAAAATTGTTGTAGATGATATTGATATTGAACAAAATATCATATCCACTAATGTTACAAATCAAAATTTAGAAATACGCACCAGCGGCACAGGTCAAGTTGAAATATACGCCAATACCTTAGTTGATGGCAATTTACATGTGACTGGAAATATTACCGCAGACGGTGATATTCAAATCGGTGACGCTAACACTGATTCTGTAACATTTAACGCAGACGTTTCTAGTAATTTAATCCCCAATGTTAATGAATTATACAGCCTAGGTAGCAATCCTAGTACCGGTGGCAAACGTTGGAAAGACTTATGGGTTGAAACTATCTACAGTGATGCTATAGATACAGGAACTGCCATAATTGACGGCATCGATATCGGATTAAATCAAGGAAATATTATCTATGTTGCTGCTAACGGAGATGATCTTTATAGCGGCACACATCAAAACGATCCGTTCGCTACAATAACCAAAGCACTGAGTATAGCAACTTCCGGTGATACCGTGTTTATCTATCCAGGAACTTATACAGAAATCTTTCCAATGACTGTTCCTGTGGGTGTTACTGTTAAAGGTGCCGGACTACGATCAGTACTGATTGTTCCTACAGTGGGAACTAACGATAACAACGCATTTTTACTCAACGGAGAAACTACTGTTGAGGATGTAACTATAGCAGATTTCTTTTACGACAGCATAAACGATACCGGGTATGCTTTTAGCTTTGCTAACAACTTTACTGTATCTACTAGAAGTCCCTATGTTAGAAATATTTCTGTACTAACCAAAGGCAGTGTTACCAGTCCTAGCGATCCTTTGGGATTTGATCAAGGCGATGCAGGCCGCGGAGCAAAAGCAGATGGTAGTTTAGCCAATGCTTCTAGCAACGAAGCCAGCATGTTGTTTAATTCAGTAACATTTATCTGTCCAGCTGCAGATGCCCTAATAGGAACTAACGGTGTTAGAATTGAATGGTTAAATTCATTTACCTATTATGCAAATAAAGGTATGTACCTACTCAGCGGATCTAGTGGGTTTGCTGGCAACGGTAAAACAAAAATAAAAATATCATCTAGATCCGGAGCATGGGCCATAGGAAACACGATTACCTACTATGACACAGACGGAACTACTGTACTAGCATCGGGTGTAATTGAAAGCATCGACGGTGATACGTTTATAATCGACGGAAAACAAGTTGGATTTGAACTGCCACAAGATCGTGCTGGCAAAACAGCAACAGTATTTGGCAATGCTCAGTTAGATACCGGAATTAAAAAATTCGGAACTGCTAGTCTGCAGTTAGACGGCACAGGAGATTACGTTTCTTATGCCAGTCAGCCAGATTTTGAATTTGGTACTGGTGATTTTACAATCGAACTTCAGTATTATCCAAACAACTTTTCAAACTTTAGAGTCTTATATGATCAAAGATCGTCGGCGCCCGATAATGCTGCTTACATCGATGTTACTCCTTCGGGTACTGTAAGATACATTGTTGGAAGTTCTATAATTATTTCAACTTCGGTTCTAAGTTTAACAGCATGGAATCATATTGCTGTTTCTAGACAATCCGGAACGACAAGATTGTTTATTAACGGAACTGTACAATCTACAACACTAAGTGATTCAACAGTCTATGCTCAACGAGGCATATATTTAGGTAGAGATTATCCCGGAAATGCTGCTTATTTTGTAAATGGCTATTTCGATGAAATTCGAATTACAAAAGGATCAGCAAGATATACCGGAACATTTGTTCCACCGACTAATGCCTTTACTAGTGATAGTTCGACTGTTCTATTATTGCACTTTAACGGAGCAGATGGTTCAACTGTAATTACAGACGACGGAATTGGCACACAGGATTTAAGAACATCAGTAGGCGGCACTGCTTCAGCAATAGACTTTGCTGATTATTCTGAGTTTGGTGCAGAAGTTCGCAGTATTGGATCAGCAGCAGTTTATGGAAACTATGGTATATACGGTGACGGTGACGGAGTAATTGCTTACCTTATAGGTCAAAATTTAGCCTACATTGGTAATGGTGGTGAATCTACAAACGATCCATCTACAGTTATACAAGCCAATGAGGTTGTAGAATTAAACAGAGCAAAAATTTATTATTCGTCAGTGGATCACAACGGTGATTTCCGTGTAGGCGATTTATTTTATGTTAATCAACAAACTGGTGAAGTTCAATTTTCTAATTCTAATATTAGTTTTAGTGGCGGTATTACATTCGACGACGGTGCTGGAAATGTTACTATAGTTGATAGTAATAAAGTTCAAACAGGAAATATTAGAATTAGTGGAAACACTATTGAAAGCTTAACTGGTGATGTTAATGTTCTTTCAGCTAGTGATGAAATTAATTTACAGAATAATGTTAATATTACCGGAGACTTAGATGTCACTGGAAATGTAACTATTGGTGGTAACATACAAATTGGCGACGCTAATACAGACTCTGTTAATATTGTTGCTAAAATTGACAGTGATTTAATCCCTAGAGTTACTGATACATACGATCTAGGAACACCTGCACTACGTTGGAAAACAGTTCATACTACTCAAGTTACAACTGATGCTATTGACATCAATGATAACAGAATTAGAACTATAAATTCTAATTCTGATTTGGAATTAGAAGCAGCAGGCACGGGTAGAATCTATGTGCCAAACAATAATGTACAAATTGATCAAAACTTAACTGTTAATACAACAACTAATTTACAAAATACTAATATAGTCGGTACTGTAAATCAAACAGGGGCGTATAATCAAACAGGCAATAGAACTCAAACAGGTAATCTAACAGTAACTGGAAATATTACTGTTACTGAAGCATTACAATTTGAAGATATTAGAATTTCAGGTAATGTTTTAACAACTACGATCGGTAATAACGATCTAAGATTAGAAGCAGCCGGAACCGGCAGGATATATGTTCCGAGCGACAATGTACAAATTGATCGAAACTTAACAGTTACTGGTTTGACATCAACTAGTAATATTAACAATTCAAGTACTGTTACATCTGCAACATTTAGAACCAGCGATATTAGAATCAACGGAAATAGATTAGAAACTACTTTATCTAACAGCAATTTAGAACTTAGAGCAAACGGTACTGGTTATATTGTTCTTGAACAATTTGATGTACAAGAAAATGAAATTAGATCGAACAGTAATAACGATATTACACTAACACCTAACGGTACCGGTATTGTTTCTATTAATTCTACACAGAGTTTAAAACTTCCTGTGGGTATAACATCAGAAAGACCACTAACACCGCAAGTGGGTATGGTTCGTTTTAATTCTGAGTTAAACAGATACGAAGGATTTAGTGCCAGCGGTTGGATTAAACTAGAAGGTGTAGGCGACCAAGATGAAAATACCTACATAACAGCAGAGCTAACTCCTGGGGCAAATGACAACACCATTAGATTTTACACTAACGGATCGCTAGTAGCTGATTTAAATTCTACAAGATTAAACACAGTTAGAATTGATGTTGATGATATTAGTATAGACGGAAATACTATTTCTACAACCACAACAAATACTAATCTCGTGCTCCAACCTAACGGAACCGGATCTTTGGTAATTGGTAATTTTGCTATTCGTAGCAATACTATAACTAATACCGTTGTTGATAGTATAACTACGTTTAATCAAATTGGAGACGGTTATTTTAAAATAGCTGGCGCGAACGGATTTGTTATTCCTAGTGGAACTGATTTACAAAGACCTGGTTTAGTTGATACTGGATTGATGAGATTTAATACTACAGATAGTCGAGTAGAAGTCTATGATGGCGTACAATGGGTATCAGCAGCAGGTTCCTCAGGCGGTATCAGCGTAGTTGATGCTGAAGATCTTTCGATTAGAAACGCATTAATATTTGGATAAAAATTATGGCAACCTTTTTTAGAAACACAGTAGCAAAAGATATCGGCACAACGGCCAGGGAAGTTATTGAAACCGCAGACAATGCCAGAGTAACAGTGATTGGGTTGAGTCTAGCAAATACCACAGATTTTGTGATATTCGCAGACATAGCCCTACAGAACGATACTAGTACAGAGGCCTATTATGCTAAGGGTATAATCATTCCTCCGAATTCCACGGCTAGAGTAGTAAATGGCGGAGAAAAATTGATTCTAACCAATTCAAACGTTTTAAAAATCACATCTAGCGCAGACGACTCTCTAGATGCTGTGATCAGTTACGTAGAGATCGTTTAAGGAAAAATCATGGCAACACATTATTTTGGAGTAACACCGCAGGATCTTTTAAATTATGGCGTAGGAGCAGCAAGATATTTCTATGGCCTAAGAAGAGACGAAGAAGGAAATCTATATATAACCAAAGTTGATCAATTTACTGGACAAGATACTGTACAGATAAATTATCCAGGAGATGGCGATGAAGATTGGACATTTTTTGAAATGGGTGTAGATTTTCACGACGGTAGAGATAAAGATACACATGAACGGCCTTATGACAATTTGATATTTGATCAATATCGTTGGGACAGCAGAAGCATATCGTATTTTATCAATGAAAACGGGGAGTTAGTGGCTCGAATTAATCAGCCTTATACCTACCCTACAGACGTTTGATAAATAATAGGTCACTATATTTTACTAGAAAAATAGGATTAAAAAATGGCAGAATTTAAATTAGGTAGATTAAGATTTGTATGGAAAGGTAGCTGGGTTACTGGTACCACATACGTTAAAGACGACATCGTAAAATACGGTGGTACAACATATGTTTGTGTATCGGGACATAATGCTAACGTCAATTTTGATGTTGATTTAACATCATCAAGATGGGAAAAACAAACTGGCGGCCAAGAGTGGAAAACAGCCCCATGGACGATATCTACCATTTACAAAGAAGGTGATTTAGTAAAATATGGCGGTCGAGTTTATATTTGTACAGATAATCATACAGCAAGCGCAACCGTAGCAGGTGGATTTTATTTAGATGAAACCGCTAATCGTTGGGACTTGTTTTCTGATGGTTCAGAATGGGTAGGCAATTGGCAAGTTAGTGAATATTATCGCATTGGCGATATTGTAAAATACAATGGTATTTCTTATATTTGCGTAGCTCCTCACACATCAGCAGCAACTATTACTTTAGGGTTAGAAGCAGACTACGCCGACGACAGTACTACAAAGTGGGAAAAGTACGTAGAAGGATTTAAATATCGCGGTGAGTGGAACGGATCTAGTGATCCGCTTTCAAGAACATCAACTAGATATATTGTAAATGACGTTGTTAAATTTGGTGCTAGTCTTTACATATGCGTTGAAGCACATACAAGTAATGCTACTGCGTTTGAAGAACTTAAATGGGATCTATTTGTAGCAGGTTTAGAATATGAAGATACTTGGTCAGCATTGACAGAATATCAAACTGGTGATATTGTTTCATATGGTGGTTATGCGTATGTTGCAGTAAGAAGAAATACCTCACAAATCCCCCCAACCGCAACATCTGATTGGGATTTATTAACCACAGGTTTTAATAATCGAGCAAGATATGTATCTTCTCAAAGTTATAAGGTAGGTGATTTAGTACAGTACGGCGGCAATGTCTTTGTTGCCTCTGTAGAAATAACATCAAACGAAACCCCATACAGTGCTAATGCTAAGTGGTCAAAAATCATAGACGGTTTTAGATGGAACAATGATTGGGATTCAGCATTTGCTGAGACAAAATATAAAATTGGTGATGTGGTAAAATATGCGTCATCTACTTATATTTGTATTGACGAACATATACCTGCCGATGAAACTGTAATCACAATTACAAACACCACTACTGGCACAAATCATATTACTACTTCTGATAATACTTCTACACTAAATCCAGGTCAGCCAGTAAGCTTTTCTGGCACAGCATTTGGCGGTATCAACGCAACAATCGAGTATTATGTTAAAACAGTAGTTAATGGTACAACATTTACTATATCTGAAATTAAAAGCGGTCCAACTAAGGTATTGAGTACTGCTTCTGGTTCATTGGCTATGAGTTACAGCAACAGACCAGATACAGACAACGGTGACTTTTGGAATTCGTTGGCAGAAGGTGACGCTAACAACGTTCTAACACGTCGAGGAGATTTAGTAACCCGCAATGCTATCCAAAACGTTAAGTTAGCCAAAGGTGCTGAAGGTACTGTATTAAAAGCAGGCGCAAGAGATTTACAATGGGGCAAAGTTGGCGACTTAACTAGAATTTTTTACGTATCCATTGACGGACAAGATGGTGTCGGCCGAGGAACTACTTGGGATGATCCGTGGAGAACCGTAAAATATGCCTGCGAATTTGTTCAAGCACAAGGATTTAATACTAGAGATACTCCAGTAACCATTAACATTAAAGCAGGTGTATATCAAGAAATATTTCCAATTAGTATTCCTAAATACACATCTTTAGTCGGTGACGAATTACGTATGAGTATTATAGAGCCGACAGCAGCAACGTCCGGCAATGACAAGTTCTACATGAGAGATAGTACCACAGTTCGAAACTTTACGTTCCGCGGAGCAACTGGTGCTAATTTACCAGACGGTACAACAGATACATTTACTGAACCTAATCAATATCTAACTAGACGCCCAACTGGCGGCCCATGGTGTTCATTAGATCCAGGAACCGGTCCAAACGACGAAAGTGTATGGGTAGGTGAGCGTTCTCCTTACATTCAGAACGTAACAACCTTTGGTGATTATGCAGTGGGTCAAAAAATTGACGGTGCTCTACACAACGGCGGTAATAAATCGATTACGTCTAACGACTTTACACAGGTTATGAGTGACTCTATTGGTGCTTGGTGTACCAATCAAGGTCGAGCAGAATTAGTTTCCGTATTTACATACTATGGTTATATCGGATACCTGTGCGAAAACGGCGGTGTTATTCGAGCTACAAACGGTAACTGTTCATATGGTTCGTTTGGTGCTGTATCTGAAGGTGTTGATCCTACAGAAATTTCTAGAACTGCTACTGTTGATAACCGAAGATTAAATGCTACAGTTGATAGAGTGCAGACTGACGGTAATCAAATTTTATATGTAGAATATTCAAACGCAGGTGAGGAATATACAACAGCAACATACGGTTTTACAGGAACTGGTATATTTGACTCTGTTACCTCAATACCAGATATTGTTGACGGTGGTGTCTGCGAAGTTCGTATCGTTGATGACGGAAATGATTATCTATCTGTTCAGGGCAATGCACAAGCCGGAACTAACATAGATATTAGATTAGCGGCTGCTGATACAACTATTACAAACGGATATATTGGCGAACGAATAATTCTAATCGACGGCCAGGGAGTTGGCCAATACGGATATATTACCAGCTTCGACGGTGGTTCTAAATTAGCCACAGTGGCTAGAGATACATTTGATACCCTAACAATTACTAATACAACATCTAGCACAAACGTAGTTACAGTTGCTGATACAACATCACTTTTTGCCGATATGCCATTTACTGTAACAGGTACAGCGTTTGGTGGCCTTGATGTTGGAATACAATATTATGTCAAGGCAGTAGTTAATAGTGCAACATTTACAGTATATACTAACACATCTACCAAAGCAGCTATTACGTTATCAACTAGTTCTGGTCTTTTAACCCTACATCAGTCAGGTTGGGATGTATTCATTAAAGACATTTCAGCATCAATTCAAACAATTTCTAAAGCAAATCCTGTCGTAGTTACTACAACAGTTGCTCATGAATTATCGACCGGCATGCTTGTATCGATATCCGGTGTAACTGGTATGACAGAAGTTAATGGTAATAGTTACTATATTACTAAAACAGGTCCTACAACATTCGCGTTATATACGAATTTCAGTAGAACTAGTACTCTAGATGGCACCGGATTTACAACATATGTATCTGGCGGAACAGCCGTGGGCGAACAGGCAATTTGGGAATTTTTAAACACCACAACAAGATACGTAATTGAACCTAGAATTGTGTTTTCTACTGGTCAGGGAGCAAGTGCTACCGCTGTTCAAACACCAGGTATTAATGAAATAGCTGTTTCAACAGGGGGTGGAGGATTTACAGTTCCACCAACAGTTATCATTTCCGGCGACGGAACACCAACAGGCGGCACTGGCGCAACTGCAACTGCGGCAATTTCTGGAGAAATAGAAAGCATAGTTGTGTCTAATGTTGGATCTGGTTATACATCTGCGCCAACGCTGAGGTTCGTAGGCGGCGGTTTAGCAAATAACAGCACCAATCATGCCGAAGCCACAGTAAGCATTACGAATACAATTAAAACTGTTGAGGTTACAGATGGGGGGTTAGGTTATACATCTCCGCCATCTGTATTAGTAACAGGCACCGGCGGCTCTGGAGCAATTCTCTCTGCACAAATTAGCCAGGTTGTTGGATCCATAAATATTGGTGGTGGCGGCGGTTCAAATTATACTTCTCCTCCTACAGTAACAATTACAGGAGGCGAACCATTAATTTTTGCCGAAGCAAGAGCAGTTCTTTCAGCATCAGTAACTACTATTACTATGCAAGAAGGCGGCAGTGGTTATAATCCGAGTACTACATCGGTAACATTGTTTAGTACAGCTGGTTTCGGAGCAGCAGCAGAAGCCATTATTGATAACGGATTATGGGTAGATGGAGTTACACCTGGAATTGTTACAGGAATAAATGTTACGGCATCTGGATCAGGGTATTCAGTACCACCGATTGTTATTATCAACGGTGTCGGAAGCGATGCTGCGGCTACTGCTAATATTTCTGGATCTGTAGCTAGTATCGAAGTTATCAATCCGGGTCGAGGATATCAAAGTGTTCCTAACGTTGCTATTTCAGGCGGTAACGGCGCAGGCGCAACCGGAACAGCATCTTTAACTGGCGCGGTGTTTAGTCTTACTGTGATCGACGGCGGTCGCGGATGGATAGGAACACCTTCGATTGCGTTCAGTGGTGGCGGTGGTGTAAATGCTGCTGCTAATGTTACCGCTATGGATAGTGTTCTTGGAACAGTGGTTATTACTGATCCAGGATCTGGATATACTAGCAACCCTGCTGTATCATTAGTAGGCGGTGGCGGCACTGGCGGAATTTTAAGAACTCGAATCAACGGAATTATTTCAACTATCACAGTAACCGATTCCGGTGGTAGTTACAGTTCTAGTCCTCAAATTACATTTGTTGGAGGAAATAAATTTAAAAGCTCGTTTGCTGGTTTAAGATATTTTGCTAATAGCAGCGGCCGAGTCGCTATTGGAATAACCCAGTCACTACAAACATTAGCAGCGATTGAACAAATTCGAATTACTTCTAGAGCGGTAATTGCAAATACTGCCCCTGCAACGGTATATCAAACAGCGGTTGCTAGAGTTACAGCAGGTGGAGGATTCGTAACGCCAACTGGCATTCAAGCAGCAGTTGATATTTGGGTTCGATCAGTTTATTATACTATCGAAAATGGTGAAAATCACACCGACCCTGCAAGCTTGTTGAGACTCAACAGAGAGTTTATTAGAAAAGAATTAATGGAATTTTGGGATGCTAACTACCCAACTATAGCTACATCGGTATGGTCTAGAGATGTGGGATTAATTGTTGATGCCATTGCTTCTGATATTTCAACTAGAGGAGTAGAAAATTCTTTAAATGCTGCTATTAGTCAGGCATTCCTCGGAACTGCCAGAACAAATGGTGGAAATTTAGCAGCCGCTCAGGCAGGTATTGATTATATCATAGAACTAGCAGATGACATTATTCAAAATTCTATAATTCAACCTAGCGGCTCTACATTATTAACAGTTATTCCAGTAACTGCCACACAAATTACAACCAATCAAATCACTGTCGGTGATACTTCGACATTATCGGAGAATCAACCGATATTGTTTTTAGGTACAGTGTTTGGCGGATTAGTTGCTAATACTAGATATTATGTTAAGACCATTGTTAATAGTACTACGATTATAGTTTCATCTACAATCGGAGGAAATGCTGTAACATTAACGACTGCTTCCGGTACTTGTTCCCTAAGCCAACAGGTAACTGACGAAGAATTATTATTGTCAGACGGAGCAGATGTTGCTGTTGCCAATTGCTTAGGTTTAATTAGATTTATTGTTTCTACTGCAGCCAATGGCGTTGCTAATGCTTCAACATGGACAACTGCTGCTAATCTATTATTATCTAACAAAGATTTTATTAGAGCAGAAGTTATTACCTTTATTAACGCAACTTATATAGACTTTGATTATAATCAAGTATTGTGCGCTAGAGATGTCGGCTTAATAATTGATGCGGTAACATACGATTTAGTTAAAGCTGTTTCTAATATTCCAGTAGTTACATCAACTACTACTGGAGTTATTTCGTCGATTACTGTTAATAACGGCGGACTTGGTTATAGTTACGGTATGACAGTAAGCGTAGCAGTTGGTTCTTCAACAGTAAGAGCAACCGCAGTGCCGATTATTGATGAAATAACTGGAGCCATTACCTCATTTAGAATGACCAATAAAGGTAAGGGTTATACAACAGTACCTTCTGTGACATTGACCCCAGACACTGGCACTGGAGCATTTGCTAGGGCACTAGTTATTGGATCGCAAGTAACGGGTGTGACTATTATTAGACCCGGTTCAGGATATAGCGCAGGCCCTCATATTTCTTTAGTAGATGCTAATAATACAGAAAATGCTAGATTTATAGTAAGAGTCGGCGACGGAGTACTAGATCAGCCTAGATTTACACGAAGAGGTGAAGGATACGTTACAGCCGATGCGTTAGTTGACGGTGACGGATATGCTGACGTGGCACAGGTTGGAGGATTTGTATATATTGATAATCTAACCAACGTTCCAACTCCTGGTGCAAATATTCAGTTCGACAACAACGAGAAATTCTACAAGTTGGTAACCATTCGAGAAGTGACTGGCCCTGCTGGGGTAGTAGGAGCTAGACAGATTCTTTTAGAAAACAAAGAGTTTATCCAGTACGAAATTATCAGTTACCTAAATAATTTTACATATGATTCTATAAAATGTAGTAGAGACGTTGGCTATATTATAGATGCGCTGGCCGACGACTATACTTACGGATCAAACGCTAGAATCTTACAGGTAGTGTCAAAATACAATCGAGGCACTTATGAAGAATTTGAAACTCAAAGAATTCAAACAGCATTTGCTATTCAGCATTTAAAGTCTGAAATCGATTCGTTATTAAATGATTCAACTTACAGTCTAGGTGCGTCTGCAGGATTAAATCCATTGATTGAATGGATTAAAAATGAAGAAAGATTTGAAAATCTTCCAGCGATTCAAATACCTAATGGAAATTTTGATGTAGAAGACGACCGAGCAAAAAATGTTATCCTAGCCAACGAAGCGTTTATTGTAGATCAAGCTGTGAATTATTTGCTCAACAATGACTATATGGACGGCTTTGATGAAACTGTCGTTGGAGACGAGGTTAGACAGATTGTAAGAGCAACAGCATGGGATCTAGCGTTTGAAGGAAACGGCCAATCGATAGAATGGGCAAGCTCTATTTACATTGACAGTACTTTGACTATCCCGGGTTCTACAGACAGTGCTGCAGATAAAGCAGACTTTTTATTATTGCTAACTTATCTTTCAACAATGATTGGTTCTGTAGCTAGAAATCAAATCCCAACAATCGAAGTTGGAGTAACTGAACTTCAAGTCACTACATTACCGCCAGGAAATACTGATTCAGCAACTAGAATCGGTAACTTAATAGGCGACGTAATGTACGATATTGTTGATCTAAGCCCGGCTACTGCGATACCTGCATCAGTGACTCCGTTAGGATCATCATTTAGTGGCTTTGGTACAAGTGTTAGAACCAGTCTGTTAAATGATAAAGCAGCTCTGCGTAGTTCGGTTATCAGTTGGATTGATGACAATTTTGTGAATTTTACCTACGATCAAGATGTCTGCTTTAGAGATACCGGATTAATTATCCAAGCCGTTGCTGATGACATTTACGGCGATGTTGCTAAGTCAATTGAAGCCGGTCAACGATATTATGCTGCAACCGCTGCTTTGGTATTAAGCGAACAGAAGCCGCAAACTATTGCTGCTATAAGACAAATAAATTTTATAGCTCAAAAAGTTATTAGAAATGAAACATACGTTAGAACACAGACTAATGCTCTGCAGTCAAGATTCCCAAGTATTACTACAGGAGCAGAAGCTGGTCCGCAAATCGAAGAATCAACTTTTATTATTAGCCGAATCTTAGAAAACGGCGGATCATTTAATGCTATCAAGCAATTAATGTTGGATAATAAAGTATTCATACAGTCAGAAATTGTTGCTTATGTTTCAGCATCTTACGAAAATCTAAATTATAGTGTAGATTTATGTTTTAGAGACGTTGGTTTAATTGTCGATGCTATTGCTTATGATATTTTTGGTGGATTCTCAAGAAGTAGAGAAGCAGGATTAAGATACTATCAAAGCGATAGTGCGATTGCTTCTATTACAGGTGATCAAGCAGAACCAACTAGGGACGCATTAGAATATCTTGGAACTGTTATTAATTCAGTGTTGCTAGATCAAGACCCCGAAATTAGATTCCAACAAGCTGTTGAAAGATCAAGAGACTCGACTATTATATTTGATGTTGAGGACTTACAAGTAACTGTAAAAGTTACTGACTGCATAGATGAAATTTTAAACATCATAGATAACGGTCCGGGAGCGTTACCAGAAGGTCGATACTCAGCTAGGTTCCAAATTAGTCCTCCGTTGAGCATTCTAGAAGCCCCACTACACAATTCTAACGTTGTTGTAAGAAGCAGATATTCGCAGGTTCGACTAACTGGACATGACTTTTTAAATATTGGTACTGGTAATAAAAATGATACCAACTATCCAGGAATTCCTCTAAACGAGCCGAATTCTGTAAGAGAAGTTGTTGAACAGGGCGGCGGCCGTGTATTCTATACATCAACAGACCAAGACGGTAACTTCCGAGTTGGTGACTTGTTCCGAGTTGAGCAATCAACTGGTATTGCTACGTTGAACGCTGATGCGTTTAACTTAAGCGGTTTGAATGAGTTGTCATTGGGAGGGGTTAGCTTAGGAGGATCAGGCGCTGTTATTAATGAATTCTCAACAGACTCGACATTCTTTGCTAATGCTGATAATATTGTTCCAACACAAAAAGCTATTAAAACTTATATTCAGTCAGCACTAGGTTCAGGTGGTGGTAATATTGCGGTTAACGCGGTAACAGCAGGTGATACGTTTATTACTGCTAACGAAATTGACACCATTGGCGGACTACAATTAAGATTGTTATCATCGTTAGGTGTATTCATAGCTTCTAGCGAATTTTCAACTAATACAACTACTGGTGCGTTAATTGTAGGTGGCGGCGTTGGTATAGCAGGAAACTTAAATGTAGGTGGCACAGCAGCATTTGATGGTAATTTAACTGTTAATAGCAGCGGATTTGTAAAAATAGCCACAGGTAATACCTCCCAACGAGTTGTTTCGACCGCGGGCGCATTTAGATTTAATACAGATACTGCTAGATTTGAGGGATATAATGGAACTCAATGGGCTGATGTGGGAGGAGCTAATCCGTATCTTGATAGGGCTGCTCCGTACGCGGCAGTTGCTGGGGATCGATTGTTTGTAAATACAAGCTCTGGATCAGTTACAGTCACACTACCAGCAAATCCAGCAATTGGGGACACTGTTAAGTTTATTGACGGCTCTGGAACGTTTGATATTAACGCTCTGGTAATTAATAGAAACGGCAAAGTTATTATGGGCGACGCAGATAATATGACAGTAAATACAAAGAACGCAGCATTTACTCTTGTATTTTATAACAATACATACGGATGGAGGCTAGGAGAAGCATAATGGGTGATTATTCGAAATACAAATATGTTAATACCACGTTTGGTGGTACAGGCGGAGTAGTAGTTCCTAACGGAACTACCGCCGAACGAGATACTGGAGTTGTCGTAGGCACAATACGATACAACACAGATTTAGGTCTTATAGAGCAATATAATGCTATTGGTTGGCAGTCTGTAGATGCTCCTCCTACTATATCAAACATCACTGGACTAATTAACGAAAATACTGGTAGTACAATCACTGTCAGTGGCGCTAATTTTAAAACTGGAGCTATAATTGCCATAGAAGGAGCTGCGGTTAGCGGAATATCAAGACCGTTATCAACAACTTTTGTTAGTACCACCACCTTAACTGCACCTACTAATGCTGCCGCAGTTAATTTTATAGGAGGTGCAAGCTTTGATGTTAAAGTTACTAATCCGTCAGGATTATCAACTTCATTATCCCCAGCAGGAAATATTGATAGAGATCCAATATGGACGACTGCTGCAGGAACTTATACGGTATTTGACGGTTCAAGGGCAACACCTTTAACTTTCGCTGCAAATGACCCCGATGGTGGCACTGTTACATTTTCTTTATTTTCTGGATCTTTGCCATCGGGCGCAACTTTAAATACCTCGACCGGGGTTATTTCGGGATTTAACGCAGTAGTATCAGATACATCTTCAGCTTTTACACTAAGAGCGACATCATCAGTGGGCAGTCAAACAGCTGATAGAACATTTACAATATTAGTTAGAGCTCCGATAGTACAACAATTTACTGCGACTGGTGCTACAACATTCTCAGTTCCGGTAGGAGTTACTAACTTAGATGTGTTAGTAGTTGCTGGAGGCGGAACCGGCGGATGCCAACACGGTGGTGGCGGTGGTGCAGGCGGTTTAATTTTCCGTCCAGCATTACCGGTAACTCCGGGAAGTACAATACCAGTAACAGTAGGCGCAGGCGGCACAGGCATGCCAGGTGGTCCTAGTTTAGGTTATTGGAGTCCGGCAGGAACTGGACAAGATTCAGTCTTCGGTTCTTTAACAGCCAAAGGAGGCGGTATCGGTCCTAGTCACCAATCTGTTGCTTCTGGATTACCGGGACAGCCAGGTGGCTGTGGTGGTGGTGGAAACTCAGAGCCAGGGGGAAATCCCCCTGGAGGTACTGGAACACAGCCATCACAACCAGGAGAGTCCGGCACATTTGGTTTTGGATTTCCTGGAGGCAACGGGCTAAACGGTCCAGGACACGGTAACTGGGTAGGTGGTGGCGGTGGTGGTGCTGGTGCTGCCGGCCAAGGAGCACCCGGCCCGCATGGTGGTAACGGGGGTGTAGGACGAGCTTACAGCATTTCTGGATCATCAGTGTTTTACGGTGGTGGCGGTGGCGGCGCACAGCATGGTGGCGCCGTATCGGGATCACAAGCTCTTGGCGGCAACGGTGGCGGCGGTGAGGGCAATCGAACAGGACATAACAGCACCAATAACTTTCCTGGACCTCGCGGCGCAGGTGGAGTAGCGAATAGAGGAGGCGGCGCAGGCGGTTCTGCTTCGGGCGGAGTAACAATTACACAGCCCGGGGGCAGCGGAATCGTAATAGTTAGATACTAATACCTGTTATATACTCAGAACCAGCCCCCGGGCTGGTTTCTTATGATTAAATATTCATATGAAAAATGTAAAATCTATTATTATTTTGGGTGGCGGAACTGCTGGATATGTAACCGCACTTATACTAAAACAAAAATTTGGGGTCAATATCGATATAACGATAATTTATTCAAGTAAAATTGGAATTATTGGAGTCGGTGAAGGATCTACTGAACACTGGGCAGATTTTTTAAAATTTGTAGAAATTGATCACGCAGATGTAATAAAAAATTGTGATGCTACGATCAAATGCGGAATAATGTTTAAAGATTGGGGAGATCAAGATTATCTACACAATGTTTCCCCACCGTACGATCAATCATGGGGACAAACCAGAATAGGTTATTTAAAATTAATTGCCGAAGGAGCCAAGCCATTTGACATAGTCCAAAAAGAAATGTTAGAAAATAAAGTTCCAAAAAGACATGCTATCGAAAGAACCTCTCCAGTTAATCAGTATCATTTTAATACATTTAAACTTAACGAGTTTCTAACAAACAAAGCCAAAGAACGAGATATTACAGTAATCGATGACGACATATTAGATTCAACTTTAAATGAGCAAGGAGAAATCGATTGTTTAATCGGTGAAAAAGCCAAATATCATGCTGACTTTTTCATCGACAGCACTGGATTTAAAAAGCTGTTAATTTCTAAATTAGGGGCTAAATGGCAATCATATAAAGAATTTTTAAAACCAAAAGCAGCAATGGTGTTCCCCACAGGTGACACAGAAAATTACAACTGCTACACTACTGCGACTGCTATGAAATACGGATGGAGATTTAATATTCCAGTGTTTGGTCGTCATGGCAACGGATACATTTATGATAGTGATTACGTTACAGCAGATCAAGCACATCAAGAGCTAGAAAGAGATTTTGGTAGAAAAATTGATATCGCCAAACACATCACTTTTGATCCTGGGGCATTAGATCGTCCTTGGATCAAAAACTGTATGGCTGTAGGTCTTGCTGCTAATTTTATAGAACCTCTCGAGGCTAGCTCGATAGGATCATCTATACAGCAGGCCTATTTACTGATGCACAATTTACCTAACTACAATGACAAAACTATAGAGTTTGTTAATAGACAAATTAATTCTATTACAGATAACATACGTGACTTTGTTGCCCTACATTATATGACAACTAGGTCCGATACTGATTTTTGGAAAGATTTAAAATCCATGCCAGTTCCTGAGTCACTGTCTAACAAATTAGAACTATGGAAAACTCGACTGCCTATCGAAGATGACTTTACCGATAGTTCGAACTATATCATGTTCTACGAAAGAAATTTTATAATGGTAATGCATGGACTGGGGTTAATTGATCAAGAAGCAATACGCAAGGAATATGCTTCATTAAATAATTATCATAAAGATGCTATAACTAAGCTTCTGGAACAAGAAAAAATAAGATATAAAAACGAAAGTTTTTTAACACATAAACAATATTTAGAATTAATTAGAGCAACCAGATAAGGAGAAAGTAATGAGTGGTTTAGCAAAATCAAGTGTAACAGGTGAAGATATAACTCCCGGATACGATTATGGATCTATATCTGATAGGGATAAACAATTGCTTGGTGAGATCATTAATATTTTAAAAAATAGAAAAGATGTGCCGACCGATTTAGTAGCAGAAGAAATTAAAGGCATTTTTGGAATGGAGGATATTCCAATGATGAATGTCGAAGAAACTTTGTGGTATCAATTAACTAAAGATGAACCATTAGGTCAAAATATACAAGGTTTTAGAATCTCTCTCGACGAACAAAAAAATAAAATTAAAGTTCCATTTATTGCTTTTCAAGCAGACTTAGATTTTTTAGACGGATTTATTAATCGCTTGGTTCAAAAAGTTAATAATTTAAAATAAGCATGAGAATATTAAGCATATCGCCTTTTCACGATAGCAGTGTAGTTATTGTCAATGATGGAAAAATTGAATATTTCTGTAAAGAAGAAAGACTCACTAGACATAAAAGAGACCATCTTCCGATTAAATCTTTAACGGAAGCATTTAGAATTGCTAAAGGTCAGATTGACCTAGTGGTAATTTGTTCTCCTACAGGTGATGACGAGCATAACAGATATTTAGAACATATCATTAAAAAATATACAGACGCTAAAGTTATTAGGTTCTGTGAGCACCATCATTTGGCACATGCTAGTCTTGCGTTCTATGACAGCGGATTTGATAAAGCATTGGTAGTTGTTGTTGATCGATCAGGTGCAAAGTTTAATGATAACATACGAGAGGGCGAAAGTGTTTTCATCGCCGAGTACCCAAATAAATTTACTCCGGTATATAAATCATACTGGGCATGCAATATCGGTGCTGATTATGATTTTGATAATTTTGAACTTATTTCAGAAATAACAAAAGTATGGCCACAGTGTGAAGCACAGTGTAGTGGCACACTAAACGTTGCCAAAGTTTATGAATCAGCAACAACCTTAATTGGACAACACCCTTTAGAAAACGGAAAGACTATGGGTCTCGCTGCCTACGGTATAGACAGACCATTTAAATCATTATTTGATGCCGATAATAATCCTGTAAGTTCGTTGTTTTCCCATTACAAAGATTTTGACTATGCTTATCCTTGTTTTTTAAAAGAGCATTTAAATAAAAATTTACCCAAAGGTAAAATTGTGCCTCAAGATGATTATCAATTTTATGCTGATTATGCATATCAGGTTCAAAAACAAACTCAGGAATCTTTATTAAAGCTGATAAAAAGAAAAATAGAAGAAACTGGAATCGACAAAGTGTGTATTACTGGAGGCTACGGATTAAACGTAGTTGCTAACGAATATTTTGTTAGAAGTTTGCCCGACGTTAAATTTTTCTTCGAACCTATATCAGACGATACTGGAAATAGTATTGGATCAGCACTTTATATCTATAGAAACGAAACTCGAGATAAAACTATTAGAAAACTTGATAACTTATTTTTTAATCACATACCGCATAGCTATGAGATCGAAGGAATTGAAGCTAGCGAAACTGATTTAGCAACCTTACTGTCGCAAGGTAAAATCGTAGCAGTATATAATAGTCAAGCTGAAGCGGGTCCCCGCGCTTTGGGAAATAGATCTATCTTATTCGATCCAAGAAATGCACAGTCTAAAAAGATAATTAACAAAGTTAAGAATCGTGAATGGTACAGGCCGTTTGCTGGCTCGGTTCTTAAAGATGATGTTCAAGAATATTTTGAAACACATGGCTTAACCGAATCTCCATTTATGACTGTGTCATTTCAAGTTAAAGAAGATAAGAAAAATATCATACCTGGTGTTGTTCATGTTGATGGATCATGCAGAATACAGACTGTTGATGAATCGATTTCTCATTTTTATAATGTATTAACTGAGTTTAAAAAGATTACTGGGGTATCGGTATTATTAAATACCAGTTTTAATTTAGCCGGAGAGGCGTTAGTTGAAACACCGGACGATGCAATTAAAACATTTAACAACAGTAGCATCGATGTATTGTGGTTTCCAGAAAAGAAAAAAATTCTAGTGAAGGATAAAGAGAAATGAATCTAGAACATTCTTATTATTGGTTTAAAGAAGCAATATCCCCAGAAGATTGTCAAAAAATTATCGACCTTGGTCTTTCTACTTTAGAAAAAAATAAAAAAGATGGAAAAAATACCGCTGGAATTACCTACGGAGGCATGGAAAAACAATCAAAAGCCGAAGCCGTACCTCTGCAGGATAAAACCTTGCAAGAAATAGCCGAAGAAAAAAATATTTCAGCAAAAGAAGTTGAAAAAAGTGTTTATGTAAGAGACAGCGAAGTTGCCTGGTTAGACGATACTTGGCTTTATGATCTGTTAATGCCATACATATACAAAGCAAATTATGAAACTGGTTGGAATTTTGAAATTGACAATGCTGAACATTTTCAATTTACAGTCTACCATCCGGGAGGATTTTATGGTTGGCACGTAGATGGAAAGTCAGACCACTCGGGAAAATTAAAAAGATATTTGCCAGGAATCACACCATTAAACAAAGACGGAAGAGCTCCTTTATCTTATACTGCAAATCCTAATCATGTAGGAAAAATTAGAAAAATAAGCATGACACTGAATCTAAATAATCCTGGCGAATATGATGGCGGTAATTTAACTTTTGATTTTGGGCCACACGCACTAAAACGATATCACGAATGTGAAGAAATAAAACCTCAAGGCTCATTAATTGTTTTTCCATCGTTTGTATATCATCAAGTTACTCCAGTAACTAGGGGTACTAGATATTCGTTAGTGTTATGGACATTGGGACAACCTTTTAAATAGGATTTATTATGAATGATTTAATTTCAAATTGGGACGAGTTATCCGAATCTCAAAAAGAAGCAGTATTGAAACAAATGGAAGAATCTCCAAATTTTGAAAAAATAGAAGAGCCTAATCCGGGAACATTATTTTTTCAAGCAACAGGTTGGGCAAAGATTGAAAATTTTATTAGTAAAGAAATGGCATCGTTGTTTTATCACCATGTCAAACTATCTGCTGAACGATTAGCGTATATTGAAAATAAATTTCCTGAAAAACTTAACGAAGATTACTACGGATCGTTCGGTGACGGCCAATCTCCGGATTTTTCTCGATACGGTGATCCGATTTTTGATGCTCTGGTTGATACTTCTTTAAGAAAAGTGGAAGAAATAACTAATGTTCCGTTATTTTCTAATTACAGTTATTATAGATTATATACAACAGGATCGATTTTAGAAAGACATATTGATCGTCCTAGTTGTGAATATTCTGTAACAGTTTGTTTAGGATACGATGTTAGTAATGTTGATCAAAATATATACCCAAGTTACGACTGGCCTATGTTTGTAAATAATCAAGGAATGGAACTGCCAATTCATTTAAAACCGGGAGATGCTATCATTTATAAAGGTTGTGAAGTTGAGCACTGGCGAGATCCGTTCTGGGGGTTGAATCATGCACAGTTATTTTTACATTACTCAAAAGTCAATGGTCAATTTAATATTAAAAATGATGGCAGAGCAATTTTAGGACTTCCTGGATCTTTTAGATCTGAAGAATCTATGAGTATAGGTTTCGAGCCTGCTAAAAAATGATTTTATATTTGTTTCCAATTCCCATTTACTTAGAAAAAAATACAGATATGATTTCTGTAGGTTCTAAATTATTTGAAATTTGGCCAGAAGATACTCGCTTCAATGGATTTTTCAGTACTACACTAAAGGGAGAATATTGTCCTTATAAAGCTCCAGTAACATGGGAACTAACTGAAGTTGCCGAAGCACAACCGTTAATAGAATATATTAAAAAATCAGCAGAACAATATCTGCAGGAAAATAAGAATAGACCGCATTCTGTTAAAGTTCAAAATATGTGGCTGAACGAGATGGCCAGCGAAACTCGACACCCCAAACATTCTCATTATGGATATAGCATCAGCGGAACATTTTATGTAGAAGTTCCAGAAGGATCAAATAAATTAGGATTTTATAATCCTCTAGACGGCGTCGGACATATGATAGGACCAGAATCTCAAGAAAGTTGGACTGTAAGTAACGCAATGTCTTGGTGGGTTCCGGTCGAAGCCGGTAATATAATTTTATTCCCCTCGCATATCGAGCACGAAGTTCCTCCTATGAAATTCCAAGGGCTAAGAAGATCTATATCTTTTGACTTGGTTTTATTACCAATAGAATAAAATTAGATATCAAATGACTATAGAATTATCTCAATTAATACTGCATAAAAAAGAATTTTTAACCTCTGACGAATGTCAATTTCTAGTCGAAGAATATGAAAAAAGAAATCAAGAGTTCGTACTAGAAAAATGTCCAGAAGCTAATACAAATATTGATACGTTTAGCACATTTAAAAGAATAGATTTAAGACACGGAACAGATGCGTTTAATATTGTTCATTCTGCTACTGAACGTATGATAAATCTTTATCACGATTATTTAGATACATTTAAATCATTTCATACACAGTATAGAGAAACATTGATGTATAGTCATATGTACAGATTGCTAAAATATGAAACTGGTGCTAAAATACATCCGCATACAGATCACGATCCGTTCGTATATGGTAGTTGCACTTTTAATCTAAACAATGACTATACTGGTGGAAATTTTAGTTTTTGGAACGGAAAACATAAAATAAAATTAGGTAAAGGGGATGCTCTAATTTTTCCAGCGGATCATTTTTGGGTACATGAAGTGGAACCGATCGAGTCAGGAGTTAGATATAGTACCAATAGTTTTTTACAGAAAATTCCATCTCCGCTAAAAGATAATATATTTGAATATTTAAAGTATAACAGCAACCCGAACGATCCAAGAAATTTTGATGGGACGAGATATAACATAACCGAGAAAAAAACAAATGCCTGAATTTAAAGTTTATAATTTATGGCCAGTACCGATATACGAAAACGTTATTCCTGTTGAACAACACTGGCTTTCATCTATCGATTTGTTAGATTTCGAAAGGATGAAATCTGGAAACGGTAATATAACCGTTGATAGGAATGTTTTACTTAGACCGGAATTTTCTGATTTAAAAACTAAGATTGAAGAGCATTGTAAATTATATACTAAAAATCTATTATCAATAAGTGATCGAACAACTTTCTATATTCAAAATTCTTGGGTTAATATCCATCACCCAAACGATTGGGCACAATCACATAGACATGCGAATAGTTTAATTTCTGGTTGTTTTTATTTAAAGATTCCTGAAAATTCTGGGAATATACAATTTATAAAAAATCAGTGCTGGACGACAGTGTTTCCAACAGCAATAACTTTTGATTACGATAACATTAATCACATAAATTCTGAATTTTGGAATATCGAACCAGCCGAAGGAACGATATTATTGTTTCCTTCCCACATTCTTCATTCGGTTGAAACTAATAACAGCAGTGAAAATCGATACTCCCTAGCTTTTAATTTATATGCAAGGGGGTCTTTAGGACACGACGAGTGTTATTTGGAACTGAGATGATTAGATATTTTCTTTTCTAATTGACTTCTAATCTGCTGCAATTGTGCCTTGGCATCATTTTGCTGGGTGTTGTTTAAAACACCTTCTGTGGTTAGCATTATAAGTCCCTGATCTATTTGTTTTACAAGTTTTAAAAATTGATCGTATAGACTTTTTAATTCTGATTTAACTGTAGAATCGTTGCACTCTTTAATTACCGCGTTGTATCTTTCGCAATCTTTTTTAAATCGAGGATGATCTTGGATCGAAATCATACTGCGTTCTCCATGATTAATACTGTCTCAATTTTAGTTTGAGTTATTTTATTTGTTAGTGTAGATTTTAAACCAGTGTGGAGATTTTTTGGCAGATTAACAAGATTGGACCAACAAATGGTCAAACTACCATTACCAAAAAATTCTTCATCAACTAAGCACATAAATGTAGAATACTCAAATCCCATATCTTGACTTTGGTAAAGTTCGACCGGAATTAGTCTAGAGTCCTTGCCTACAAGATTTAAAATCATTTCTTTAGAATCGTCGAATACAGATGTGTCTCTAACGAATGTAGGCACAGTCCATTTTGAATCTTCTAGAATTAAAAAAATCCTAGAAGTTTTTTTTGAAATGAATAATATACCGGCACGCTTTTGCATACCAGTACTTATCATGGATTTATGTTGAAACTCCAATATCCGGCTGTGTATTCGCCCTCGAAACTCTTGAGCCACTGGCTATCTTCCCATTTATATTGTATCATGGTTTTTAAGTTCTGCACGTATTGAACATTGGTTGTGCTCGTTGAATCAAACACCACAGACCACGAATCAGTTGAGCTACTCCATTGTATAATATCATTGGCGTTGGCTGTAAAGATACTGTTATCTTTGTTTTTCCATGCTTCTGGTCCTTCAACAATATCTTCTAAAATCAAATATCGAACTCCGTTTGGAATATCATCATGAGTTAGACCAAATGTAGTTATTGGATTGAAAGATGTTGGATTTACAATAGCATCTATAATTCCTAATGTATTCGATGGCAATGTGTCACGATCAAATTGTATCTGCAGATAGGTAGTATCTATATCTTTGATAACAAACGTGCCCACTAACTCAGTGCCGTTTGGTTGTAAAAATCTAACCTGGCTTATGCCTTCTTTAAATCCATCGTATTGATCTAATACAATATTCCAATCTAATCTTTGACCGTGTTTAACAGGAGTGTCTAATTTTAGTTCAGTAACTGCTTCGTTAGGATTTAGCACACTAAGATCATACAATCCGTCTGAAAGGTCTCCGGTATTGCTCTTAAGTAGTAATACACCGTATTCACCTGGAGTTACTCTAACAGCATTAGGATTAGCATCAGGACCATCTACATAATTAAATGCCAACTCCGATAGAGGTTTAAGATTACCGTCATCGGAAAACATATTCATGATAATATTTTGAACCACGCCAAGTTTCTTAACTTTAACCGGCGGCGAAATGTAAATTGGCATTTCAAAATCAATAGTACAGATGTCAATTTCAGATTCAAGTCCAGCCGGAATTGTTCTGCTGGTAAAGTTTGTGGTTTTTAAATCTACTACGCTTAGACTAGTCCAGTCAATGTAGTTGTCTGTAGTCTGCACTTCTAAACTAGGATTAAACAATACTAAAATTTGTTCAAGCAACTGCAATTTTTGATCAGTGTTTGATGTCCAAATATCTGCTCGCATGGTTAATAAAAACGGAGTTGGCATTAGGCGTTCTACAGTATAGCCAGCCCCTTGATAATTCTGATATTCTGGATTACCGTTCTCGTCAAATTCATAGGCACGCTCTCTAATATTGACTTTACTAACATAACTGGCATCGCCTAATCTTGATCGATTTAGTTCCAGGCCGGTAATATAACAGGCAATCTTAGGCACACTGGGCATTTTGTTTTCAGAATTTTCTTTAATAATAGCCGCAACTTGTCTAGACATATCACCGTAATTTACTGGTACGCTTCGCAATGTGCCGTCACCTGATTGATATTTGAATCCGATAAAGATTCTCATAAACTGAGTTACGTAGCGTCTTATCTGTCCATCATAAAAGAAATCCATTATTCGTCTGCCTTAGGTCTAAGAGCCTTTGTTAAGCTCTGTTTTTCTTTAACTTCTTTACCGTTAATTGTAGTAACAGCATCATTATTGATGAAGGTAGATTTCTGATTTAATCTTATGTCCTTACCTTCAAATGGTTGTCCAGGACCAGTATCGCTGGCACCAAGATTACTCATAGTCATCCTAACACCATCTTCATATTTGACCCAGCGTCTTCCATTGTATCTAAACAATCGTTTAGGAAAATAATCTGTTCTTAAACAAAATTGTCCGTCAATTGGCGAAAGTGGAAACGCTATGCCACTGGTAAATGGAGCGCCGTTTGGCGGAACAATATCTTCGTGATAATTGTCGTATCCGTCTTTGGTAGGATTGGCCATGATTGAAGTAGTATCAACTACTTGAATAACAACCCCCCCAGCACCTTCAACAGTAGCAATGCTAGCATCTAGCTCACCACTATTAACAGTTACTAGTTTTGGTTTGCCTTGGTCATCTAACGGTACTGTATAAAATTTTGTTGTGTCGTAACCACTGCGAGGAGCATCTGCTTCTGCTTGATCAAGAACTGCTTGAGTAATTTGCATTTCTTTTTCGTAGGTACTCATAATATCACGCAGTGTGGTATTTGTTTCGTTACCATCGCAATCAACTGCTGCCTTGTCAAGGATCTGTTTAAATTCTTGACTATCGACTAGTGGTTTGCATTTAGCACGATACAAGTGTGGATACCAAGTTACAGAAAACCCTTCTGCTGCACGATTAACTTCTTCAACAACGTAGAAACGTTTTAGAGCAAACTGTAGATCGTTAAGAGCATATTCGTCTTTTAGGTGAGGCAACTCAATAACATCACCTGCAATAATTTTACGGCCAAGTTTTTCCACAGTATCATTGATATGAAACGTCATAAACACTGTGTCATTTTGTAAGAATAGGCCAAACTGACTTAGGTTAAAGTCAATGTCTTGAATATTATAAACACCTCTTAACAAATATACATCTGGATCGTATTTTCTATCTCTATTTTCTAAAAACAATAAATCTTGAATTTGAAAAGGATCGTCTTCTGTATATTGCGGAGTAGTTGGGCTAATGTTTGCTGGATTAGCATTACTCACTGGCCCTAAATACTTGTGAATAAGCACATCGACACCGCCAACTTGGAACATCTCCCAAACGGTTTTATCGATGAATCTAAAATCATTGCCCTTTTCGGGACGGTATAAACTGAGTCTTGGCATAGTCATATATTTATAAATACTAGTATGAGCCAACTTGACCAAGAAAAACAAAAGGTTTTTGACTACTGTAAAGCTATGCTAGGCGATGGCATGATTGACGTAGAATTAGACCCTGTACATTACGAAACAGCACTTACCCGATCTTTGGGTGTATTCCGCCAACGCGGTGAAAATTCTGTAGAAGAAAGTTTTGCTTTTCTAACTTTAGAAATAGATAAAAACGAGTATATTCTACCAGATGAAATACAACACGTTAGAGAAATATATCGACGAAGTATTGGATCAAGAAGTGGCGGCGGCAATGGCGGAACTGTTTTTGAGCCATTTAACCTAGCCTATACAAACACCTATTTGTTAAGCTCAACTAATATGGGTGGCCTGGCAACCTACGAACTATTTGCAGGTTATCAAGAAAGAGTAGGTAAAATGTTTGGTAGTTTTATTAATTTTACCTACAATCCAGAAAGTAGAAAACTAATAATCATGCAGCGTCCTAGAACGCAAGAAGAAGTAATGTTATGGGTGTATAACAAAAAGCCCGACGTTCTAATATTAACAAATCCATATTCAGGCCAATGGATCAAAGACTACACTTTAGCTAACTGTAAAATCATGTTAGGACAAGCTCGTGAAAAGTTTGCCCAAATTGCTGGCCCACAGGGCGGCAGTGCTTTAAATGGTGCTGCTATGAAAACCGAAGGCCAAGCAGATATTGATCGTTTAACACTTGAACTTACTACACAAGTTACGGGCGGCGGTATTGGCTACAGTTTTGTCATCGGCTAATTAAACTCCATTAACATTTGACACAATGAATCTGTGAATGTATAATATTCTTATTGGAGGATATTATGATCATAGGTATTTGCGGATTTATTGGCAGCGGTAAAGACACTGTTGCTGACTATCTAGTTAATTTTCACGAATTTAGAAGAGAATCATTTGCCAGCACTCTTAAAGATGCTGTAGCAAGTGTATTTGGTTGGGATCGTACCATGTTAGAGGGTCGAACTAAAGAAGCTCGTGAGTGGCGAGAGCAAGTAGATCCGTGGTGGGCTGAACGACTGTCAATGCCAACGCTTACTCCTAGGTGGGTCCTTCAATATTGGGGTACAGAGGTATGCCGCAAAAGTTTCCATGACGATATATGGATCGCTTCATTAGAAAACAAACTACGCAATAGTAAAGACGATGTGGTTATTAGCGATTGCCGTTTTCCTAACGAAATTCAAAGTATTAAAAATGCTGGCGGTATGATTATATGGGTTAAGCGTGGCAAATTACCTGACTGGTATGATACAGCACTTGGTGCTAATGACGGAATACTTCCCGATCAAGAATTACTTAAAAAATTAAAAATACATGCTTCTGAAACTGCTTGGGTTGGCACTGAATTTGATTCTGAGTTAGAAAACAACAGCAGTATTGATGAACTATACTTAAAGATCGAATCGTTAGTTAAAAATCAGCAACAAGATCACCTTGTCTCCATTTAATTCCTTCTTTAGCTAACACTCGCTGACAGTTAGCACACACAGTTTTTAAATTAGAGGGCCTACAGTTATTAAGGTCCTCATCTACATGAAACACTGAAAATACTTCTTGATGCGGGCTTTTAAACCCGCATTTATCGCACTGATTCTTTGTTCGATACCCTGCTCTATACCATCTAGGTATTCCGTGATGTTTGCCGTTCTTTAAACAAATTTCACACAGTGACCTGTAAAAGGTTTTACCGTTTTTGTGATAGTTGATAGCTGCGGGCCTAAATCCGCACTGGCATAGTGGTCTCATATAGTTATTTAAAAGAACCGCACCTTTTCTATCCCTTTTTACTCGGTTATAACGGGCTATTTTTGTTCAAACCCGCTAAATATCTATACAAGATTTAACCATCAGGAGATAACGGAATGGCCCTACAATCACCAGGCGTACAAGTTACGGTAATTGACGAGAGTGTATATACATCTGCCGAAGCAGGTACAACTCCTCTTATCGTAGTAGCTACATCAGAAAACAAAACAAATGCTAGCAACACAGGAGTTGCTCAAGGCACATTACAAGCAAATGCTGGCAAAGCATATAGAATTTCAAGTCAAAGAGAACTTGTCGATGTCTTTGGCGTCCCAACATTTAGAAAAACTGCCACAGGAACTCCTGTTAATGGCGGCGAACAAAATGAATACGGGCTTCAAGCAGCATACAGCTTTTTAGGTGTATCTAACGCTGCTTATATCGTAAGAGCAGATATTGATCTTAACGAATTAACTGCTACAGCAACTGCACCAGGATCAGAAGCTACTGACGGTCAGTGGTGGTTAGATACTGCGGCAACAACATGGGGCATCTTTGAATGGGACGCCAGTGCTGCTAGCCAAGGCGGTCAAAAATTTGTTAATAAATCTCCATTGGTGTTAACTGTTGATAATGAAGATGATGTAACTGCTGGATCTCCTCCGTCACCAAAAGCAGGCGTTGGCCGAGTTGGCGATTATGCTATGGTAGCATACAGCGGAGTTATTAGACTATTTTACAAAGGTGCTGAATACGGTAATACTAATACTGTATCTTGGCAGCTAGTTGGTTCGCAAGCATGGAGAAAATTCTTTCCAGTATTTGAAACACAATTTAACGCAGCAACCGGCGGCAGTATTACAATTACAGCAGGTACAGGCGGAGCGACATCAGTCACTGTACCAGCAGGAACATCTGCCGCTACATTAGCAGCTAATATTAACGGTGTAGCAATTGACGGTGTTTATGCTGTTGGTGAAGGTAACGTATTAAGAATGTATTCTACAGGATCGGGAGATGTATCAGTAGGAGACGATTCAACAGGGTTAGGATATATCACTTTAGCTACTGGTACTTTAGATCCAGGAACTATTTTTGCTAGTATTGGAACTCAAAGAACATTTTATGTTCCAGATTTACAAATAAGTGCTCACACATCAGTACCACAATGGAAGTCAGTAGGAACAACAGCAAGACCAACAGGGTCTGTATGGGTTAAAACTACTGATCCTAACGCAGGTGCTCGTTGGAGAGTTAAGCGTTGGAAAGCATCAAGTAAAGTATGGGAAGAAGTTGCATCACCGCTATACGCCAACGGTCAGTCAGCAATTTCTGCAATTGACAGTTCGAAGGGCGGTTTGGGTATTCCACAAAATACAGCATATATTCAGTACAACTATGAAGAAGATACTGGATATGATGGGACTCCGCAAACAGCCACATTTAAAGTATTCACTAGAAAAAATACAGGTGTAACACAAGCTACATCAGAAACAATCACAACACAAGTAGCTTCTGGTTCTTACGATCTAACTCTTGTTGAAACACTAGCTGGTTCGTCAGCTCTTTCAACTCCAGTTACAGTTACCGTTGTTGCTACAGGTGCGGCTAGCGATGCTGATGTTATTAGAACAGCAATTAACAGTGCTGGTTTAACAAATGTAGAAGCAACTGTGTTTGGCGGTAAAATTACTATTAGTCACTCAACAGGTGGCGAGATTAGAATTGCTGACCCAGATGACTTGTTTGCTGATATTGGCCTAACAACTGATACTACTAATTTGTATGCCGATCCAAGCGGTGTTTATGATTTCATTGTAAGTAACTGGCAACCACTATCTGACGTAGGGTATGTAGCCACAAACGCATCACCGAAAAATGAACCAGTCGATGGACAATTATGGTATTCGAGCAGAATTGACGAAATCGATATTATGATTCTCGATTCAACAGGCGGATCCCCAGTATGGAAAGGATATAGAGAAGTTTATCCTTTAACTAATACTGCTGGACCAATGATTACATCAACTCGTCCTACAGAGCAAGCCGACGGAACAGACTTGGAAGATGGTGATTTATGGATTAGCACAGCTGATCTAGAAAACTATCCAACAATTTACAGATATAATGGTTCAACATTACGTTGGGATCTTGTTGATCGCACTGATCAAACAACAGAAAACGGTGTATTGTTTGCCGATGCTCGTTACGGTTTAAGCGGTGCCGATGGAGACCAAGCACAAGATATTATCGATTACTACGCAACAACTGGTGCTAGTTTCGTTGATTTTGATGCTCCAGATCCAGCACTATATCCAAGAGGTATGTTGTTATGGAACACTCGTCGCAGCGGATTCAATGTTAAGAGATACGTAGTAAATCATATCGATCGTGATGGTGAAAATACTAGAATGAACGAAAGCATGGCATTATACGCACCAAATCGTTGGGTAACTGCTTCAGCTAATCAAGAAGACGGTTCAGGAAGCTTTGGACGTAAAGCACAACGTAAAGTTGTTGTTGAAAAACTTAAAGCACTAGTTGATACTAACCAAGAAATTCGTGAAGAAGAAAGCAGAAACTTTAACTTAATTTCTTGCCCTGGATATCCAGAACTGTTAAGCAACTTAGTTTCATTGAACATAGATCGCGGAACAACATCGTTTGTTGTTGGTGATACACCATTTAGTTTAGCCGCAGATACAACAAGTTTAACTAACTGGGGTAATAACTCAGCAGCAGCTGAAGACAACGGCGAGCAAGGTCTTGTAACAGCTGATCCGTATGCTGCGGTATTCTACCCAAGCGGTAAATCGACAGACAACACAGGCAGCGACATTGTTGTTCCGCCAAGCCACATGATTCTAAAAACAATTGCGTTAAGCGATCAAGTTAGCTTCCCATGGTTTGCACCAGCAGGTACAAGACGTGGCGGCATTACTAACGCTACATCGGTTGGTTATGTTTCAAGAGCAGATGGCGAATTTAGGACAATAGCATTAAATGAAGGCCAAAGAGATGCTATGTACGAAGTTAATATGAATCCAATTACATTCTTTAACGGTGTTGGACTTGTTAATTACGGTCAAAAAACATTGTCACCAAACTCATCAGCACTTGATAGAATCAACGTAGCACGTTTGGTTGTTTATCTACGCAGCCAATTAAACAAACTTGCTAAACCGTTTGTGTTTGAACCTAATGACAAGATCACTAGAGATGAAATCAAACAAGCAGTTGAGAGTCTATTACTTGAATTAGTAGGACAAAGAGCACTTTACGACTTTGCGGTTGTTTGTGATGAAACTAACAACACACCAACACGTATCGACCGTAATGAATTATATGTTGATATCGCAATTGAGCCAGTTAAAGCAATTGAATTTATCTACATTCCATTAAGATTGAAAAATACAGGAGAGATTCAGGGCTCGTTAAACGCTTAATGATGAGGGGATAAACATCCCCTTATCAAAGTGATAAATAATAATACCCGGAGCATAAAGAATATGGCAATTTCAACACTATCAAGATTATCAGTTCCATTAGCGAGTGACGCTTCAGCAAGCTCACAAGGTCTGCTAATGCCAAAACTAAAGTATCGCTTTAGAGTGGTATTACAAGGCTTTGGCGCAAATGGAGTAGCAACAACAGAATTAACCAAACAGGTTATGGATGTAACTCGTCCTAAAGTTCAATTTGAAGAAATTGAAATTCCTGTATATAACAGCAGAGTTTATCTAGCTGGACGTCACCAATGGGATCCATTAACGCTTAATGTGCGTGATGATTCGAGTGGTAACATTCAACGATTATGCGGTGAGCAAATTCAGAAACAATTTGATTTCTTTGAGCAAGCGTCAGCAGCATCGGGTATTGACTACAAATTTACCACAGTTATCGAAGTGTTAGATGGTGGTAACGGAACACAAACTCCAAACGTTCTAGAAACATTTGAATGTTATGGCTGTTTTGTTCAAAACATCGATTACGGTGATATGAATTACACCTCAAATGAAGCAGCAACAATTAACATGTCAATTAGATTCGACAACGCCGTACAATACAAAGGCGGAGCAGTTGATGGTATTGGTCGTAACATTGGTGCTAGAACCCTTGGGGCCCTAACAACTGGATAACCCGGGAGCACCGGACTAAAATAGTCCTTCAAAGAGCTCGAATTTATTTCGAGCTTTTTTTATGGTTAAATAAATGTATGGCAAACAAATTTACTAGATTTTTAAAAGGTGCAGTACAAGGCATAACAGAACCAAAAGGTAATCTGGGCGATTTTCGACATGCTTCAAGATTGTATGTTGATAATACATTTGCACTAGCGCCAAGAACTAAATTTTTATATCATGTATATTTTGATATAAATCCTGCAGCATTGCAGGCTCCGCAATTTAAAGAACGTCACATGGAGGAAGCAGGTTTGCTGGTTAAAACAGCTGAGCTTCCTAAATTCAATTTAGACTTTGTAACAAAAAATCAATATAATAGAAAAAAATTAGTCTATAAAATGATTAATTACGAACCAGTTACTATCACAATGCATGATGATAACTTGGGCGTTATAAATTCTATGTGGGCATTATACTTTGGTTATTATTCAAGAGACAGACATAACGATGCTTCAAGAGCATGGCCATCAGACCCTTACAAGTCTGCAGACATTCAACAACTGTTTAGATACGGTCTAGACAGTGATAGAAAAGATGTTCCGTTTTTTAGATCTATACAGATTTTTACCATGTCTAGAAAACGATTTAACAGTTATACATTAATCAATCCTATTATTACTGCATGGAATCACGGTAACGTTGATCAGAGTCAAGGCGGCTCAACAATGGAAGGATCAATGACCATAGCATATGAAAGTGTATTATACGGTACTGGTGAAGTTGCTGAAAATAATCCTAAGGGATTTGCTAATCTACGCTACGATAAAACTCCATCTCCATTAAGTATTTTTGGCGGTGGTACATCAACACTGTTTGGTGATGGCGGTGTAGTAGCAGGCGCCACTACTATATTTGGAAACTTATACAACAGGTCAGCATTCGATTCTCCTGCTAGTTTCTTAAGGACTGTAGCAGGTGCGTTAAACACATATAAAAATCTTAGAAATATTGCCAAGAATCCAGACCTATTAGTACAAGAAGGAATTAATATTTTGTTATCTCCTGGCGGTGTTACTAATATTATTAGCGGAGTTTCCGGAGTTGTATTTCCTAAAAATACGGGAGCAGATGCGGGCGGCAACACCAATACAACACCGGCAGCACCTAAAGTATTTCCTAGAGCAGGTGGAGACAATATAGCATAATGGATACCATATCAAATTTACCAGTAGCGGCATCAAGAGACAGTGCGCTAGGCACTAGATTATATTTTGACAAATACGGGGAAGCTCCTTTAGAATTTTCAGCAACTGAGGTCGATACCACAGTGGGATTTTTAAGAGGCAGAGGATTTACTGACGACGCAGCTATTGTTACTGCTGTAATTCTTTTGAAACAGGCAAAACTTGATGCTATGCCTGTCCGCGATTTATTAGACACATTAAAAGGTTTAGCAAACTTAGAACTTTCAACGTTAGTCGGTGAAGTATTAAACAATAATCGTACAGCAACTTCCACTCTTGGGTTTAAAGTCCAGTCAGTGGTAAATCCTCTACAGATAAGAAACTTTATTCCGTAATATGGCCAAGTTTGCCCAAGGAAAATTTGAGATGAAAAATCCCGACAAGTATGTCGGAAAAAGAACACCTATGGCTCGCAGCTCATGGGAGTTTGTTTTTATGAGAATGCTCGACGAACATCAAGGTGTAATAAATTGGGCCAGTGAAAGTATTCAAATTCCTTATCGTGATCCATTGTCGGGACGTAGTACCATTTATGTTCCGGACTTTTTTATAGTCTATATGGACAAAAACAAAAACAAACATGCAGAAGTAGTAGAAGTAAAACCCAGTAGTCAAACAATTAGAGAAAAAGTCGGTAAAAGTTTGTATAATCAAGAACAGTATATTAAAAATCTAGCCAAGTGGGAAGCTGCTACAGCATGGTGCAAACAACAAGGTGTTAAATTTCGAGTAGTAAATGAAGATGAGATTTTCCATCAAGGTAAAAAACGCAGATAAGTACTATTATGACTAAAAAATTAGAAGAGCTGTTTAATCTTGATAACGAAACGGTCCAGCCTGAAATAAAAGCTGTTGAGCCCGACTTAGAGAAAAAAGAAGAAGTACGCAGCCTTGAACGCAGCTACAAAGAAATAGAAAAAATGTCAGTTAGTTTGCCAAATCTTGAAGATTTAGAAAACTTAGATGAAAAAGATTTAGACGATTTGGCTAAAAAAGCTGAATCTGCTTACGATGATTTGATGGACCTTGGTATGAATGTTGAAGTTCGATACAGCGGTCGCATTTTTGAAGTTGCGGGCGGAATGCTTAAAAATGCCATTGATGCAAAATCAGCAAAAATTGATAAAAAACTCAAAGCTGTAGAGCTTAAACTTAAAAAGCTAAAAATAGATAAAGATGCTGGCGACGAAGGCGACGGTGGATCATTATCTGGGCAAGGATACATCATTACTGACCGTAATGCGCTCCTGAAAAAACTACGTGGTGAAGGATAAATACTAGTATGAAATCTTTTAATGACTATCTCACAGAAAGCCAAAAAACCTACTCTTTTAAAGTAAAGGTTGCTGGCCAAGTACCTGAAAAATTTGTAGAAACTGTAAAATCTAGATTAGAAAAATACGGATGCTCAAAGTTTTCCCAAGTTGGATCAACACCGATTCAAGCAACAGCTATGGATTTTCCAGAGTTATGTAATGTTGAAGTTACTATGTTTGAAGCAGAGTGTGCTTACCCTGTTACGCCTCCAGAAATTTTGTTAGCAATTAAAAATTCAGTGGCAATTTCTGAAACGCATCTACGTGTAAGAAATGCTAAAGAGTCAGCAGAATTGGATGCGTTAGCATTAGATAATGCTCAGTCGTCTAAAAAGGCCAAGGCACTTTTAGATGATCCTGATTACAAAGAAGCAGAAAAGATTAAATCAAAAAACTATTTTGGAGATGATTTTAACAAAGCATTTCTAAAAGATTTACAAAAATCGGCCAAACAACGTAAAAAAGAGTTAGGCCATAAAGATATTAAAACAACCGAAATAACGAGCGATGGTCCAGACTTTGGTAAAGGATCAACGAGCCCGATAGGAAGCTAACATGAATTTTAATGAACTAATGCAAAAAATGCGTGATTTGGATCAACCAACGATCCAGTCAGAAGAGTGTGGAGCTATGCCTCCAATGACACCATCAACACCGCCATCAACACCGCCTAGCATGAGTGTTAATTTAAATGCACAAGGCATGGATGGTATCAAAGACCTAATGCAGTTATTTTCTAAGGTCAATCCTGATATGATGCCTAAGAACGATGTTCCAATGCCTACTATGACAGATCCAATTATAAAAATTGGGGCAGTTAAAACAGCAGAACCAAATAAAATGTTGGCCAAGCCTGAAGAAGCCTGGGATAACGAACCGGACGAAGAATACAAAGGAATGGATGCTGTAATCCGTACCGGTAATGATTTAAACAGACCAAAGAAAACATTTCCTAAAGTAGCAGGCGGTGATAATCCAATGCAACGTATGGAAAGCCAAGATGAGCTAATTAAGTCAATAGAAGCTCAACTTAAATCACAACTAGAAGAAATGAAGGGGAATAGATAATGGGAACAGTAACTAGAGTTAATGGATTAGCCTGCACAGTTGGCACATTGTATTCTTTAAATGCCAAAGCATTTTTAATTACAGTTAAAAACGCAGCAGCAAGTGCAAGAGATCTAAGAGACGAAGATGATGCTGTTGATGAAGCAGTTGAATTAATCATGAAAGAAATTAATCCTTTGATGTTTCTAGTAACTAATTCATCAGCAGGAACAATTCATATCGTTACTGATATTAGCTTATCAGCAAGTGATTTACAAACAAGAATTAGAAATCTTGGCGACGCAGTTGGGCCAAATGATATCGATGTTACTGGAACTACAGTAGCAGCCGCTACAGCTATCGCTGTAACAGCATAATTTAATTTTACTCAAATAGGGCCTACGGGCCCTATTTTTTTCAGTAAATAGCAGTATGGCAAAATCATTAGACGGCGTACTAATCAAGAAAGCACACGCCCAACAAAAATATACACTAGAAGAAGTTAAGCATCTAGAAGCTTGTATGGATCCAGTTGATGGGCCATTATACTTTTGTAAAAACTTTTTAAAAATTCAGCATCCTGTACGTGGATCAATTCCATTTGCACCGTACGAATATCAAGAACGTCTAATTCAATCATATCATAACTATAAACAGTCTATTGGTATGCTACCTCGTCAGATGGGTAAGACTACTTGTGCTACGGGGTATCTATTATGGTATACCATGTTTGTGCCAGAAGCACAGGTGCTTATCGCTGCTCACAAATACGAAGGTGCGCAAGATATTATGAATCGTTACCGTTTTGGTTACGAGAACTTACCAGACTTTATCCGTGCTGGTGTTTATTCATATAACAGAAATACAATCGAATATGATAACGGCGCTCGTATTCAAGCAACTACTACAACTGAAAACACCGGTCGTGGTAAATCTCTTTCATTAATTTATTGTGATGAGTTTGCGTTTGTACAACCACCAGAGAAAGCCAAAGAGTTTTGGACTGCGTTATCGCCAACACTATCAACAGGTGGTAAGTGTATTATCACATCAACACCTAACAGTGATGAAGATCAGTTTGCTTTGATTTGGACTGAAGCCAATAAGAAGTTTGACGAGCACGGTAACGAACAAGAACTAGGCACCAACGGATTCCATAGTTTCTTTGCGCATTGGTCAGAACATCCGGATCGTGATGAGAAATGGGCACAAACAGAGCGTGCCAAAATTGGAGAAGAACGCTTCCGTCGAGAGTTTGATTGCGAATTCTTAATTTTTGATGAAACCCTAATTAATGCTGTAAAACTAGCAGAGATGAAAGGTATTGATCCTGTAATGACAATGGGACAAACACGGTGGTATAAAGATATTGACCCTCGATGTAGCTATCTTGTTGCCTTAGATCCCAGCTTAGGCACAGGCGGAGACTACGGTGCTATCCAGGTATTTGAAATGCCAACTATGCATCAAGTAGCCGAGTGGCGTCATAACTTAACTCCTATACAAGCGCAGGTCCGACACCTTCGAGAAATAACAAAATATATTACTGATCGGGCTCAAGAAAAAGGCGGCAATGTTCAAATATATTATTCTGTTGAAAATAATACATTAGGTGAAGCAGCGTTAGTAACAATTCGAGATATTGGCGAAGAAAACATTAACGGATTATTTTTAAGTGAGCCTATACGTAAAGGGCATGTACGTAAATTCCGCAAAGGATTTAATACTACTCATAAAACTAAAATTACTGCTTGTTCAAAAATTAAAAGCCTTATCGAAACTCATAGAATTCAGCTTTATTCTAAACCGCTAATTTCAGAGTTAAAAACGTTTGTAGCACACGGTGTAGGGTTTGGAGCCAAAACAGGCGAACACGACGACTTAGTTAGTGCGCTATTGCTAATAATTCGAATGGCTGATGTATTATCAGATTGGGATCCACAAATTTACGAACGAATGACAGAAAGATTAACAGAAGATCAGCTGCCAATGCCGATTTTTGTCAGCAGCGGATTTTGATAAATAATAACATGGAAAACAGCATTAAAAGCATCAGCACTGATTTGTTCTACAAAATACGTAGTAGATTTTCTGGCCTAAAATTAGGAGCAGAAGATGGCACAGTTACCATTAATCCTGAAGAAGCAGTATTCTTTGACTTTGATTATATGGAAGGTGAAAATCCGTTAGGACACGTAAGCATTAGTTTAGCTGAACCAACATCAATGAAAGTTTATTACAGTACCGGAATTTCTGAGAACATGAGTTCAAGCCAGAAGAACGGTTGGTATGACTTTTTAAAAAGTTTAAGAGAATTTTCTAAAAGAAGATTAATGAGTTTCGATACTAGAGATATTGCCAAAGATAACTTAGACAAAAGAGACTTTGCTTTTCTTAGTCAATATACAAAATCTGCAGGCGGAGAACAGAATATGAGTGAAAGCATGTACGGTACTACAAAAACTAGTTACCAAAAATTAAACGACACCAAGCTAATTATTAAACATAAAAAGCAAGTCGATGAAACAATTCCAGGCAGTAGAGCTAGAAATATTTCAGCACTATTTGTTGAAAACCAAGACGGTGAAAGATTTAAATATCCGTTTATCCATCTAGCTGGTGCCCGTGCTATGCAGCGACATGTGGCCAACGGCGGCGTTCCGTACGACGATCTTGGACAACGCATTATTTCTATGAGTGAGCAAATTGCTCAACTTAAGAGTTTTGACAACTATGTTGTACGAAACGATTTATTAAATTCTGATACTAACAACATTGTTGAACGCAGCAAGTCAGAACTACAAAGATGCAGAGAAGAAATTCAGCGCATGTCAAAACAAAACTATTACGAACAATTTAAAGAAAATTTCCAAAGCCAGGCAACAATGGAAGTGCCAGAAGATGTCATTGAAGAACTAACTAATAAATTTACAGTTAAAAACTTTAAAGAAGATATCAAGAGCGTGTTTCCGTTAATTTACAAATTAATGCAGGAACAATCAGCAGAAGATAGCGGCCTAGGCTATAACGACGTAGTCGAAATGACACAACTAGAATCAGTCAATGACGAAGCAGAAATTTCCGAAGACCAAGAAGATGAGTTTGATAAATTTGAATCTTGGGTAATGAACTTAGGAGAAACAAGTCCTATACAAAGTTCAGATGAAGATGAAAAATCACAGGCCATACAAAAACTAAATGACTTAACTAAGGATCATTTCCCAGCAGGTGTTGATGGACAAAATGCCATTCAATCATTAAAAGGCATTATTGAAGATCCAACTTTAGATAAAGAAATCAAGGCAGCAAGTAAAGAAGATGCTGATACATGTATCAGACCTATCATCAAGGCATGGTTAGAAGTTAATGCTCAAGATGTATTAGATCAAATCGACTTTGGCGATATGACTGAAGAAGATACTGACCAAGCACCTCAAGAGACAGAAGAACAACCACAACAACAATCAGGAATGAGAGAATTGGCAGAATTTATCAATTCTTTCTACGACAAAGATTCAGGCACATTCCCTAAAGGTCCAGAAGGCGTTGTAACAATGGTAGGCAAAAAGTTTGGCGAACAGGCTGAGAACGTAGCTCGTAAGTTCGTAGAGCGTATGGCACCACAACAAAGCACAGATCAAAACCCAGAATTGGCAGAATTGGCACCAGAAAATGGTAATTCAGAATTAGATAGAATTAAATCATTAGCAGGCTTTTAATTAAAATAAACTAAAATAAGGGCACTTAGGTGCCCTTATTTTTTGACCGAACCCTCTGTAACAGATAAATTAATGTATGGATATTATAAGAGAAGAATGGTGGCCAACACCTGTTTGGTATTTTGATATACCTAAATCAATTATTGATTACGACCTTATCGCAACAGAATGCTATAATTTTAAAATTTTAGATAATAATGGAAGAAAGATTTCTAATATCGGTGGCTGGCAAAGTGATAACCTTTATATCAATAATAGCGAACCGCAAAAAAATATTAACGATTTGTTGAAATTAATAGAAAGTAAATCAATGTTATGGTTCAAGGATTATAGTATTAGGAATTCTTTAAAACCACATTTGGATAATTTTTGGATCAACATCAATTCAACAGAAGATCATAATAAACCACACATACACCATAATTCCGTATTTTCCGGAGTGTATTATGTCAAAGCTCCAGAAGAATGTGGCGGAATCATATTTCATAAATCCCAAGAGCTGTGCTATCTTCATGGATCATATACAGATAGTGATACTAGATTAACATACCCGGAAGTAAAATATATTCCTTATCCGGGAAGGGTTTTAATCTTTCCTAGTTGGATAAATCACAGTGTACAACCAAATAACTCCCCAGAAGATAGAATCAGCATAGCATTCAATTTTACTGGATTTTATTTAGAGTAATTTGGTAAAAAAATCTTAAGTTAGTCTTGATCTTAATAAATAAAAAGCGCATAATAGTTGTTATGCGATAGGCATACAAACCATTTAACTTAGGCTATAGGAGGCATACAAAATGGCAACATTATCAGAAATCCGTGCTAAACTTCAAGAAGCACAATCACGCCAAGGCGGCAATCAATCAAGCGGCGGCGACAACGCAATTTATCCCCACTGGAATATGGAAGAAGGTAAAGAAGCTTCTATTCGTTTCTTGCCAGACGGTGATACTAACAACACATTCTTCTGGGCAGAACGAGCAATGATCAAATTGCCGTTTGCAGGCATCAAAGGTGATACAACCAGCAAGCCTGTACAAGTACAAGTTCCATGTATGGAAATGTGGAATGAAACTTGTCCAATCCTTGCAGAAGTGCGTGGTTGGTTTAAAGACAAGAGTTTGGAAGATATGGGTCGTAAGTACTGGAAGAAGCGTAGTTACATTTTCCAAGGCTTTGTAGTAAAGAGCCCAATTGCTGAAGATTCGACTCCAGATAATCCAATTCGTAGATTTATCATTGGACCTCAAATTTTCCAATTGATTAAAGGTGCGTTGATGGATCCAGAGCTCAACGAGCTACCAACAGACTTCATGCATGGTGTAGATTTCCGTATTGCTAAAACCAGCAAGGGCGGCTATGCTGACTACTCTACTTCTAAGTGGAGTCGTAATGAACGTGCTCTAACTGCTGATGAAGCAGCAGCTATTGAACAATATGGATTGTTTGATCTTAAGAGCTTCCTGCCTAAAAAGCCGGGCGATGTTGAACTTAAAGTTATCAAAGAGATGTTTGAAGCATCTGTTGATGGCGAAGCTTACGACATGGAACGTTGGGGCCAATACTTCAAACCAGCAGGCGTTAGTCAAGCAACTGGTGATCCTTTAAAGGCATCATCACGTCCAGCGGCAGCTCCAGCAGCAGACGATGTTCCTTTTGATGCTGACGAACCAGCACCAGTTGCTTCAGCAGCACCAGTTGCTTCAGCAGCACCAGCTGCTCCAGCAGCAGGCGGTGAAAATGCAAGTCGTGCGCAAGACATTCTTGCCATGATTCGTAACCGTCAGAAGCAATAATACTAAAATAGAGTAGTGCGAGTACGTCTCGCACTCTCTTTCATCTCTGGAGAACAATAATGACAAAACTAGCTAAACTAGCAAAAGTAAGCGAATCCGTGACTATTAATCGTTATGATAACGGTTGGATGGTAGAGATCGGCGGAAGAAATAAAAAAGAAGATTGGGCAAATACTAAAACTTTATGTAACACAGAAGACGAATTAATTGCTTTAATCAAAGAATATAATACTATGGAGTTGGATCAATAATGGCTAAAGCATTTGATATTTCTAAATTTAGAAAGTCTATTACTAAGAGTATCGAAGGACTTAGTATTGGCTTTAATGATCCTACTGACTGGGTTTCGACAGGCAACTATGCCTTAAACTATTTGATCAGCGGTGACTTTAATCGCGGAGTACCGCTAGGCAAAGTAACAGTATTTGCTGGCGAATCCGGCGCAGGCAAGTCATACATTTGTTCAGGCAACCTTATTAAGGCGGCACAGGAACAAGGCATCTATCCTATCTTAATTGATAGTGAAAACGCACTTGACGAAAAATGGTTACACGCACTAGGTGTTGATACTAGCGAAGGTAAGTTGTTAAAACTTAATATGGCTATGATCGATGACGTGGCAAAAACTATCCATGAATTCATGGGTGAATACAAAGCAATGGCTGATGAAGATCGCCCCAAGGTACTGTTTGTAATTGATTCACTAGGTATGTTGCTGACGCCTACAGACGTTAATCAGTTTGAAGCAGGCGACTTAAAAGGTGATATGGGCCGTAAGCCTAAAGCACTAACAGCACTAGTTCGTAACTGTGTTAATATGTTTGGTAGCTTTAATGTAGGGCTTGTATGTACTAATCACACTTATGCGTCACAAGATATGTTTGACCCAGATGATAAAATTTCAGGCGGTCAAGGCTTTATCTATGCTTCAAGTATCGTAGTTGCTATGCGTAAATTGAAATTAAAAACAGACGCAGATGGTAATAAGACTACGACAGTTAATGGTATCCGTGCTGCCTGTAAGATTATGAAAACACGCTACGCAAAACCATTTGAATCGGTACAAGTTGAAATTCCTTACGAAACAGGTATGAGTCCATATAGTGGATTAGTCGATCTGTTTGAAGCTAAAGGTATGCTCAAGAAAGAAGGAAACAGTCTTGTATATGTAACACACGATGGCGAAATCATCAAACAGTTCCGCAAAGCCTGGGAAAGAAATGAAAAAGATGGCCTAACAATTATGATGGCCGAAATTTCAAAACATGGCGAAAAATCCGATTCCGGGATAACTACACAAGTTGTACCAGAAACGGAGACCGCAGAATGAAAGAAGATTTAATTGCTGATCTATGGAACGTTGTTGCAGAACATCTTCCAGAGAAGACTAAAAAGGATGTTGCTTCAGATTTTATAAACACCCTCTTAGACTACGGTGTCAAAGACACAGTAATTGAAAGCCTACAGGGCATTGACCCTTACCTCGATGACGCTATTCAATACGCTATCGACGGCGAGCAAATTAGCGAAGATGATGAGTATTACGAAGACGAGGACTAAATGAATTGGTATGATCGAGTTTCAAAGGATATAAGTTCTATTCCAGATGCCGCGGCATACTACGAAAGTGAATTACAAGCAGCAAAGATTGATGCTCGCATAGCGGGGAATTTAGAAAAAGCTGCTGCTAATATGCCTGGCATTGTAGAAAATCGATTCAATCAACTTCAAGAGATTGAAGCTGTTTTAGAATATTTACATATCGAACTAAGACGGCTTCGCTCACAACATTTTCGCAAGTATCTTGAAAGCTATCAACGGGCGTTATCGTCTAGAGATTGTGAAAAGTTTGTTGAAGGTGAAGCCGACGTAGTTGATTTTGAAAAGATTATCAACGAGTTTGCCTTACTACGTAATAAGTGGTTAGGAATTATCAAAGCATTAGATATTAAACAGTGGCAGGTATCTAACATTGTTAAACTAAGAACAGCAGGTTTAGAAGATGCTACCTTATGAAAATCTTAATCACAGGGCACGAAGGATTTATAGGTAGCAATTTATACCATTATCTAATAGAAAAAAATTATGTCGTTATTGGGCTTGATATAAAGTCTGGTAACGACATTCTTACATGCAACTTACCCGACTGCGATATAGTTATACATTTAGCCGGTGTCGGTGGCGTTCGCGAAAGCATTGACGATCCTGCAAAGTATTGGCAAAATAATGTTGAAGGAACAAAAAGAATACTAGATCATTATTCCAATATTAGGGTGCTGGTTGCTAGTTCAAGTTCTCAATACGAACCTTATTTAAATCCTTATGCCGCTAGCAAACATATAATAGAAAAAATCCTACACTCAAATGTTTGCTTTATGCGATTTCACACAGTATATGGACCAGTTCCTCGACAAGGAATGTTTTTTGATAAGCTAATCAATAATACTTTAGAGTATGTAACAACACACGAGCGAGATTTCGTGCATATTGACGATGTATGTGAGGCAATATTATTATTATTAAAATCAAATATAGTAGGACCAATTGATGTAGGATCTGGTCATTCAATTAAAATCAGTGACATCATACAAAATTTACCAATTAAAGATAATCCTCCCTACGAACGAAAAAAGACACTAGCCAATATTAACTTATTGACCTCATTAGGGTTTTCTCCAAAACATAACGTTAAAGATTTTATCAGCCATTATGTGCGCAGATAAATATTTTTATGAAAAAAATCGTATTAGTAACCGGTGGGTTTGATCCACTTCATTCTGGGCATATAGCCTATCTCAACGCAGCTAGAGACCTCGGTGACTCATTAATCGTTGGTGTAAATTCTGACGAGTGGCTACGTCGAAAGAAAGGGCAAGAATTCATGCCTTGGGAAGAACGTGCCACTATCATTGCCGCGCTTCACAATGTTGATAGAGTTATTAACTTTGACTACAGCGATAACAGTGCCAAAGATGCTATTAAAAAAGTTAGAGCAATATATCCAGCGGCTCAAATAATCTTTGCCAACGGCGGAGATAGAACAAAAGAAAACATTCCAGAGATGGATCTACTTCAAGAAATGCTTCACTTAGATTTTGTCTTTGGTGTAGGTGGCGAAGATAAAAAGAATTCTAGTAGCTGGATTTTACAAGAATGGAAGGCGCCTAAGACAGAACGACCGTGGGGATATTATCGTATATTACACGAAGTGCCGGGAATGAAAGTAAAAGAATTAACCGTTGATCCAGGTAAAAGTTTGTCTATGCAACGACATAACTTAAGATCAGAATATTGGATAGTTAGTGAAGGTAAGTGTATGGTAGAACATCACGGTCACGCTGTTCAGACTGACGAATATCTTGTACATACTCAGTTAGTAAAACATCACGAATTTCGCATCCCACAACTTAAATGGCATAGACTTTTTAACCCGTACGATGTTCCGTGTCGAATTGTAGAAATACAATATGGTGACCGATGTGAAGAAGAGGATATCGAAAGAAGATGATTAAAGTTTTTATCGGATATGATCCTCGAGAAGCTATTGCATTCCATGTATGCTCTAATAGTATTATTAGACATGCTACTAGACCAGTTAGCATTACTCCATTAGCCCTTAATAATTTTAAAGATTATAAAGAAACACACATGGATGGTAGTAACCAATTTATCTATTCTAGATTTTTAACACCTGCACTGTCTGACTATATGGGATGGACATTGTTTATAGATGGCGATATGATTTTACGTGAGGATATTGTAAAACTTTGGGAATTACGAGACGACTCTAAAGCAGTCATGGTTGTTAAGCACGATTATAAAACTAAGATGACAGAAAAATATCTTGGCAGTAAGAATGAAGATTACCCTCGCAAGAATTGGTCAAGCGTTATTATGTGGAACTGTAGTCATCCTAAAAATAGAGTGCTCACTCCGGAGTTTGTTGAACAGGCGACTGGGGCACAATTACATAGATTTACATGGTTAGATGATAATGATATCGGCCAGCTTCCTAAAGAATGGAATTGGTTAGATGTTGAATATGATCATAATCCTAACGCAAAGTTAGTGCATTACACACTAGGGACTCCTTGCTTTCACGAGTTTGCAGACCAAGGTAACTTTGCTAATGAATGGCACAGAGAACGGATTTTAACAGAATACTGCCTACAGCATGATCTTCCTAAGTAAAGAACTACAAGACGAATATGTTAATATGTTAGCTCGCGGCTCGAAAAGTGTTTCTATATCTTACGAGCAATTCGACTATAGCGCATCAACCGAACCTTTAGTGTTGCGAGGAATTTTAAAAAAGAAATTAATGAAACAATGCTGGCAAGATGGCAGAGACTTTTATTATATTGATACCGGATATTTTGGTAATGAACGCACAGCTACTAACCCAAACGGATGGAAGTATTGGCATAGAATTGTAAAAAATGATCTACAACACAGCGAAATTATTCCACGGCCCGATGATAGATTTCGTAAATTTAACAAATCTATTAACAGTTGGAAGAAGCAAGGCCGTAAAATTTTAATAGCTGCTCCTGACGAAAAACCCTGTAAATTTTATGGTATTGATCAGCAGCAATGGGTTCTTGAAACTGTGGCGACAATTAAACAATATACTGATCGTCCTGTTGAAATTAGAGAACGAGCTAAAAATAGAATAGATCGAATTAAACATTCAACATTACAAGAAGCATTAGATGATGATGTCTTTGCTCTAGTGACCTACAACAGTGTGGCTGCTACTGAGTCAATATTTTATGGTATACCAGCTTTTACACTGGCTCCTAGCAACGCAGCTAGTCCTGTTTCTAAACAGGATTTAAGTCAAATTGATACCCCATATTATCCCGATAAAGATAAAGTATATCAGTGGGCTTGCCATCTAGCCTATGGACAATTTCATGTCAATGAAATGAAAGACGGATCAGCAATGAACATATTAGAAGGACACGTATGAAATTACATTTTATAACTAGTATTTCAAAAGAATACTGGTATGCAACAGCAAAACGTTGTATCAGTACATGGAACTTACCAGGAGAAGTTACAATCTTTATCGATCAGCAATATGGTGATTTAGATTGGATCTCTGAAGTCCCCTTTCATAAACATCTATTATCTGTGCCCAACTTAAAAGTAGATAATTTTTCTAGCACTGCTAAGGTTAGAAAATTTTGGGGTAAGACTTGCGCACAGATAGTAGCAGTAAGAAATCGAGACGTTGATGAACGAGTTATTTGGATCGATTCAGATGTGGAACAATTAAAACCTATTTCTGAAGAGTTGTTTAATTTTGATTTTGACGCTCCGGTCGCTATAATGAATAGTCAGCAATCAGAAGACACTTGGGAAACTGGATTAGTTATTTTTAATCAGCAGAATGGAAAAATTAATCAGTTTATGAAAAAGTATGAGCGTAATTGGAATGATGAAGACACACTGACATCTTTGTGGAAACCATATGATGCTCCGGTATTGGGTTATACTGCTGAGGATCGAGGATTTGAAAACTTATGTACAAGCCGGTGTTCAAACGCAGACGCATTAGAACATACAAGATATGCAGGATATCTAAAACACTGGATTAACAAAGATAACAAACAGAAACTGCAAGATGAAAAAAATTGTAGCGATTTATCATAATACTGTTCCTAATGCCAAGAATCAAGAAAAGTTAGATCTTTTACGATTCTTTTCTCATGGCGTTCGTGCAGTAGGAGATGACGCTATTGATGTTAACGATCATCAATATCGATCTACAGATATTGGTGTTATACAAGGTTGGATAAACATTGGTTCTAAGACGGGCAAGCATTTAGATCTAAGAAACACAGTTATTAATGAACAGATCAAAAATAAAAAATATGTAGTAGTTGCTGACAGTAATTTATTTTTATATTCTAATACAGATAATCCCTTACACTATCTACGATATAGTTTTAACGGTGTGTTTCCTGACACAGGCATATACTGTGATACAATAATAGACCCTAATCGATGGAAAAAAATTAGCACTGATCTTAATATACCTTTAAAAGATTATAGAGCTGGCGGCAGTCATATTTTACTTTGCTTACAGCGTAACGGTGGGTGGAGTATGAAAGATTATGATGTTCAAGAATGGGCTCTAGCAACTATTAAAGAAATTAGAAAGTATTCTGATCGTCCAATAATTATACGAGGACATCCCGGTGACAAAGCTGCTAAAGAATACCTAGATCCTCGCAGTACTAAATGTAGATTAAAAAATCTACATAATGTTAGCTTTAGTGATTTTAACAGATCGTTATTGCAAGATCTCAAAAATGCGTGGGCGGTAGTAAATCACAATTCTAGTCCCGTAGTAGGTGCTGCTATAGAGGGCTATCCAATATTTGTTACAGATCCTATTAGAAGCCAATGTAGGGAAATTGCCAACACAGATTTATCAAAAATAGAAACTCCAAATACACCCAATAGGCAGTCTTGGGTCGAAAGATTATCCATGTTCCATTGGAAGTTTGACGAATTAAAAAGTGGCGAGTGCTGGCAGCACATGCGTCAATTTATAAAATAAAGTTCTTCAACTCTGTAAGTTGGATATCGTAATTTGAAATTGAAAAATCAATTTCTTTTCTAGTATCAATGAGTATCTTATTAACTGGTTTTGGTGCTGTTGTTTTTATAATTTTTTTATTTAAATTATATACACTATTAATTTTACACAAGAGATCGTATTTGTTAATTTTGTTATCGTTATTAACTAAATGATATATTCCTGAAATTTTAGGATCTAATACAAATGTATTGATACATTTAGCTAATTCTAAAGTAGTAATACCATTCCACCAAGCGTTGTCCCAACCTTGTAATTCTTGTTGAGGATTAGTTGAAATCCAATTAAACAACCCAGTGCCATTTGTTTTTATTTCTGGACCAATTATACTCATTCTAAATGTAATATCTTTAGAATTATTAACTTCACCGTTTGACTTCGAACTACCGTAGGCGTTCATTTCAGTATGGATGTCATTTTCGACATACTCACCTTTCTTGCCATCGAATACACAATCTGTGGACAGATGTATTAGTCGAGTACTAGAATCTTTAAGATTGTATTCTAGATAATGTGGAAACCAAGAGTTAATAATTGCTGCTCTATCGGGTCTATCAATGCTATCTTTAACCAATAATCCAATACAGTTAATAACAAAATCATAATCTGTTAACATTGTAAAAAATGAATCGTTGTGGCTAATTTTTTCAATATCTATATTGATATTAGAATTTGATCTAGCTGAAGTAGTAACTATATGACCTTGCTGTTTAAGATATCGGGTGATAACATGGCCTGCCATTCCATTGGCGCCAATTACTAAAACTTTCATATAAACTTACCTTTCTTAAGCATTTCTTTAATTTCTTGTTTGATCATTATTTTAGTTACAGACGAAAATTCGTTGTAAGGGAATGGAGCATGATCTTGATACCGAGTTGCTAATGCCTGATTATACCCGGCCGGTAATGTTAAGAAATAATTATTGTCATAGCAGAATGACAATTGTGATTCATGATGCGAAATTAACATTTCATCTAGCTTTTCGCCTGGACGCATTCCGGTTTCTTTGACTTCCACAACACCGTACTCGTCCATTAATACTTCTGCAAGATCTTTAATATAACATGCAGGCATGTTCATTACAAACGTTTCACCACCTATGCTGTCAATACTTGCTTTGAATAGTAGCTCAATCGCTTCTTCTAAAGTTAAAAAGAAACGAGTCATTTTTACATCAGTAATTGTAATCGGACCACCTGCTTTAATCTGCTCAATAAAGAATGGAATAACTGAACCGCTAGATCCCATTACATTACCACCGCGGATACAAACAAACTTAGTGTAATCACTTAGGTCATTTGCTTGAACAATAATCTTTTCGCCTACTGCTTTTGTCATGCCATATAAGTTAATTGGTTCGACTGCTTTATCTGACGAAACATCAATTACTTTCTTTACACGATTTTCAATGGCAGCATTAACAATATTAGTAGTACCATTGATGTTTGTCTTAATAGTTTCTTGAACATTTTCTTCGCACACGGGTACGTGCTTGAGAGCAGCAAGATGGAAAATATAATCAACGTCCCTAGTTGCTTGTTTAACTGCATCGTAATCTCTAATGTCGCCAATTATAAATTTAAGTTTAGGATTTTTAAACTTTCTTTTCATCAACACCTGTTGCAATTCGCCTCGTGAAAAACATATAATTTCTTTAACATTATATTTGGCGAGTAACATAGTAATCAGTGTTTGCCCCCAAGAGCCAGTTGCACCGCTTACAAAAATTCTTGTACCATTAAACATTTTCTTTCCTTAAAATTTCTATTATTTCTTCATCTGAATACAACTTAACACCGTTAATAAATTCAACAAACTCGTTGTAAGAAATTGCAGAGTATTCACTTGGCGGTTCTATACTAGCTGCGGGCATTCTCACGAACGTAAGTCCAAAATTGTTATTCATAGCATAAATTTCAAAATTAGTTTCTTTGATTAGATACTGTAATACTCGGAACGAGTCCGAACAAAATTGGGGTTGAATATATTTGACTGACGGGGGAATCATGTCGTGGATTAAAATCCACTTATCTGCATATTTTACAGCATTATTAAAATCTCTAATAACATAGTCATAATCGTGATTAGCATCAATGAAGATAATATCAAATCTTTCCGATGCGCTTAACTGATCAAAATATTCATCAGTTGTTCCGGTGAACATAGCATTACCGTTCATATCTACAGAAAATTTATTCTTACATTTTATATTATCAAAGTTAACGTTGTCGAATATGCCTAGTTCTAGATATGAATAATCTTCGATACTGTCTATGTTATTAATTATAATGCTGCTCATCGCTTAGGTCCTTGTACATATTTTCTAGATTTGCTAGGTTGTGCTATGGTGTGTTCCCATGTTAAAAATGAGGTAGGTATTTCCCTGCCTAAGTCGTAATCTAACGGTACTTCATCAATTTTTCGTTTGACCCAAGCAGCCGATGGTTTTGCCAACGGACTGTATAATGGATTTTCGGTATCGATCCATTTGTTCATAAAATGTGGTTTAGATAAGTTGTAGTTCCATGATGAAGCACTCTTTGTATATTCTACTTCTTCGGTAATATACATTGAAATATTTGCTTCTTTTAATCGAATATACATATCTTCGTCTTCGTATCCACCGCCTACAAATCGTTCATCCATCATACCTATCTGTCGCATTAGTTGTTTCTTAAATCCAAAAAATCCAAATCTATACAATCCAACTAACCCGTACCCTTTATTAATAAGATCGACTATTTTTTTAACGTGATCTGCAGTTGGTAATACTTTGTAAGACATCAGTATAACTATTTCCGTAGGACACGATTCTACACAGGTATTAACTAATTTGGAAAAAGATGGATAGTTTGTACCGTCAAAATAATGCAATTTTTCTGGTTCTAAACTTTTTGAAATAGATTCAAAAAGTTGTGGCTTATTTGAAATTAAGTAACAGGTGTAATTAGACATGATTATGCTTTTTAAATTTTAATTTACATTTAATAAGTTTTTTTTGATTCGGAAAATTTTTAGTTTCGACTATCTCGAAAATATCTTGTATCTGTTCTTCTAAATATTTTGAATTAATATCAAAAATCATAACACTATTTTCAGTAGTATGATCTTTTAACAAATCTAGGTATGTATTTAAAGGGTAGTGAAATCCGCAGCTAACATTAGAATAAACTAAATCAAATTTTATATCGGAAGAAATTTTAATATCGTTGGCATTTATAAAAGTATATTTTAATTCTCTTTCATTGAAATATTTTTGTAAATCTTCAATTTTAGAATAAAACGCCATTGTTTCTGTAGATCCAAACTTTCTATCTCTGATAGCATTTTTTGAATCTGCAAAATCGCCGTCTAGGAGATGTAAGCTACAATTATATTTTTTTTGAAACATTTCGCTTTCAAATGCTAAACCACAACCGATATCTAAAATATGTTTAGGAGGATCGACTAAAAATGAATCTAACAAATCAAAACTTATTTTTTTATCTAAAATATATTCATTGCTTTTCCATATACCGTTGATCCACTGTGTTTCATTCATTTATAAGTCTCCCAAAACTTTTTTGCAGATGTTAAACTTTTTTTACCATCTTGCTTTGTTATAGCAATTCCCATTACATAACTATGTATTTCAATTCTAACATGATGTTGATTAATAGCATTGTCGGCTGGCAAATAAGTTTTACTATATGTTTTTAATAATTTTTTTGCAGCATGTGGTTTAATGGCATATCCACAACATCCCGGCATAGAACTTTGATAATATCCAGCCGCTATAGGTTCGCCTTCGGGAGAATCTAGATATTGCCTATACTTTGCAGTTTTTTTAGGATGTCCTAACGCAACCACTAAGACGTCTTCCCACTCGACAGGAATATATGGTCTTGTTAAAACTATATCATCTTCCCAGATTATAATTGGTTCGTTTAACTCGACACATTTTTGCCATAATTTATAATGACTATAAAAACATCCCTGAATTCCGGGACTATAGTGCAATGTTGGATCAGGTTCTTGAATAATTCCGTCTGAGGGAGGACCTTTGATGCCCCATGGATGCATAGTTCTTCCTTCGTCCTTCATCATCTTTGTAGCATCGTTACCATAAGTACCTTCAAATAATTCTACTTCCGCACCAAACTCAACTAATTGATTTTTTAACTTAGTAGCTGTATCGAGTGATGCTTCAATTTTAGAAAGACAAATAATAAAATTTTTCATTGCCAATACGCCTCGGTACGTTTAATTTTTAGATCAGATAGTTTGCTGCGGCCAATAGTTTTTCTATCACCTTTTAAGTGATCGAGGTATGCGCCCCACTTGCTGTTAATTAGCGGATGTCCTTCTCCGCTAATTAAATGTCCGCTCCAATCTAATTCATTTAGTGCAGTTTGCTTGCGGACAACATCAAAAATAAAGCTGTCATGCCACTCGTCTTGTTTAAAAATTCCATTTTCGGCATCGTCGTACATCTGTTGAAATCTTTTAAGGAACACTTGTACAGCAGGGCTTTTTAAGTTCATAGCATAAAGACCACATTCAGTGTATTTGCCGTTCCTACCAAGAAAGCATAAATCTTTGTCAGCAGGTATTAATTTTTCTAAATTTTCCAACGAAATTGGACTATGACAAATAGTATCGGCATCCATCCAAATTAACACATCGGCATCTGTAGTTTGCGCACAGTGTAGAATGGCATATACTTTATGACTAAATCGTACCGCATCCCATTTGAACGGTTTGTGGCTGTCTTTTCTAGCAGCCAATCTTGGAAATGAAGAAATGTCACCGTTGGCATGTGGCACATTTTTCCAGCGTTCTTTAAATGCTTTTAGATCGGGCACCCCGGTTTCAACATCAGTTAGAGTGATTCTAGAATGATCCAAAATTTTAGGATTACAATTTTCAGGGTATAGATGTAGTGTTACTTCTTTAGGCCAATTTTGTAAATATGTGTCTATCATGCGCTGACCATATTTTTTTAAACCTGCGTCATGAAACGTAGTAACAACTGCGAATTTTCTACTCATGCCAATCCTTTAATAGTGTCTGTTTATTTATTAGGTCAAGATTGACCTAGAAAAGTTTGACTTTCAAATATGTTCCTGTTATTATAGTTACATGCTATCATCAGTTTATACCGAAGACATTTTTTTAGAATTTTACTATCTCGTTGATAGGAACATCATTTCGGTTGAACATCGAGATGTAGAACCAATTGAGAGTTTTTATAATACAATTAATACTGGCAAACAACTGACCAGAAGTCAGTCAAACTTCATTATTCGTATTTTGTCAAAATATATTCACAACATCGACAATAAAATTGACGGAGTTAAAGAAACTATCGAAAATCCTAAATGGAAGAATTCGTTTAGAGAAATTGACAACACTCGTAGTTTATCGTTGCATGTTGATGAGAATCATGTAAAATACCTGTTGGTTAAATTTCCATTTGCGTTCAAAGATACGTATGCTAAAGAATTTACAGGCGGTTCAAGAAATCTCAGTGCTTGGGATGTAGAACTTAAAGTTCAAAAAATAAAACTACTTGATGTAAATTTAGTATCGTTTGTTGATCTTGCTAGAAAATATAAATTTGAAATAGACAGTACTGTAATTGATGCTGTAGATACTGTTGAAGAGTATTGGAACGATCAACTAGATTATATTCCGCACAGCGTAGTTGAAGAACAGTTAGTGCAATTAAAAAATGCTACAGAATCTAGTATCAATTATTTTGAAAAACATAAAACAGGCAACATTAATCAAGATTTATTTTTAGCAAAGACTCTAGGTTATACAGCACACAACAGAGAACCTATTACATTTATTGATCGAATAGTTACCAGCGATGAAAATAAATTTTGGATCAAAACAACAGAATCTCTCTTAACCGTATTAAAAAATATCAATAACTGGCCGGTGGTTATTGTTTTAGATCGAGCCACTGATACCATCGATTGGTGCAATCAATTTATTAATACGCTAACCGAAACAGGAAATCAAGACATTAAAACTAAAATTTGTTTTAGATATCCCAGCGCCGACACCAAAGGAGCTGCGTTTAATCAATGGATCAAAGATAGTGGCTTTGGCGCTGATATGAAAGAAGGCCAAGTTTTTATATGCAATCACAAGCTACCTAAGTGGATGCTCAAAGACGAGTTTGATGTTAAAATAGTAATCAGTAACGGAATATTTCCCAGCACTAATACTACTACAGAATCATTGATTGATTCTCACCATACAGTATTTTTTCTAGGCGACATAAAGCCATCTGAAAAAAGGAAAAAGAAAATTGTCGAGTTGTAAATTAATAATAAAAGACGAAGTCAATATTAAACTTGAAGGGTTGGATTTAGAAACTCGTCGTAAGCTAGCCAATAAATTTAAATTTGATGTGCCGTGGGCAAGATATCAACCAGCATATCGATTAGGTCGATGGGACGGCACAGTTAATTTTTTCAGTATAGGCGGTACAGGCTACATGTGCCACTTAGAAGAGATACTTGATATTGTAACCAGAGACGGGTACGAAATTGAAGTAGAAGATTTTAGAAACCCTATCAATTTACAATTTAATAAAGTAGAAGATACATATTGGGCAGATCAAGGAAAGGTGTGGCCCAAGGGGCATATCATGGCAGGACAGCCTATCATGTTGCGAGATTATCAATATGAAGCCATCAATAAGTTCTTAGAAAATCCTCAATGCTTACAGGAAATTGCTACGGGCGCAGGTAAAACTATTACTACAGCTACACTGAGTCATTGTGTAGAAAAATACGGACGAAGTGTAATTATTGTACCTAACAAGTCGTTGGTTGAACAAACAGAAGAGGACTTTGTTAATCTAGGTTTAGATGTAGGTGTGTATTATGGTGATCGAAAAGAACTAGGCAAAACACACACTATCTGTACATGGCAAAGTCTCAATGTTATGGATAAAAAATCTAAAGACAACACAGAGTTATTAACCTTGGCGGAATTCTTTGAAGGGGTAGTAGCTGTGATTGTTGACGAAGTTCATCAAGCCAAAGCCGATGTGTTAAGATCTATACTTACACAAAACTTAGCTAAATGCCCTATACGTTGGGGACTAACTGGAACTATACCTAAAGAAAAGTTTGAATTTCAAAGCATTCTAGCAAGTTTGGGTCCTGTCATTAACAGGATTACAGCACACGATCTTCAACAAAAAGATGTGTTGGCACAATGTCATGTTAATGTGTTACAGACTATCGAAATTAAAGAATTCCGTAGTTACCCAGAAGAATTAAAATATCTTACCACAGACCCTGATAGAATTGATTGGCTAGCTAAACAAATTCAAACTATTGCTAACACAGGAAACACATTAGTATTAATCGATAGAATTGAAACCGGTAAGATGTTAATTGAAAGACTACCAGATGCCGACTTTGTTAGTGGTGCGGTAAAATCAACTGATAGAAAAGAAACTTATGACGAAATTAAAACAGCTGATAATAACATTATTGTGGCGACTTATGGTGTGGCCGCTGTGGGTATTAATATTCCTAGGATCTTTAATTTGGTTCTTATGGAACCCGGAAAGAGCTTTGTCCGTGTTATACAATCTATTGGACGAGGTGTTAGGAAAGCGGAAGACAAAGACTTCGTCCAAATCTGGGATGTAACAGGTGGCACAAAATATGCCAAGCGACATTTAACAGAACGGAAAAAGTTTTACAAGGATGCCAAGTATCCTTTTAATATAACCAAGGTAACTATATGAGAATTATTGCAGGCCCGTGCCAACACGAAACAATAGATCAAAGTTTAGTGATCGCAGAACATTGTGCAAGAGTATGTGCCAAGTACGGTGTTGAATACTATTTTAAAGCCAGTTATGATAAAGCTAATCGAACAAGTTTAAAAGGTAAGAGAGGTCGAGGCCTTACTCTTACATTGTCTGATTTTGCAGATATGAAAAAAGAATTGTCCAATCTAAAAATACTCACTGATGTTCATACCGAGACACAGATTAACGCAATGGGCGCATGGCCTGATGTTGTTGATGTTTTACAAATTCCTGCGTTTCTTTGTCGTCAAACTGATTTAATTCAACGTGCTTGCGATACAGGAAAAATTGTAAACATCAAGAAAGGACAGTTCCTAGCGCCGTGGGATGTTGCTGGTATATTAAGCAAGACAGAAAACGCCAAAGAAGTTTGGATAACAGAAAGAGGGACGAGCTTTGGATATAACACTCTAGTTGTTGATTTTACTGGCATTGACTATATGCTTAACAATTATAATGTACCTGTTGTGTTAGACGCAACTCACAGTGTGCAGAAGCCGGGAGGTAACGGTAGTAGTAGCGGCGGCAACAGAGATTATGTTCCGGGATTATGTCGTGCGGCCAGTGCGTTAGGAGTTAGTAATTTTTTCTTAGAAGTACATGCTGACCCAGACAACGCACCCAGCGACGGACCCAATATGGTCAAACTAGATCAATTCGAATCTATAATAGATCAAATAGTAAAATACAATTATAAAAGGTAATTAAATGAGAATTTTAACATTAAGCAACACGGCATTTGATTTAAATGAACTGCCAGAAGATGTAGAAGAAGATACTAGATTTTCAGTATTAGATAATTCAACTCCGTCGGATCCGGACTTTTATTTTATGCCTTTGATATTTTTAGAAAGTTTTAATGCGCCGGCTATAGTATTGCGCATAGGCGGAAATGAAATACAGATGCCATTGGATTGGAGCATGGTAGTAGGTGATAAAGAGTGCGGCATGGATCCAGAAGTGTTACCATTGACTAGTATTAATGAAAGAGGGTTTGATGCATTTATTTTTAATCCAATCAAAGGCTTTAAAGCAGAATACATGAGCATCGAGTTGGTTAATATCTATAACGATGTCAAATGGTATTTTCCAAAAATGAAAAATAATCAATTACTAACTGTACCAATTAGTGAAGGTCATAATCCGCCATGCGCTTTCTTCTGTAAGGAAATATCTAGACAAAGTGAAATAGTTCAGTTAGATAAAATAATTTAATGCCTATACCTTTTATGGACAATGATTTTTTTAAACGCAGATGTATTGGCTGGCAACAGAAGGTATCTGTTTTGCCGAGACGCTGCTATTATACCGGTAAGTCTTTATGGTTTAAAAAATCCTTTAAGGGCACAGCTATGATAACCGGTCCAGGAGAACCTATTTTTGAAAACAGATGGGTACATCCTAAAGAGTATCTTTTTTTAAAGATTAAAGGAACAATATGAAAGCAGGGAAAGTTTGGGGAGTTACAGAATTATTAGAAGCCAACGGCGTTCTAGAGTATCACCGCATTGAAGCCACAGCCGGCGGCGTTTGTTCTAAACACAAGCACAAATACAAGTGGAATGGGTTCTTTGTTGAATCCGGAAAGATGATCATTCGAGTGTGGAAGAACAACTATGACTTAGTAGATGAAACTATTCTAACAGCAGGACAATACACGAAAGTTGCGCCTGGAGAGTATCATCAATTTGAAGCAATTGAAGACACTATTGCCTTTGAGTTATATTGGGCAGAGTTTGATCACGATGACATTGAAAGAGAAACTATAGGATATAAAAACAATGGGCCAACTTAAACCGGGTGCTACTTTGATATACGAACGTGTAGATAATGTAGTCTATGCTAGAGAAGCAGGAGCAGATCCTTCGACTAGAACAGAGATAGGGTGGAACTATGACCCTAGAACTTCGGACGGTAGGCCGTTACACGATCATATAATGGATTCAAAACTTTGGGGCAATATCCATAGAGCGTCAAAGGACAATCCCCTCTTGCAAGAAGCGTTAGATCGTGTTAAAATATTATACGAACTGAGTAAAAAAGATGCCAAATAAACATATTGACCTTTTTAAAGAAATGATTCCAGCTGTGGATATGGGATTATCAGACCTATGGGATGCCGCCACTGAAGAAGGACAAAAAGAAATCAAAGGAGATTTGTGGAATCTTAATCGTTATATTAGCTCTGTGAAATCTAGTAATAGAGAATTACAAGAACACTTTGTATTAACAGTTAATGAATACTACAACAAAAATTGGGCGCAGATATCTGGACATCCTAAACTACAATGGATGACGTTGTGCTTAGCCGCTCATGAAACCAAGAAAACATATTTTCATGAATGGATCCCACTAAAGAGAAAGTCCGAAGGCTCTAACAAGCGTGTAAAATTTCTTTCTCAAGTTTATCCAAACGCTAAAATGGATGATTTAGAATTGCTAGCGACTTTGATGGATACTAAAAAATTAAAACAATTAGCGAAAGATTTAGGTTGGGATGATAAGCAAATTAATGAGCTCAAACTATAAGTGCGGTTATTGCGGTAAAGAATTTGTCAAAGAAAAAACTCTCACGGTTCATGTATGTGAAAAGAAAAGACGACATCTAAGTCGCGGAGAAAAACATGTGCATGCCGCCTTAATGGCATATCAAAAGTTCTATCAACTAGCTCAAAAAAACGGAAAACTAAAAACGTTTGACGATTTTGTTGATAGCCCGTATTATAACGCATTTGTAAAGTTCGGAAGTTTTCTAGTAAATGCTAATCCGTTATATCCCGAACGGTTTATTGATTATGTGATTAGAAGCGGAGTAAAACTTGATCACTGGTGTCGTGATGAATTGTATGATCAATACTTGATCGAATTAATTAAGTCTGAACCTGCTGATGGGGCAATACAACGATCTATAGCGTCTATGATGGATTGGGCTGGAGAAAATAATTCTCAGTGGGAGCATTATTTTTCTTATGTAAATTTAAATAGAGCTACATATGATATCAAAGAAGGAAAAATTAGTCCTTGGGTAATTTTAAATTGCGGCAGTGGTCGGGGGTTATTACAAAAAATGAATCGCGAACAACTGGAAATCATTACCCCAATACTAGATCCTGATCACTGGGGTCGAAGATTTAAAAATTATCCTGCTGATTTTGAATTAGTAAAAGAAGTATTAAAAGAGGCCAACGTTAAATGAGTAAAAAACCTAAAGCAGTCGAAGTTGAGGAAGAGTTACAAGAAAACGAAGAATTTATTTCTAGAGACGACATAGCTATCGAGGTGTCGATCGACGATCAAGATAATTCTGTGTATGTAAGATTTGCTGGGTTTGAGGACGACGAGGACGCTGAGGAATACGCAGAATTTTTAGCAACTACATTGCCGTTGTTATTATTTGAATCTACGAGACTACACTAATGCCAGATATTGATATAGATTTTGTTGATAGAAATATTGCTCTCGAACAGTTAAAACATATTCGAAGTAGTCGTAATGAGGACGGGAATCCTGTGCCACATAACACTGGTGTGTATCTACATCAAGTGCCGGTGCATGCGCCTACTGGGTTATGTGCTGTTGATTATAACGACGCAGAAAATTTAAATTATTTTAAAGTTGATTTTCTTAATGTCAGTATGTACAAAGGAGTACGGTCCGAAGAACACTTAATTCAATTAATGAATCAAGAACCCCTTTGGGATCTATTAGAAGACGATAGTTTTACTGATATGCTATTCCATGTTAATGGCCACGGTTCAATTTTACGCAAAATGAAACCTATTAATATAGAACAATTAGCCGCAGTATTAGCAATGATTAGACCTGCTAAACGACAGTTGATTGGCAAAGATTGGAATACTGTGATGTCAGAAGTTTGGGAAAAACCTAGACATAGCCATGAATATTATTTTAAGAAGTCACATGCTACTGCTTACGCAGTGGCAGTGGTAGTACAAATGAATTTAATCTGCGAACAAGTTAGTTACGGATTTAGCTAATCACTTTACTACTTTTCTAACCAGCGTTATAGATTTTCTTTTTACTCGCTTGGTCATCATATCGTTCAAACTAGTGCATGGCCCGAATAGTACTTTAACATCTTTAGTGCTAAAATTCCTAATAGAGTATCGATAACTAAACATTTCTTTTGCTAGAAAAATATTGATAGGAATTAATCTATTAGATTCCCACCACCATGCTTCACCTAGTTCTAGAAGTTTTTGTTTTTCTTCTTCCGTTTTTAGACTGCTATAGTCGTAAAAGCTAGTTATATTTGAATCTTGGTTGATTATTATTCCCACGTATTCTTGATCTACGTAGGTAACAACGCTGATAAACGGAAAGTTATGTTGTAGGTTTTCGCTAATTCTCATTCGATAAATATCTATTATATAGGGCTAAAGCATGCAATTAATTTCAAGTTATTTATATCCAAATAAATTGGACGTATATACAAGTGCCCCTGACTGGAATAACCTGAGGTACAATAGAGTGTATAATCGAAATTTAAAAATATATCGTAGTGTTGATAATCGCATTGATTTGCAGGTCCGTAATTGTGATCAAAAAGCATATGACCTTACAGCAATCACGTTAGGATCAGGTCAAACTCTCGCTGTGGTATTTAACATTATAACGAGAGAGGGAAAAAATTTGGTCCTTAGTAAGGAGTGTGCTGGGTTTGCTTTAACAGACGGATCAACATCGAGTCTGACCAAAGGACAAATTCGAGCAACTTTAACGGACAGTGAAGTACGTGATTTAGAACCAGGATATTACAATTACACCATTGTACAAGAAATTAGAAATACTATTAGCCCTAGTGAATATTCTGTAGTCTCTAAGACAGTGCTATATGCTGATAGTCAATACGGTGCCATTTCGACTCTTGAAGTATTAGATGATGTATTAGGTCAAGTTGAATCAAGTACAACAGTTGATGCGTTTAGATTAAGTGATCCGCTTGCTAGAGATAATCGCGAAGGCGAATTTTATATTAGCAGCCTTATTGATACAAATAGAAATATACAAACTGCTCAAAGCCTACACACCTTTCAATTTTACTGCACCAATTATACAGGTAGGGTAGAGATTGAAGGCAGCTTAGATAAAAGTGCTAGCCCATCAGAATGGGTTACTATTAGAACTAGAGATACTATTGACGAAACTATGTTTTATGAAAACATTGTTGGAAAGTATAATTGGTTTAGAATTCGCCACAGCACCGATAACTCGGGTGATGCCAAATTTGTTGTTGGCCAAAGTACTAACGGCTCATACGCTGTGTCTTTATATGATGGCGGATCATCATATGTTATTGGAGATGATATCACAATAATTGGATCAGCATTAGGAGGCGCAAATGGAGTTAATGACCTATCCATTATCGTTACCGCGGTAAATTACCTAGGATCCATTACATCATTTACCTATTCCGGGACTTCTATATCCGGAGTACGCAGTTACGTTTTAAACGGAACGGGCATTTCTTCATCAGGAATCGTTGACAAAATACTGTACAGATAATACAATAACTGTATGAGTCTGGTAACAGAAATATTCAAAGAACACTTACCTCACCGCCTTAAACAAACACCCAGTGGATGGGCTAGTTTTAATGCTGTGTGCTGCCACAATAGAGGTCATAGTCATGACGATCGACAACGTGGCGGAGTTAAGTACGGCGATGGATTTGTTTATAACTGCTTCAACTGCGGATACACTGCTAGTTGGAAACCTGGCAGAGGAATTAGCCAAAAGTTAAAAAACTTAATGAAATGGCTAGGTGCTTCAGACGATGATGTTAATCGTATGATACTCGAAGCACTACGTGAAGAATCGTCAGAGTATGCCACTGACAATAAAGTAGAATATAAAAAATTTACCAAGAAAGATCTACCTGAAGGCAGCTTGCCTCTCAGTGAATGGATCGATTCAGAGTTAGATCAAGAGCTCGAACAAAAGCTAGCCAATGTAGTTCAATATGTTATTAACCGAGGATTTGATCCGTTAGAAAATCATTTCCTTTGGTCGCCAATTGATGGATTTAGCGATCGTGTAATTTTACCATTTACATATAATCGAGAAAATGTTGGTTGGACAGCTAGAAAAATACGTGATGGAAAACCCAAATATCTTTCGGATCAACATCCTAACTATGTGTTTAATCTAGACAAACAAACATATGATCAAAAGTATGTGTTTGTCTGTGAAGGTCCCTTTGATGCGTTGGCAGTAGGCGGAGTTGCTCTGCTACACAATGACATATCTGAAGCACAGGCATCGTTGATTAACAAACTGGGCAAAACTGTAGTCGTGATACCTGATAGAGATGAAGCGGGTATTGAAGTGATTAAACGAGCTATGGAATTAGACTGGGAAGTTGCGTTCTGTAACTGGGAAGACGATGTTAAAGATCCTGCGGCTGCTGTAGAAAAATATGGCTCTCTTTTTGTGGTTACAGATGCAATTAGTACTAGTGTAGCTGGTTCTATTAAGATCAACCTATATATGAAGAAATTGCAAAAACTGCTGGAAAATTCAAGCCGCTAGACATCGCTATGACGGTTTTTTTCAGGGGTTTTAAAAAGATGGCATTTAAATGTCAGGTGTTGTAATAAGATTTACGAGAATGTATAATATATTAATATGATAAAAGACTATGATTACGATGTCCAGAAGCTATATCTGGAAATTATGTTAGCAGATGCTGAAACGTTTGTACGCTGTCAGGGTATTTTTGATCACACCTTATTTGATCGAAAACTACAAGATGCCGCAGAATTTATTCACAAGTATGCTGAAGAATACACAGTATTGCCAGATCTAGATATGGTTAATGCTGCTTGTAAAACAGACTTCAAACAGCCCGGTGAGTTAAAAGACGGACACTTAGATTGGCTCATGGATGAGTTTGAATCCTTTACTAGACACAAGAGTCTAGAACGTGCCATTCTTAAATCCGCTGACCTATTAGAAAAGCATGATTACGGGCAAGTTGAACTGCTGGTCAAAGAGGCTGTACAAATTGGTCTTGCTCGCGACATGGGCACTGATTACTTCTTAGATCCAAGAGCACGCCTAATGGGACTCAAAGACAAGAACGGACAAGTGACTACTGGTTGGGCAACCTTAGATAGAAAACTGTTTGGGGGAATGAATCGAGGAGAGTTGAATATCTTTGCTGGTGGTTCGGGCGCAGGTAAAAGTTTGTTCCTAGCCAACATGGGTGTTAATTGGGCTCTAGCAGGTTTAAATGTAGTCTATCTAACATTAGAACTTTCGGAGTCGTTGGTCAGTATGCGTATCGACAGTATGCTTACAGGAATCACAACCAAAGACATTTTCAAACAGATCGATGATGTTGAAATGAAAGTTAAGATGATTGGTCGTAAGTCGGGCATGTTACAGGTCAAGTATATGCCGTCGGGCAAAACTGCCAATGACATTCGTGCGTATCTAAAAGAATATGAAATTAAAATGGGCAAGAAAGTTGATGTACTCTTAGTAGATTACTTGGACTTGTTGATGCCCATCTCTAAGAAGATTTCGCCAGCAGACTTGTTTATCAAAGACAAGTATGTCAGTGAAGAACTGCGTAATTTAGCAGTTGAAAAGAAATGTGTGTTCGTTACAGCGGCACAGTTAAATCGTGGTGCTGTAGAAGAAGTAGAGTTTGATCACAGTCATATCTCGGGCGGATTGAGTAAGATTCAAACAGCAGATAACGTGTTTGGTATCTTTACGTCACGTGCTATGCGTGAGCGTGGTCGTTATCAAATTCAGTTGATGAAGACACGTTCATCAAGTGGTGTGGGTCAAAAGTTAGATCTAGACTTTAACATCGAAACTCTGCGTATTTCAGATCTGCCTGAAGATCAACAGGAAGATTCACAGAGCCAACAACGTTCATCTAGTATTATCAATCAAATCAAAGCACGTAGCAGTACTGTAGTAGATCCCACTACAGGAGAGGTAGATCCCACAGCAGGCTCACCCATAGGCCGTGTTAAAGCTAATGTAGAAAGCACTAAACTACATCAGCTGTTAAACAGTCTAGGATCGCAGGATGAAGAGTAACAAGATTGAGCTGTACAAGTGGTTACCTTCAGAAGGCGAATATATTGAAATAGATTGGCCCAAAGTACATGGTAAGTTGGGCCTGGATCAAACTCGCTGGTTATTAGACAAACCCCGACACATCTGTCAATTGGTCCTGGAACGCAACGATATGTATTGCCGTTTGATGGCTGAATTTTACTGTGAAGCTACAAGACTAGAGTACCTGATAAAATTCGCTAAATAATGGATGCGCATTAAAGACATCATTTCCGAAGGCTTCGCCAAGAGAAAAAGCGATACATTGCCTACTTCATTTGAGTATCCTCAAATGCCTTCAGCCAATGCTTATCTTGCTTATCGTTTTGGTATAGCCATGGCAGATCACGAAACTCCGCCCGCCCAAGGACCTATCAGCAACAATGCCATGATAGTGGCATATACCCCCGAAGAAGAATCAATAATCAAACATGCAGAA